TAAAAATTCAACCACTCAGGAAATAAAGAAACACTACTATAAACTCGCTAAAAGGTATCATCCAGACAAAAATAATGGTATTTCAGATGAAAGTTTTAAGCTATTATCCGAGGCGTATTCAACACTATCAAATCCTAAAAAGAGATATCTATATGATATGAAATTGTTATTTAAAGAAAATCTAGGAGAAGATTTCATTAATCATTTTTCTGATATAGAGTTAGAGATACTTCATGACTATTATTTACGGTTAAAAGAATCTACTGAATTTAAATTTTTGAAATTATTATATGATTCATTACCTAAGAATTTCAAAGAAAAAGTAAAGAGAAAATTTAAACAGCACAAATTGGATAAAAAAGATACATTGTTGAATCTAAAAGACATCAAATATATTTATGCGAATAGCATTGACAATGATTATATTCTGAATTTAAATCGTTCATTAAAAGATGTATATTTAAATGTGAACAAAGAAATCATTCTTGTTACAAAGAACTATGCATATCATGTATTTATTACGAGCAGCGATTATTCACTTGAATTTAAAATAAGTAACCATGTTTTAACGATTCATATACAGACAGTGTTACCGGAACATTATACACTAAATGGTCAAGATATTTATTATAATCATAGAATCAATCTCTATGAATATTATTTTGTGGATACATTCCCTATTGTACTACCCAATGAAATCCAAATTAATTTGAAGAATTCCTTAGAATTTAACAATTCAGTAAAAATACCTTATCTTGGACTAAAAGATGGCTGTAAGAGAGGAGATTTGTATATTTATAAGAATCTCGATTTGATGATTCAGAATAAACATCAATATGAAAGTGTTATCAAAGAAATATTTACTTAATTTTATCTATATTATACTAACCATGCTTACTCAAATTTCAAATGATTTAATACATCATTTTTTAGGGAAATCTGACATTAATAGTCTCTTAAAATCGCAAACAGTTAAATCTTTATATGAAAGTTTATATAGTGAATATAATAACTCAAGGATTAAAATAGAGATGAAAGAGATGAGTTTTCCGACAAATGCTTTTATAGCGAAAAGTATTCAAAATAAGCTACATGAATATAAAAATGCCATGACTTTAAGTTGGACGACGAGAGGGAGAAGTAGTGTCAGAAATACTTTACATATTTATCTTGATGATGACTCTGAACCCAATACAAAATTATTAGTAGATGCTATTTCTTATATTACATCTTTTAGTGATAAGAATCGTAAAATTGTAATTCACTTGTGTCTTTTACCCAATAAGAAGATTATAAAGAAGAATACTAAGAATTTAACAAACCTGAATGTTAATTCAGGTTCAAGTCATTACACAAATACCGAATCAGAAATTTGTATTTTTAGGAGAGAAGAATGTATCAAAGTAATATTTCATGAAATACTCCATGGTTTGAGATGTAGTAATTTAGGATTTAATGAAAAAATTACGGAAAGATTATGTCAAAAATACAATCTAGATAGCAAAGATATCCTAGTTGACGAATCTTATACTGAAATATGGGCAAAAATATTAAATACATATTATATCTCAACCTTGACTAATTCATCGACAAAATATCAACATTTTTGCACTATGTTAGCAATTGAAAGAGAATTTTCACTGTATCAAGCGAGCAAAGTGAAAGAATTCATTAAGACGATAAAAGATAAAAATTTAGACAAAAGCACAAATGTTACAGCATACTATCTGGTCGTTGGTGAAATTTTGAATGATTTAGAATCATTTTTGAATATATGTGATAATAACCCTTATGTAAAAGATCATAAAGCATGTTTGGAATATCTGTATCAGTTGAATTTACCTAAGAGGAAGAGAGTATCAAATGATGATAAATATTATAATACACTTAGGATGAGTGTATTTGAACTAAGAGTTTAGATTTTGTGATAGAAAATCTATTGAGAAAAACAAAAGAAAAATTTATATGTAAAAGGAATATTAATCTAATTCATCTAATTATAATTATACTTAAATTTAAGCAGTCGGGAAGACACCATCCTTGTTGGGGAAGTGAACCTTCATAAACTTCTGGAGATTGAAAAAGGTGAGGTCATCATCCTTGTTCATCTTAAGGAGCTTGCGAAGGGAAGCATCTGCCTTGATGTGACGCTTGTCATCCGGGTTCTGAAGATTCTTGGTCTTGCAGTACTCGTGGATGCGCTTGGTGACATCGGTGCGAGAGATTAGCTCATCCTTCTTGAGACCGAGGAACTTGCGCATCTCATCAGAGACCGGGCCTTCCTTGGCAAAACCGCTCTTCGGGGCGTTCGGGTCACGCGGCTTGCGGGCACGCTTACCAGATGCCTTCTTGTTGAGAGCCTTGGTATCACGGTGGACCTGCTTCTCAAGCTTCTGGAGGCGGGCACGTAGACCACGAATAGTGATCATGGCCTCGTCAAGGGCGCTGACGACGGCGCTAAACTCCTCAAGGTATGGAGTGTCCGAAACAACTGGTGCTTCGGTGGTGACTGGAGCTACAGGTTCAGGGACCGGTGCTGGTGCCGGAGCAGGAATAGTCTGAGCCGGGGTGACCGTCTTGGAGGTAGTCTTCTTGGACTTCGTGGCAGGAGTGCTCTTCTTTACGTTCTTCTTGTTGGCTGGAGGCATTATTATTATTTATATTCTCTATTTATATTTTATTCTTATCAATCAACCGCGCTTACTTGGTATACTATACTAAATGAATATTCTTTTAAGTAATTTTAATATCCACAAGTATATAATGGGGAATCAATTATTTGATCAATATACATATTTACATTTCGCAACAGGTATTATAGCATATTTTTGGAATATTAATTTACTAAATACTATTATCTTACATACAATATTTGAAATATTTCAGAATAGTATTTTTGGTATTAAATTTATTAATAAATATATTAAATTATGGCCAGGAGGGAAACAATCGAAAGATTCTTTAATAAATTCGATAGGTGATACTATTGGAACTATACTTGGTTGGATCACTGCATACATGATAGATAAAATTGGAGAAAAATATGGATGGTACAAATCTCATCTTTAATTCATCATAAATGATAACCAATCAACATGAGCATGATAACACTGAGGAGAAACCATTCCAAATGCGATTAAAAAATACATGAAACCTAACTTTCTATCTGAATCTGTTTGAGCTTGTGTGAATTTAGTTACTTCATGTAATATTAATTCTTGTAGATCTTCTTTACATGAGTAATTCATTACTTCAATCATAGGAGTTCTAAATATATCTGCGTTTGGTGGACATATATTGCGTTTCATTTGCTGACTTAACTGACTACGATAATTCCAAATATCTTCAAGTTGGCGATATAATTCTTTTAATCTTCGAACACTTAATACGGTGAACCATTCTACATGACAAGTATATCCTGATTGCTCAATAAAAGAAAATAAATCAACTATTTTCTGTTTGATAGTTTCTTTTCTATCTCTTACAATAGTATCCGTTAAATCTTCGTATCCATTTTCATCTTTTAATGAATTCATAGCAAGTTTTACCTCAAGGATAACACTGGGTGGAATCTCTTCTGTGGTATAAGGATTTGGGTAACCCATTTGTATTAATTTATCCAATGATCTGATATCAAAACCCCACCGTATACCACTCTTATCTTTATAAGAGTAAAAATATTTCGGTTCTATATTTTTTAATTCATCATAAGTATAAAAATCTTCGTCATTATTGCATTTAAGATTTTCATTTTTTTGTCTTATGATTTTCCCACGAGCAATAGATTGCACTAATATTATATCCTTATAATTTTCTTCAGAATCATATCTTTTTAATGAATTAATATGATCTTTAATTTCATCAAATAGTTCATTTTTACCTCCTATAGAAGATTTATTATTCATCTTATTTTTGCGGTAATATAATAAATCGCTTTTAAGGTAATCTTTAGATAAGCCGGTGAAATTATTAATATCTATCATGTTATCTTTGATTAAATGATTTCTACGATGTTTATAACAATATTCTCCATAACGACAGTTTAAATGACATGTATTTTCAGAATCATTCTTTTTAGGATCAATAAATTTACAAATTTCCATCTTTATTAATATCTTATTGAAAAATATTTAAATATTGTTCGGGATTTGGACAAAACTACTTAAAAATTTGATTTGATAGATTTAGTGTAATAAATTATAAACACAAAGAGAAATACAAATAGAAACAAAGAATAAACAACAGAACAAAGCAACAAAAACAAAACTAACAGAACAAAGCAACAAGAGTAAATCAGAGTAACTAAGAGTAACCAAGAGTCAAACCGAATCAGTATGGCCGATTTCAAGCCTGTTCTCCCGAAGGAATTCGATGCCTCCAAGGTATCTTTCTCCTACTCAAAGGCCATGTCCAGTGGTGCGAAGCTATTCTTTCTGGAATACGATGGTGCTCCACTATACATTCAATCACCAGAGATGGGTGTGACATTTGATCCACAAGTCTTTGAGGATGGCCCAGATGCGAAGTACAATATCAAGACAAATCTCAATCTGTCAAATGAACAGTGTAAGGTATTTCATGACAAGATGGTGGAGTTTGATGAGAAGATCAAGTCTCTAGCAAAGAGTAATTCAGTTGAATGGTTCAAGAAGAAGAACATTTCTGATGATGTCATTGAATCTATGTTCACACCTACGGTGAAGGTATACATTGATCCGGAATCAGGTGAACCAACTGGTCGCTATCCACCCAGTTTTGGATTCAAGGTGAAGAAGAAGGAGGGTAAGATTCAGTGCCGATGCTTCACTGAAGATAAGCGCGAGATCAACTTCAATGACAAGGATGAAGAAAACTATATGGAATTCACGAAGTGCCTCAAGAAGAACGCCCAGGTAAAGGGTCTATTCAAGTGTGACTTTGTATGGCATTCCCCGGGTAAGTTTGGATGCACATGGTCTGCTCAACAGCTACGAGTCAAGATTCCAAAGGGATTTGATGAATATGCTTTCATGGATGATTCAGACGAAGATGAAGTATCCGAAAAGCTTCAGCAGGGGAACTATGTTGAGAGTGATTCTGATGAAGAGGAAACAGTTGAGACAGCTTAGATTAGATTATAAATAAATAAATAAATAAATAAATAATATGATTATTAGATTGAAATTGTGCTAAAGTGATTTGTTACAATGTAACAAATAATAGCGATGAATATTTAATAGATTTATCATTAATTTTTACACCTTAATTATAAGATAGGATTTATAATAATTTAAAATTATACAAATAATGATTATCTGATTTTATCATTAATTTTTTATCTATTTCAATAATATATGAGTATTACTGAAATGATTCGTAAAAATAAATTAGTCTTCGCTTTGTTAGCATTAGGATTAATATTATTAGGATTAAAATCTGTTGGTGGAATTAGTCAATGTAATGGAGAATATAAATTAGGTTCATGTAGTGAAGTTGGTCAAGTTTATAATTAAATTTTTATCTTAAACGCAATACAAGATGTAATGTAGATTCTTTTTGAATATTATAATCGGTAAGAGTTCTACCATCTTCTAATTGCTTTCCAGCGAAGATTAATCGTTGCTGATCTGGTGGAATTCCTTCCTTATCCTGAATCTTAGCCTTAACATTTTCAATACTATCTGAACCCTCCACTTCAAGTGTGATTGTTTTTCCGGTTAAAGTCTTCACAAAAATCTGCATGTTTATATTAAAAATATATAAATTAAATTTTAAATAGGTTTTATAATTTAGAAATCGTATAAAATGGCAAGGGTCCATATACACGACTATTTTTCTTCTTTCTTTCTCTTAACATTTTTTTGTAACTGATAAACTTAAATGTATCTTTTTTATCCTTCTTTCGTTGCCTACAACGAAATGAATCTCGAACACCATTCAGTATAACTACATTATTATTAGGGGTAACAACATACATCTGAATCATTTTTATATTGATAATTATTAATTAATTTTTAAATATTATATGAAATAATTAATCAAACGTAATCTCAATTGGTACATGATTCATCTTTAACCCTCTTGTTGCTGATAGTGATAATTCTTGTCTTTTCTTTCTCGAACCATCTTTTTTATCTGAATTTTCTTTCATAAGTTTCAAAGAAGTATTCATATCATGTTCAATTTCATCTTTATACAGTTCAATATAATCAACAACTAGATTTGAAATTGCCCACTTGAAAAAATTCAATTGACCTATTGTAGTTTCTACTGAATGATCATCATCTATTTTAAAAAGTAACCGATCTCTTCTACAAAATGGATCAAATCTCTTTTTAGAATATGCTTTTAATTGTGATTTATATGAATGAAATACATTCATGTTATTTCTATATTCATTATTTTCATCGTCAAATGAAGGATTACCATTTTTATTCGTATAAATCAAATAATAAATATTATTTTTCTTTGAATAATTTGTAATAAACCAATCTACAGAACGTAGTGAAATACATTTATCGTCTGACAACACAGATAATAACTTATCTCTGTTATAGGGTATCTTAAAGAAAGAGTGAAGGGATTCGAGTAGTAATGCATCGTTAATCATATTTAAAGATAATTAGTTAAAGTATTAAATTCTTTAAATGATTTAAACGCACCTCTTAAATTAATTGTAAATTTGATTAAATAATATCTCTCAATAATAAAAAACAATGAAGAATCCAGTATTCTTCGCAAACAAAACCAAACCACAAACTATTAATATTTATCAATATCAAGGAGATTCTTTCTTACAATTAGCTACACTTCATGAAAATGAAACAACAATCCTTAATATTCCCAGGGAAACCTACATTATAGTGACCGCGATTCAGTCAAATGACATTGAAAAATATGAACATACTCTATTTGAATCAAATCTAGAAAGATATCACAATCATTTTAGATTTTAAACCTAACATTTCTTGAAACCTGATTTTACACATGATTTTATTTTTTTATTTAATCGTTTCGTAGCAGCTTTCACTGATTTCGATCTCGGTAAAATTTCTTTCTTGTTTACATAAATACGATTATTCTTTTGTGAAAATACTTTCTTTGTTTTTTTGCCTTTTTTATTTAATGAATAAGATTCTTTGCGTTTATAATCTGTTTTTCCATTAACAGATTCTTTGCTTTTACGAGTTACCATGTAACCAGCGGTTCCTAGACCAGCAGCTCCTAATGCGGGTCCAGCTAAGCAAGGTGTACATCCTCCTAAGGCGGCAGCAGCAATCGGTAAAAATCCACCCTTCTGTAAAACGCGTTTATTCTTACCTTTAGATTTTTTACGTGTATTTTTTCTTTTCATTGTTCTAGTCGGTCTAATTTGGTAACAATGAATTTCTTCTTTACATTTACATGGTTTACACCGACATATTTTACATCTTACACTTCTGTTTTGATATCTTCTTTCTCTACGACTAGTTTTTGGCATTTATATATTTATTTTATATTATAATTTATAATGAATAAATTACTAAAGTATATTAAATCCCATAAAAAAGAGATATATATCATTGTATCTCTTGTTATTATAGCACTTATCTCTTATATTATATATAAGATGAATAGTAACAAAATTAAGAAATCAAATAGAATTGCTGTTTGTACATGGTATGATGACGGTATAAAAAAATATGCTGATATAGCAAGAGATATAAATCAAAAATATTGTGATTTACATGGATATGAGTTCATTGTAAAACATGATAGAAAATTAAGAGAAAGACAACAGCAATGGGAATGTATACCAACTGTATTAGAATTAGTTAATACAGGTAATTATGATTATATAGTATGGATAGACGCAGATGCGGTTTTTAGATTAAATCATGAAAATTTCAATCTTTTGGAAAATATAATAAATGATAATAATAAAAATATAATATTATCAGCTGATACAGTTGGATACGATATTATAAATACTGGTATATTCATTGTAAAATCAAATAATTATACGAAAGATATTTTACAACAAATCATAGATTCTAAAGATGAGAAATGCATGAAATACAATGAATGGGGTCATGAACAAGAATGTATGACTTATTTTTATAATGATAATATAAATAATTTTAAAGACAATACAGTTATATTAGAAGAAGGAATATTACAGTCTTGGCATAAAGCAAATAATAATATACAAAAAGAATATAATAATTCATTAATATTACATCTAGCGGGAGTCAATAATGATGATAGATATAAAATATTTAAAAATTTAAAAGAGGATGATTATTTGGATTATTTTATCCACTAAAATAAATGGATATTAAACGTATCGTAAAAAAATATATTATTGAAATTATCATTTTAATTATATTATTTGGATTAATATTAGTATTAATATTTTTAATATCGGGTAGGTCAAAAAAGAAAAATCTATTTATGTGTTACAATGATAAATCAAAAATACCACAAAAAGTGTATGATAATGTTAATAAATATGCATATGATTATAAATTACAAATATATGACGATCAAGAAATAATACATTTTTTTAAAAGCCATTATAATGATAGTGATAGATATATAAATAAGTTTAATACATTAGCCGGCCCCCATAAAGCTGATCTTTGGAGATATTGTATTTTATATCATTATGGTGGGGTTTATTTAGATGTTAAAACAGAATTAATTAAACCACTAAATGAAATATTTATAGATGATAATATATTATATACATGTTTATCTCATGAGAATGGTAAAATACATCAAGCTATAATGTCAACTCCACCTAAAAATCCTATATTTTTAGATTTAATTGATCATGTATTAAATACAAATGGAGAATTTGATTTTCATACATTTATACGTTATTTTTATGATAAAGTGAATGAATATTGTAACGGTGTAAAAATAGGATTAAATAAAAATATAAAAAATAATATAGATATTTATTTATTTAATGAAAGATGTATTCATAAAGATAATAATAATATAACTCATACAAGTTTATTAAATATAAATGAAGATAATTTAAGAAAAAATAAATGTAGTAATTTTGATAAATATAATCTTTGTTGTTACATTTATAATGATAATGAAGCATATCCTATTATAAAGACCAGATTTGATGATTTTGGGAAAACATGGTAATTATTTATTACAATACACTTAACTTACTTCAAATCTAACATATTCACAATCATTTAATTCGGGATTAATAGATTTTAAAAAATTTCTTAGATCCCTCCCTGAAGTTTTTAACCCATGATTATTCAAATAATATTCTCTAGGCGAATATACATTGTTTTTAATATTATTCATAAGAGTAGTAGCTGATTCTTTTATCGTTGATTCAGTGAAAAATACACCTGTTTTATCATTTACATATTTCCATCCACCTAAAATATCCTTATTTACAAATACAGGTGTGTTCATTGCTAATGATTCAGTTAAAACACGCGGTGATGCCTCCTCTGTATTTGGTATAAGAATAAAGCGACTTTGAGTCATTAGTTTTAATAACTCAGGGTGTTGAACAAACCCAGTCGTTTCAATTAAATCTTTATTTTTGATATTAACAGGGCATCCATCTCTACCAACTATGATACCCTTTAATCCGAGTTCATCACTTAAAATCTTGATACATTTTTCGGCTAAGGGCCAGTTTTTGTAATAACCTGTCCATCCAACTGTGCATTCATCATTATCTTTTGGTTGAACTGCAATATAATCATATAGTTTTGGTAAATTTAGATCATAATGTAAATTTTCTGAGTTAAAATCTGATTCAGACATTAATAATTTGGGAATACCTGGTTTAATATATTTTTCGGGTTCTCTGAAACAATGACACCATCCTAATACATAATCTTCGACATCTTTTCCGAATACTTTAATATTTTGTTCTTTATTACACTCTCCATGTGGATTATCACATATTCTCGGGAAAGATTGATTACTACTACAACCCACAAATTTTATACCTTGATTTAAATACTCCATAAACTTTTTTGAATCTTCTCCATCTTTTTGTAAATATGCGCGAATTACAAGCATGTTGACCTTTTTATTGTTTTCATCTTTTAAATTTAAAAAAGGCCATTTTACATCAGGTACATCTACAACTTTATCATGTATGGGTTTATCTATTTTTTGATTATCACCTTTAAAATATAGATATAATAGTAATCCAATTATAAATAATGCTCCTACTAAAACATACATGGTGTTTTTATCTATTTTAAAATTTAAGTATGATTTTAAATCTTTCATCGTTGGGAATTTCATATATAATTTTGAAATAAAATAAAATTAAATATATACTGAATGGAAAGTTGGATCTTTTATGCTGGAGTAGCCGCATTCTTAATAGCAATGAGAGATATATTCACAAAGAAATTTACATCTAAATATTCTGCTATAGAACATTTACTATATTATTATATCTTGTGTGGGTTCTTTATCATCTTACTTGCTCTGTATAAATCAAAAGTTCAAGGTGAAAAGATAAGATTCATTGAATTACAAGATCTTTGGCCATACTTAGTTATTGCTTTTGCGAGTGCTGTTATTATTTCACCTTGTCAATTCTTATCATTAAAAAATTGTGATAATCCAGGGAAAAGTAAAGCAATTGTAAACATGAATAGTATAATTGCTTTTATCCTAGCATTATACTTTATAAAAGGAACAAAAATAACTGCTAAATCTGTATTTGGTATTATTCTAGCCTCGATCGGTATATACTTAGTTGTTTAACTGACCTATAAAATAAATACCTTGTAAATAACTATCTGATAAATCATCTTTTTTCTTAGAACTATCAAATAACTCATGATATTTCTTTTCTATCTTAATGTTTTCTCTTATCATAACATCAGTATACTTAATTGCTAAGTATTTGTTCTTTTTATAGGTTTCTTTTATATCACAAGGTATCTTTGGACCATTGTAAGCTTTTAATTTATTTCTGGCATTAATCATTTGAATATCTTTGATATTTTCATTCATTAAAAAATAGCTGTAAACTATCATTTGAACACTTTTCATTGTTGGATTCTTTAAAGCGGGTTGATTTTCAATGATTACAATATCCGATTCTAAGAAATTTTCTTTCGCATTTAATTTCTCTATAATATTCTTCCCTAGTTTAAACATGGGGTTATCAGTTTTCGGAATATTTTTCATTTTAAGATCTTTATAACATTTGAGTTTACAGTGGCTAGTACATAATTTGAACCCTGTTTTTGATACTACTTTTTTAGCACTGCATTCGCAACACTTATTTTTGATAACATGTTCACAGGTTGGATCAACTGAAATATTTAAAATTCCCCAATCAAGAATATTACCATCTTCAGTATCTAATTGACAATAAGCGAGATTTTTAATTCCAACATCAAATGATAAGATCTTCATGTTAGAATATAATGATAATAACTTTAAATGAAGTATTAATTAGAATCATATTTACACTGCGCCTTATCCATAAATAGAATCATATTTACACTCACATGATCTATAATAATATTAACACTTATCATTATAAATATCCTGCAGGGTGAGAGAGATCTGTGCTTCTCTATGCGACACATTATCATTATAATATTGTCTGGCTGCTTTGATTTGAAGGGCTGATTTTGCTTCAGCTGCACGCAACATCATGTTATAGTATTTAGTATATTCTTTAATTTGATCGGCTGACATATTTTGTAAATTTGCCCAATTTTCCGCACATAACTTTTCTTTCCCTCCGGCCTCACCTGGCGACATCCCTTCTTTACACCCGCATCCATTCTTCAGGTAATAAAATGCGCAAAAGACCAAAACAAACATTAAAACATGTTCAACAGTTAAATTCATTTATATTAACTAAATAGAAAAAATATTTAAAATATTTAAAATATTTAAAATATTTAAAATACTATCGTTTAAATATTCTAAACGATGATACCCTTTTCGCCATTGATGATAGATTGTGATTACCCATTATTGTATAAATTGATTTTTAATACGTATAAACCATCAGATAACCAAGTGATTACTTATTCAGTAAGAACGAGTATTTACACATATTTAAAAATGAAAAACTATCCATGTGGATCAAAAATATTAATCACATCAATCAATATACCCACAATACTTGATATTATTCAATACTTAAATCTAGAATATATAGCAATCGATTTGGATCTAAACACACTTGTTATGAATTCAAAGGATTTAAGTGATAAACTAAAACATGAAGACATTAAATGTATCATTTATTCTCATTTATTTGGAAAGATTAATGATATAGATTCTATTATTGATATTTGCGATGAACAATCTATAGATTTCATTGAAGATTGTGCTGAGTGCTTTACAGAGTCTTATAGAGGGAATCCTAGATCAGACATGATATGTTTCAGTTTTGGTTCAATCAAAAAATGTTCTTGTTTTGGTGGTTCATCCACATTCATTAAAAATAAAAATGAATTTGAAAACTTTAAAACAGAGTTAAAAAGATATAAATATCAAACTACTTCTTCATATATAGTTAAGTTGATCAAGTATTTTTTCATCTCTTTCTTAACAAACAATAGGTATATCAATGTGATTTTTAGATATATTTCATATTTATGTAAAATAAATACAACTGATTTATTTGTCAGTTTAATTAGAAATATTCTAGCAAAAGATTTAATTAATAATATTTCATATCAACCATGTAGATTATTAACTCAATATTTATTATGCCGAATACATCATTATAAAGATCATAGTATTAAAAATGAAACCTATATTTCAAAGAATTTATTGTCACCTTATATTATACCTGGATATCAAAGCAATGTATCCAATAACTATTGGTTATTTCCAATATACTATCATGATATAAGGAAAATCATGAATAAACTCGATTCGAACGATATAAACTATGTAAAAAAGATTTCTCAATTAATTTGTATTGATCCAAAGTGTATAAATTCTAAAAATATGATTAATAATATGATATTCTTACCTATTCATAGTAAAACAAATATAAGATATACAAAATATATTACTGATAAATTAAATAATATTATAAGAGAAGATAAAATCCATTAGTTCAAAGAGAAACCAATCGGTTCACTCATTCCAACTGGTCCATAATTGCTTCCACCACCACCACCACCCATAGAAGTGGATTGAGTGGTTATCTTAGGTAAAGTAAATTCGGCTGTCGGTGTAGGGGGCATATCTATTGGCTTCTCTTGTGTGGAAATCTTAGGGGGAGAAGGACCTTGACCTGGGAGTAGAGGGGGGGCCATTCCCATACCTAAACCGTAGTGCTGAGACTGCATCGGCATAACAGGCTCTTCAGCAGGGACATTTTGTAAAGCAGAAGATACATGAATATATAACAGTAGATTCTGAATTACAACATAAATTACAGGGAAGATCAAGAAGATCCACGCTAATTCAGTCTTATTGTACTGACATAAACCATACATAATGACACCAAGCGTTAGCAGGAATTTTAATTCCTGTGCCGAATATAAATTATATAAATTCTCCATCTTAAGCGTATTGTATCTAGCTAACCTCTGACGGACCAAATAAATACAAACAAGAGACATGACAAGAATGACTCCATATATAATTACTGGTGAACACATCTTTGTCGTGAGTAATTCATTCACTTCATTTAAAGTTTCCATTTATATAATACTTAAAATAAAAAAATATAAGAATAAAAGATAAAGGAAAAATTTGATTCATACTAATATTTTTTTAATTAGTATAAAATAAAGATGTGCTTCACACATAAGATTCATAAGGAAAGAAAAAAGAAAAAGAGAATGAAAAAAAAGAAGGATAGATATAAGATTTATCCTGAACCAATTTCAGATCCTATGCCTAGACCAACATTTACTATGGATGAAGAGATACGATGTGGGGGATGTTCACTAAAATTTCCTCTAGATGAGATAAAAATAAATTGTGCTGGTTGTGATAGATTCTTTCATTGTAAAGTAGCAGGGACTTGTTACGGTGAAAACTGTAAAGAAGAAACTCGCGCCGGGCGACTTCATCGTTTATCATGGTGTACTAATTGTGTTCCTAAAATACCAGAAAATAAGGAAAAGATTAATCGCGAAGACTCTTGTATATGTAATAAATGTCATCCATAACTATTCAAATCCCCTATACTTATAAATTAAATTTCTTAAATTCATAAATATTTTTCCTCCATATCTTTTTGTTATCATGAATGTATTATCTAATGAATTTACAATACTTCTGTGAATATCGGCTATCTTTATTAATTCATTTACTGTGTTTGTAATGTCTTCTTCTATCTTATTCTTTTTATAAATTTCAATATATCTTTCAGTGTCTAAACAGAATAGACTTTTCATGATATACCGATAAAACCATATCTCTCTACTATCTTCATCTATTCGGAATATCTTTTTTTCAATATTAATCATTTCATTTAGAAATTTATCTATATCCGTATAGTATCTTAAAGACCAAGCAAACTTATGGATCTTAAATGGCAGATCAATCAATGACATATCTGTAGCTAAATGATTAATCCTCCAAGAAAGACATTCTGTATTAATATTTCGGTTCAATGATTTTATCATAGAATAACCATTACCAATAGATTCAGTAGAACCTGTAATTTTTGGTAACTCACCTTTCATTAATTTTAAATAATCAGGTATACCATGAAAGATAATATTACCTCTTGTATCATGTCCCCTTCTCCCTGCTCTACCACTCATTTGTAAATAATCTGATGTCGTGTAATTTGGATCACCATAACCAGATAATGCTACACTACGAATCGGTAAATCAATACCTAAACAGAGTGTCTTATCGGTAATGACTATACCAAGTTTCTTTTCACTCATTAATCTTTGTAAAATCCAATTATATACATCTGGCATGGATGAAATATATAAACCAACACCTCTCTTTAATAACTGAAAGTATGGATTTTCATATTCAATCGTTAAACCAATAGATTTCTTAATTTCTCTACGGATATCCCGAATTTCATCACCACTCATTGGATCCCCCCTTGTAAATACAAAGTCTGAATGCTTCTTAAATATATCTACATCTCTGAAATCAGGATTTTCAATGAATGCATCTCTTTCCTTAATTAGATTCTTTAATGCGATACCTTCACATTTTCCAATACATTTTGTATAATAATCAGTCACATCTGAAATATATTTGTATTTTTGTTCTTTATCATAACGAGACATCTTCTCACTCTTTTCAGTGCGGGCATCATTCGTCTTAATTTTAATACTGTCAGAATAGGTTTCCCTCCTTTCTAAATATTTCTTATATAAATCACTCTTCTTTTTAAGGATATCATAATGAAAAGGATATTCTTTATTTTCAGTTTCATGTAAATCTTTATATAAATCTAAGAAGATATTCTTCGCAATCTCTTCATCTGTATGAAAATATAACATAGGCAACATGTCATTGTTTTTACAATCCTTAAAGAATTTAATCATTAAACTTGTATCATTTAATTTTTCACTTGGTACTGATTTGAATTTATCTTGAACTTGAATCATCTTATTATTGTATTTTTCGTATAGCTTTGGTAACTCATTTTTGATGAATAATTCATATTCTTTAGTATCATCTAGAGATATTAATCGGTTACTACCAAAGAAGTTATCAGGAGAAAGATATTCTATTTCTTCTTCCTCGTCTGAATCTTCAAATACTTCATAGATTGTATCGTAAAGAGATGTTAAATCATTAGGTGTAAAGGAAAGATATTCTATTTCTGAAATATTCTTTTCTAAGCATGCTAGTGGATGTAAAACGGATAGTTTATCATCATAGACCCATCTTTGAATATTAATAAATCGTTTATTGTATTCGACATAATTAATCTGTTTCTTTGGATGAATTTTCATAAAGATGTCTCTAAGGAATGTAATATTTTCAATCGTAGCAGATAGCGCTAGGAAAGGACAGCGAACAAGTTTAATAATATTTTCGTATTGTATCATAGTATCAACATTGTGAATTTCATCAAAGACCGCATAATCAAACTCAGTGTAAATTCTTGGTAAGTATTGTTCAATGATATCGGGTGTACCGATGAAGATATTTGTAGATTTATCATAGTGTAAGTGTCCCATATTTTCTACTAACATGTGAACACGATATCCCATTTTAATAAAATTAGCACCTACTTGAAATGCTACTGGCTTTGCGGGACAAACATATAATATCTTTTTATGAAGGATGCCGGTTGACATCGCGACAAAAGTTTTACCAGAAGATGTTGGAGCCCTCACTAAAATAGATTGCTTGTCTTTAATATATCCTATAACTCTCTTTTGCCAATTATCTAATTCATAATTGCCTCTATCCCAGAAATTTAATGGTGGTAATAGATCACTACATTCCTTCATTAGAAATTCTGAAGTATTACAACTTTTAAATTTCTTATCTAATTTTTTAGTGAGTTTGATATACTTTTCATCTTCTTTGATTAAATCATCTTTGTTTTTAAGACTGTAAAAGAGTATTAATATTTGAGACATGTAATCTACTTTTTCTTTCTTTTGTAGGTCAATAAAGTGAGATAATAGTCTTAATTTAAATATTTGTTTTCCTTTTTCAGTTTTTAGATTGTTAAATTTATCGTAAAAGTTATGAGGAGTAATAATCTTAAAAGCGTAATCTATTTTCATAATATCATCTTGTATCTGTTTCTCACTTCTTTTCTTGTTTTGTTCTTGAATAATTAAATCTTTCTTTTTTGGCTTTGATGCTTTTTGCTTTTTCTGTTTAACAGGTTTTGAATTATCTTCTAATATCATGTGCTTTAAATTTATGCTTTGATTTTGAGTCAAATCTCTCATAAATACATTAAAGAGAGCATTGTTGTGAGTTTCCCAAAAGAGTGTTTCCATATCAAATAGTATTTCAATTGATATGTTTAAATAAAAATTATTATCAAATTTATTAAATTTTTAACCATCATTAATTTGTGTAACAACCTGAGTGCGACTTAAGAATACCATTAAGAAATTTGCCCCCATAAATAATAAAACTGACATAACAATTAATACAGTTATCTTTTGAATAAAAAACCAAAAGTTTGTTGTACTTGCTAATTCATTAAAATTCAAATCAAAATTTGGAGTCAAATCGATTGTAACATTAGTTTCTTTATCATATAAATCCATGTATAATCTTTCTAAAAGAAGTGTTGTATTGGTTGGAACATTACAAACTCTTGCTTCATATTCCTTTGATATTTCAATTATATTTTTAACTGCTCTTGGAATTAAAGGTCCTAATTCATCAATTAATTTATTTAATTTATATCTTTCATCGTTATCAGCTTGCATAACATCTATTTTATCATTTCCTATAACCTGAAATATTAAAGATCCAATCATAAGAGTTTTATCAGCGATGCCAGTAGAACAGACAGATTTACCCAAATTTAGTAGGTTTAAACATTCAGTCACTTCACTTCCTTTCAGATTAACAATCTTTCGGAGCTTACGTTTCAAATAGTGAATATCTTCACCTTGAAATTCTTTAATACTTGTATAGGTTGATATTCTTTCTTGAATCTCATAATCATTTAAATCACCCGTATTTAAAACATCATTAACACATTTTTCAAAACCCGAATCATATTGTAAATCAGATAAAAGACTACTAAAACTCTGAGCAGCCGAAACTCCTCCATCATCTTGCTTTCTTTCTAATCCACCGTATTCGTGTATCCAATAATCATGAACTTCTTCAAAAACGAGTTGTTCTGGTCCATACGTTCCGCGTGTATTTTCTGGATATGTATCGGTTGATTTATCATAGCATTTGCTATCATATCCTACACCACCAAACATGGTTGGGTCACATTCAACCACATTACCTCTTCCTTCATTAATTTTTCTTCTTAATTTATTAAAATCATTTTCTCCATTCGTTAAAAATTCATCTGGTAATTTATATTCTAGACTACCTTGTATTCTTTCTCCAAGCAACTGTTTTAAATAATCATTCGTTACTCTTTCATTTGTTGGAGACCAAAAATTTTGTATTAATCTTTTTTCATCTGGATTTGTTGTAGTCCAATTAATTCTATCAACTCTCTCATGTTTTAAATTGCCATCTTTTTGACGCTGAAACCATACTGGTACATTGTTTTCTAAAGTATCATTTTTATAATCACACATTTCTGCGAAAGAGGCCGATCTATGATCTGGATTTACTGTATTTGAATCATTCGGACTATAAAAATCAGGAGGACAAGGTTTACATTCAGAATTTTCAACATAACTACCTTCACCACATATCTGAAAACATGTCTTTTGAAAATTTGAACTACTAAAAGATGGATCTCTGATATTTGATTTATTATTTACCCACTTTAAATAATCGGCATTTAATTCTCCACTAGTATAATTTGGACATGTTTCTTTACTTCCATCAAAAACCATCTGTCTATAATATTTTATATTATATTTTTTTATTGTAATATATTACAATGACTGACACCAAAAAACACAAACGTAAATTAATAAACTATGGTGGCGAGGGTTGTATATTTGTCCCTCAACTACCATGCGATAAAAAGACCAAACACACTAAAAAATCTAAGAGGAAAAATAAAAGGAAAACTAAAAGAAAAACAAAATTATTATTCCGCAATATACCATCAACCGAGGGTAAAATATCAAATATGATTATGAAACGATCTAATAATTATAGTGAATGGTGTTTTTTATGGGATAGTAATTGTATGTCAGAAGATTATAAACATTTAAAAAAAATATCTGAAGTTGAAAAATGCTTCTTAAAGAAAAAACGAAAGATACCAAATGAAAGATCAAAATTTAAATTATTACAAGGCGATTATGTTGGAATTACATCAACAGATTATTATAAAGTGATTTTCAATAAGAGTGTTGTTGAAAATTTTAATAAATTCAAAACCGCATTTTATAAAATGATTCATTCCATGCGTAGTTTATTTATGGGACTAATTGAATTACAAAAGATAGATATTTGTCATAATGATATTAAAGTAGACAATATAATCTACAATGACAAATCTTTGTATTACATAGATTTTGGATTGGCATTTACATTTCGTAATAGTAAGAGTGTGATATCTAGAATGAAAAAAGAATTTAATAGTGGTAGAATATATGAATCATATCCATTTGAGTATATTTATTATCCAAAATTGACTAAAGAAGAGATAAATAGAGAAATAACAGATATTTCATATGAAGACAGACCCATGAATTACATTTTTACTGAATATATCCATGAAAGACTATTTGCCAGAAATATGAATAATATTAGGATTAAAATTTTAAAAGATAAATTAAATGATAAGAATAAACCTGAACTAGAACCACTTGTTAAAAAAATAGATGTATATTCACTTGGTATGTTTCCTCTTATGATATTAATTGAGGCTTGTGATAACAATGATATTGATATTAACACAGTAATAAGAATATTAAAATTAAAAGAATTTAAAGAGACAATTGATTTATTACGAGATATGACAAAACAAGATTATCGCGATAGAATATCAGCAGAAGAAGCATGTGAAAGATATTTAAATTTGATTAAAGAATTATAGAGAATGTATAAATAATAAACAATCTAACAAAATGATGGACTATTTCGGATCAATCGTTAAAAGCGAATCTGAGATTGATAGTGAACTCATAGAGAGATTCAGAGATCGCTGTCATGAATCTTTTATGAAAAAGATAATACAAGATTTGAAGAAAGAACAAGTTCTTCTAAAAGAATATTCTGTATCGGGGTGGATGGTATTTCATGGGAAAACAATTCATGATATTATTAAAAATAAAATCAATGTTCAAACTGATAAAAATAAACAAAAATTAAAATTTACTTATTGTTTTAATAAACTATTTAATGATACAAATGTGTGTCAAATGATTTGTGATAAGATTTAATAAGCATTTGTGTGATGAATTGATTAAACCGAATTATATGGTAAAACACTATTAGATCTTTTTAAAATTGAAGACCGATGAAATATATCCGATAATAACATATACAGGAGAGAATTCCCACCTAGAATCATATCAAAAGCCTTTTCTTGTCTTTCCGAACGGGACATTTCTTTGGATTGTGATATATAAAAATAGATATATGCCACTAGATTTAGAATAAAATAAAATACAACAATATATTTTAAGACCGTAATTGCATCCTTTAATATTTCAGAAATTTTCATTTATAATATTATAATTATTTTTTATTTATTGCGTTTATTGAATTTAGCCTAAGAATCCAGCACTCATATCAGCATTTTCCCCAATTCCCTCGCATGGTTGTCTCCCTTGATAAGGCGCCATTAATCTATTACATACTTTGTCATCTAAGATTTCTAACACTTGAATTTGCCTATATTTGTTATCCCCACAGTTATCATGTTGACCGAATGCCCTACTCATTCCCACATCTATCCTCCATAATCTTCCACCATATAGTGAATTCATATATTTATCTTCCATAAATTGAGGTGTATGAGCAACTACAACTCTGCTAATTGGTTCAATAAGTTTATTTCGCGAATTAATGATTCTTAAAAGTTCATTATAACCCTGTTCAGTATTTTCACCACATCCATCATCCTCTGAATATAACCGACACCAAAATGGAGACATATCATCATCGTCTCTAAATATTTCATCAAAAATCTTATCTTCTTTTTCAGAAGTTTGTTTTAATAACCACTTTTGAACGACTCTATTGATTTCATGAATACTATATTTACTCATTAAATCATGACTTAATCCACCATGAACAAATAAATTTTTACCAATCACGGTAATACTTTTCTTTTGTATCGCATAATGTTTCGCTATATTACCACCTCTCTCAAATACTTTTAATCTATGATAGTATCCATAGGGATAACCATCATCGGTATATTTCTTATTTCTTTCATTCGGTGGAACAAATTCTAAAAATTCTTTTGGTGAAACATATCTAAAATCTCTATCTATATTCATTAACTCATGATTACCTATCATTCCTAATACCCTACCACCTTGTAGTTTAGCCATTGCATCTAATTTTTGAAATAATTGAATAATCATCATATTATTTCCTTCATCTTCGACTACATCATCAAAATCTTCAATACAATTCTTCTTCCAATTATCCGGTCTACAACGATCAATCTGATCTCCCAATTGAATTACCCATGTATCTCCACCACACCATGATATTTTATCAACATTATAGGGAAATATATTATCAGGTATGACTTTTGCTAATCTCAAAGCAATCAATGTGACTCTAAGATCACCATGTAAATCACCCATTGCGATTAAACGCCCAACCTTCGGATAGATACCTATCTGATCATATTTATCCATATTTGGATCTTGATGAACCACTTTTTTCACCTCATCTTGATGATTATTGTATACTTTTTTTGCTTGATGATCTTCTCTTGCCACATCTTTCTCTTTTTCAGTGAGGGGTTCGGACATTCTTCTTTCACGAGTAACCATTGGTTTTGGTGGTGAAGTTGATGGATTATTAGTTTTTCGGATATTAAATTGTTGTGAAGTACTGCGTTTCAAACTCGGTTGAGGACTGATTATTTTATCATCATTCTGGGAATTAATAAGGGGATCCATAGAATTCACAGAAATATTCGGCGATGAATGTCTTCTCTGTCTATATGTATTTTTCTTGTAATGAACCCATTTTTGAATCTCACCAATTACTTGCTCTCTTGTATGATTTCTTAATTCATTTGCTTGGATAATATTATATTTTAAGCATATTGCGGCTATTTCTTTATCGGATAATTTTGTAATGTTAATATCCATATTAAATAACTAAATATATCATTCCATATTTTTAAACTTAAAGGAAGGATAAATTATGATCTTTATGAATTAAATTATGATAAAAGAAAAGGATAAATTTGATTTAAACATGTGATACATAATTAGTATACAGAGATAAATATGACTACTAAAAAGATGAATGTGATGCTCGCAAAAGAATGGGAGATTGGAATGACTTTGAAGAAGGATGATTCAAAGTATGCTACTCCTCCTCGGGGATGGATTATATCAGAGAAGTTCGATGGATACAGAGCTCTCTTTTGCTATGAAGATGATGGAGAAGGCCCCGTAGGTAAGTTTTATTCGCGCAACGGCAAACCTTTCATCCCTCCAGAGTGGTTCCTCGAATCAATGCCTCCACCAGAACTCTTAGGTAAGAAAATATTAGATGGTGAATTATGGGCGGGTAGAGACAATTTCCAACTTATGGGGATTGTTCGGAAGAAAGTCCCTATACCAGAAGAATGGCTTCAAATTCAATACCAAGTGTATGATATTACCAACGGAGAAGGTGGATTTTTAGAAAGACTTAAGGATCTGAAGCGTATTGTCAATTTTACAAGTAAGTCATGGGCGTTAAGACTCAAGAATGAGGAATTTTATATACCAGATGATTCAAAAATAGAACCACCACTAGTCTTCGCAGAACAGAAGCGTGTTACCGGGGAAAAGATGATGAAAGAATTTTATCAGAATATTATTGACAATGGTGGAGAAGGTGTTATGATAAAACACCCTCTATCAGCTTATTGTGATGGTCGGTCTTCTTACATGTTGAAAGTCAAACCTACGTTTGACCGAGAAGCTGAAATTATTGACTACAAAATGGGGGACCCCGATAGCAAATACAATGGCATGTTAGGTAGCTTCATTTGCCGACCCTTGAAGAATCATGACACATATATGAGTGTTGATCAAGATGATGAACATATATTTACGCTTTCGGGGATGGATGATAAGACTCGCAAGAACTACAAGCGAACACATCCTATAGGAACAATTATTACATATGAATGTTCTGGATTCACAGATAAGGGTGTTCCACGATTTGGTAGATATGTGAGAATTAGAGATGATGTTATTGTGAAAGAGCATGTAGTTGACGCTGATAGCAGAGAGATTCTAGACAAAGTTGTCTCTATTTTCAACTATCTAGAAAAGTATTACAAGGGGAATTATGATACATTTAGAGCAAAGACATATATGAGTGTAAACAAAGCACTCAAAGGGTTATCAAAAGATACTGAATTAGACGCGAAACATCTGAAATCAGTCAAGGGTATCGGTCAGGGAACAATTGATCGCATTAAAGAGATAGTTGATACAGGGACTCTTCAGGAGTATGAAAAGATAAAAGACAAGAAATCTCCACTTGAAGACTTCCTAAAGATTCATGGGGTTGGTAAACAGCATGCGAAGAAGTTGTTTAGTGCTGGATTCAGATGTATTGATGATCTGAGAAAATGTGAGAATATCAACGATCATCTAAACGACACTCAGCTTAAGGGTCTACAATATCATGATGATATGCAAGTTAGGATCCCATATGAAGAAATTCAAAAGCATGAAGTTTATCTTAAAGATACTCTAAAAAAGATTGATCCAAGAGCAGAACTCACAATCGCGGGTTCTTATCGAAGAAAGCGACCCGACAGTGGTGATATTGATTTACTACTGAAGGCACCAAATAAGAAATCATATGAAAAGTTTATTGATACATTGACCAAGGAAGGTTACCTCACTTGTATGTTAGCGAGAGGCCAAAAGAAATACATGGGTATGGGCAAGATTGATATTTCCCCATGTCATAGGCGTATTGATATCATGTATACCAAACCAGGTGAATATCCATTTGCTATCTTGTATTTCACTGGATCAGGTGATTTCAATGTTCGAATGAGAGATGATGCTTTGAAGCAGGGGTATACGATGAATGAGTATAGTATTAAACACACTGATAGTGGTGAAATTGTAGATAAAGTCTTTCGGGAAGAAAAAGAGATATTTGATTTTCTAGGTTATGATTATCTGGAACCAGAAGATAGAATTCAATAAATCAGTAAAATATTTAAAAGTTACATAAATATTATGTTTAAAAAATGGAAGCTTTAAGAAAAACAACTGTTGATAGCAAAGAAAATCTACTATTCGGTGAGAATAAATCAAATAAATCAAATAAATGTAGTTTAAGGATAATGAAGTGTTTAGGTATTATAATTTTTTTATCTGGGGCGAGTGCTCTATCGTTTTACATGGGAATGAAATACGCAATTCACTTAGAGGATAATAGTGAATCATTTTAATAAATGTATCCACCATTATTTATTAATTCAAAAAATGAAAATGAAAACGCAACTATACAAAGAAAAATGATATTTAAAAATTGTGATGGTAAATTATGTTGTGAATTATGTGTTGTGTTTTGTGTAATATCTGGTATATGCTCAGTGTATTTACTGTTTTTGATGCATTTTGCGAGTGAAGGTAATGTTGTAAATATTAGTTTAACATAATTAATAATAATAAAATATTTGTTAGTATTATTAAGTATGCCTGACTTTGAACTACCGGATGGGTGGCATCAGGACGGAGATGAATTCATTGATCCGGAAGGAAACAGACACATACAGCCACCAGATGATCCATACGACCCGAAGTTGAGACCTCCACGACCAGAGGGTGAAAGTAATAAACTAAGTGATGCACCTGATGAAGAAAGAAAAGCGATTGAAAGCAATACCACACAGACAGAGACACAAAACACCGTAAGAGATAGTATAAACGATGATGCAAAATCTGATAAATCAGAAACAGCTTGGAAATTAATGAGGACATGTCTAAAATTACTATTTTCCGGATTTTTGTTGTGGGAAGCTGCAAGTTTGATATATGGCAACACGCAGAACGAACATCAATGTAAATGTAATTATGAAAGAACAAAACAACAATGTATGGAGAGTCCGGTTGCCTCATATTCACCTGGATGTCAGTATTGTGATAGAAAAGAACCTAAATCTTGTTGTAGAACATGTAAAGATGTATTAAATCAAAATGTTTTTTTTGGGTTAATTAACTTATCATTTCTTGGAACAGATGATATTATAGATTTAAAATCTAGTGGGTGTAAATCAGAAACTGAAGATGAATGTTGTACGAGTATTACTAGTCGAGTAGGGACATCAACAGACGAAGTATCATCCTGTTTAATGAAAGGAGTTGAAAAGATCCTAAAGTTGGTATTTTGGGGATTTATTGTTCTTTTTATATTATTTAATATACCATTCATATTTAGATTAATTACAGGATTTATTGGATTATTTGATAAATCAGATGATAAAGAACATTGTCACTCCACATGGTGGCTGACATTACCTAATTTAATAATCTTCGGTATAGTCGGTATAATTTTATATGCTCGTGGCGATAATAATACCAATTTATCTACATTAGGGAATACGGTTTTTGTGATGATCCTTCTTTATTTTGTAATAAATATTTGGAACTTTTACCATCTAGCTTCTTCGATGAATGATGAATGTGGTGGATATAGGATGGATCCATATATGGGCTATGGTCAAATGGGTGGTGGTAAATCTATGAGAATTATAGGCTGGGGGGTATTATTTATAGTATTAGTTATCCTTATTATAATATGGGTTAATTGTTTTTCAGATAGTGGTTCTTCATCTTCAACCCCATCTTCATGCGATAATTCCGGTGATGATATTACAAAAAAGCCTAATCTTATAATTGATATATATTATGATATGTTGAATAAAAATAATTGTTTTGATAATAATAATACTGGTGGAATCACTCAATATGGAACTTGTTTATTACACCCATATGATACAGTTTTTGGTAATGAAGGGTTTGATAATTCTCCACCAGATTGTAATGTAATTAATAGTGATTACAGCAGCGGTGAAGGCGATAAAAAATATTATTGTTTTGTGAGTGGATGTAATTATGATGGCAACAATTGTGTAACTAATCCGAATCCCGGTTGTGATACAGATAATACAGAAGATGAATCTACATCTTCAGCAGTTAAAAACTATGCTGAAGTAGCAAAAGAAATAGGGAAGGGATTCGCTGAATTTTGGGCTGCCGACAAAGCTGTGAGAGGTGGACTGAAGGCTGTAGATAAAAACGTGTTGGAAGGTGTATTAACTAAAGTATCTGAGAAATTAATGCTCGAATCTCTTGAATTGGGACTGAATTTGGTCAATATTGCCGGGCAGATCATAGATTTATGGGATCCATGTGATTATCAATCATTCGTATCAAATCGTGATTTAAAACAAAAGATCAGAGATCCGGTTGATAGTGGAAATGTCACCGATAAATCTAAACCAAATTTCTTACCATTAGCTTATTTGGGTGCAATAGAAAATTCAAAAGATCCAAAAGCTTTACCATTTCAAATTCTACACAATGCATATATTAGTTGGTTAACTTATGTTAATGCGGGGATTAGTCAAGTTGCTTTAAAAGGAAATAATATAGATACTTCTGCGGCTAAAAAAGCATCAGATGAAACAACTGATAATAATTATTGTACATTTTTAAAAAATTATGATAAAGAAACTGACTCATTACATAAAGAATTGGAAAAAATATACTATAGTGATTTAGATGTTATAGATCAGATTAATAATGACGAACCAGATAAATTAAAAAGCGAAGCAAATAATATACCAAAATTAAAACAAATTCAATTATGGAAATATATTTACAGATATTGTAAAAATGGAGGAATTACTACAGTAGAAGATTCAAGTGGTAATAAAAAAATAGTATTATACAATGGTGATCCAACCGATGGTAAAACAAATTTACCGGATTTATGGAATAATGAAATAGATGGCATGCCGAAACTTAGCACATATATAATAACCAAAGAAACGTTATTAACACTAGCTGAGAAAGATTTAATAATAAATGGTCCAGCAACTCTTAATGGTGTAGGTGGAAAAGCACTTCAAAATATATTAAAAAGTAGAAATCATGGGGTGCCATGCCTGTCAGCCGGGGATTCATCCAAACAATGTATATTAGATGACTTAGTTATTAGTGTATCTAATATCTACAGGGATTATAGTAAATGCAGTGGAAATCAAGATTGCGATGTATATCATAGAGAATTTCCTAATAAAGAAGAATTTCCATTATATTATCCTTCGTCCAGTCTTGTAAATACAATATGTAGATATTCAACTAGGGGGATGAAATGGATTCATCAAAGGCAAGGTGGTTACACTAAAAGCGATGAACGCATAGCTGGCTGGTTTGATGGCGCAAATGAAAAGGTTGACAACACCGATTATTTAGGAAGTAATTATTACGATGAAGAAACGGGATTATGTAATTATAATCCAAATTATTGTCATGTAAGAGGATGTATGCATACATACTGTTTCCCAGGAGATTCACATAGTAGCAAAGATACAAATACGTGTAGTACGCCAGCTAATTCTAACGAGAATTTTATCGATTGTGATACTAGTGATATTCAACAAGGTGTCATTGATGTTTTGGGGAAAACAGTAACTTGTGAAGTTGAAGCTTTATTCACAAATTGGCACGATCTTGGTTGTCCGAATTAAAATTTTATCATGCCTAAAGTTTAATTTTTATTTTATTAATCTAATTAATTAATAATATGGGTCAAACACCAAGTAAAGATGCTCAATATGCTGAATTATATTCATCTTATATTCAGCAACAACAAAACTTAATTTATCAGCAACAGCAACAGATAAACAGTTTATTTAATAATAATTTACAAAATCAGATGCTACAACAGCAAATGCCACCAAACATGTTTTTTCAGTCTGATATGAATCAATTTCAAGGTCAAGGACAGCAATCGCAACAATACCAACAATCGCAACAATACCAGCAATCTCATCAACAAGCACAAGATCAATTTTCATCTCAAAATACAAATACACAACTCCAATTACCATCTGCGAAAACCAAACTCGATCCATACAAAATATTAGGAATAGGTAAGAATTATGATGAAAAGACACTAAAAAAATCATATCTAAAAGCAGCAATGAAAGCACACCCTGATAGGGGTGGTACACCACAAGCATTCCAACAAGTATCTATAGCATTTACACTTCTACAGAAGAAATTAAAAGAAAAAGAAAATAGTCATAGTCACAATGAATTGAGAGATGGTGCTAAAGATTTTTTTTCACAACAAGCTAATACGCCTAAATTAAATACTAAAATGACAGAAAAGTTTGATATTGATGTTTTTAATCAAATCTATGAACAAAATAAGATACCAGAAGTATATGATGATGGTTATGGTGATTGGATTAATGAAAATCCCGCTTTAGAATCGGGGCAAACTAAAATGTTTCAAAATGGATTTAATAAAGACATGTTTAATGCTACATTTGAAAATTATAAACGCGAACAAGCTCAAAAGAATCCTCAAAACGCTCTTGTGAAATATCAAGAACCAGAAGTAAAAATTTCAATGTCAAATTCTGATAGTATTATGACATTGGGGCAAGGTAAAATTACTGATTTTAGCGGTCAATCTGATAATTTAACTTATACGGATTATAAACAAGCTTTTACAGATGGGAGCATGTTAATCGATCCAGCTTCTGTAGATACTTCAGGGAGAGCTAATAGTGTTAGAGGTATTAAATCTCAGAGAAGTAATATTTCATATCAAATGACACAACAGGATCAAATTAGATTAGCACAGAAGCAAGCATTAGAAGAAAAAGCTGAAAGAGATAGAGTTTCTAGACTAAATGTATATGATAAGCAACATGGTGAAGCATATGAAAAAATTCATAGTATGTTACTTAGATAACTGAACTACAATTCCTCCGAATCTTGCCTCATCCGCATAGCATTTATGATTATTTATATAACATTCATGTATTTCACCCTTAACATCATTTACAATTGATATAAAACCACCACTATGATCTTTATTATAAAATTTAATATTGTCACCATCTTCGGTTAATGCGAGTTTGACGCATTCATGGCATATCATTTTAGGATACCTTTCAAAATACATCATATCGTTATTACAAATAGGACATGATTTATTTTTCATTATAATATTTTAAAAATATATTTAAAATTATATTTAAACTTCATCTTTAGCGCCACCACCTAAAGTTAAAGGTGCTCCTCTACCGGCGATATAATCTCTTTGATTAGGTGTAGTGCATACACATCCAGTGCTAGTAGAGAAAGTGCTAGGACAACATAATGGACTCGCTACATTATTCGCCCACATGAACATCTTCTCAAATGAACCATCTACACCATCAACTGGGGGACCACTCAATGCAGCTTGATCGGATAATTTCATCTTAATAGGACCTTGACTGGATAAATAAGTATATAATGTATCATTCGGAACTAATGAAGTCGCGTCTGGAGATTTCATCCAGTAATCTTTATTACCCGTCTTAAGACATAAGCCGTCATACGGACCAGTGTTAACAGTTGGCGCTTTAACCATTACTCCTGGTTTAGCTCCATCAGCTGTAACAGTATTATTTCCGATAATAGTATCTTTGCGACTACCTAATTCAGGTTTGAATCCTAAACTGGTTCCTTCTGCTCTAACAGTATCAACTACATCAACTTCTAATCCTTCTTTAAAAGTAAAACCATTCTTATACAAGAAAAATAGAGTGGCTACACCAATCATCAATTTAGAAGTATCATCTTTTAATACGCATAATATTAAAAAGATCGCAACAACCACAACAACTAAATTTTTATTGTAATACATTTATAGTTATAGTATAGAAAAATAAAATAATGGAAATAATTAAATATTTAATTTTTATAGGAATTATTACATTAATATTTGTAATTTATAGTGAATATTCTATAGGTCAAATATTATTCAGACCAGATTCATCTGGAATAATAACCATGAACCTTAATTCATTATTAGGATTTCTAGCGAATCCATTTTATAGAAGGGACTTATGGACGTGGAATACACTGGATATTAATTATGCGTTTGTATTAATCTATTCATTATGTATTTATTACTTATTTTAATATTCACCCTTTAATACCTTATTTAGTGTCGAACCAGAAATCTGAATGTGATGTTCCATTTCTAATTTTTTAATAAGATTACTTTTCTTTAAAGTCTTGTTATCAATATCATTTTTGTAATTTAAAATAGTCTGTAAATCCTTTTTACTAAATTTTTTTTTTGTATTCATTACATGATTGATATCAATATATTCATAATGTAACTTAATACCCTCATTGCTCTGTATATAACCATATATTCTAAGATTTTCATTATGAACTTTATGATGACAAGATTCACATAATTGAACTAAATTATGAGAAATATTTTTATGATGATTATCTATTATTCCATTACTATCTGCTGTACACTGTTCTTTAATGTGATGTGTATGTTCTGATTTACCCTTACATACTTGACAAATATCCATTAAAATATCACTATTATAATTACTCTTTTTTTCATTTACCAATGTTTGATTAATATCACTGATTTCCATTTGAACATTCCTGGCAAGAGATATAAATTCATCTCCTAAATCTAATGATTTGCATACTTCTAATCCGTAGATTGCGGGTCCTGATCCTGGTTCTAGTTTACGCTTGTAAACAAGAGTTTCTGTTTCTGGATTATATTCTATTTTGAGATGAAATACTTGAAGTGTATCTAAACTTTTCACAATTTGAATATCCATGAGTTGATGAAGATGTGAAGTGAAAATAAATGAACATTTTAAATCGCTTAATGTTTTTAACCCAGCTGAAACAATTGATAATGCTGAAGTTGTTTCAGTACCAGAACAAACTTCATCACCAAGAACCAAAGAATGATTATCTGCTCTTTTTAAAATTCCTCTTAATTCACTCATTTCTACAGCAAATGAAGACTGTCTCTTGAAAATATTATCATTATTTAGAATCCTTGTAAAAATCTGAGTATATGGAGAATATATAAATTCTTTACAAGGTACAAAGAACCCTGCTTGCGCCATAATAAGAGTTAAACCAATGCTCTTCATGAGTGTTGATTTACCACAAGCGTTTGTTCCATATAATAGTATTCCATTCTCATCTAAAGCTACATCATTTGGTATATATTCAACCTCTGTTTGAACTCTTTCAACTATAGGATGTCTTATATCTTTAGCTGTAAACATGCTCTTATCTGAGTTTATAATTTCGGGTTTACAATAAACATTTTCTATACTAATCTTAGCTAAACAACTATTCAAATCAACAAATCCAATAAATTCTACAATATCGTCAAATAATCCTCTATAAGAATTATAATACTCTGAACATTTCTTTTGAAAATAATCTTTATTGATACCTTGAATTTTTAATCTGTCACTAGAATATTTATTGGTAATCTCACTTAGGGTAGGAAATTCTATATGAGTATTACCACCTCTTTTTGTAAATTTAATATCTCTTAAATCTAATGTATATTCACCTATCTTTACGACTGTATTTACTAAATTTTTAATAGATTTCTGAAAAGTCTTAGCACGATTGTCAGTTACATATAAATAATATCCATATTTATCATTGTTATCACGTTTAATACATCCTTGTTTCTTTGGATCAACATATTTATTAAGACTCTCGCAAAACGATACAATACTTTTTAATCCATTGTCAATACTGTTTTGTAACTCATCTAAATCTTCATGAATACCTTTTTGAAATACAGAGGTAATCATATTTGTTAATGAATATTTCTCTAATTCATCAATTTGAAATACATTTCTGTAATCAGTAATAAAACAATCTAACTTCTGAATAATCGTTTTATATTTTTCAGTTACTTCTGGCAGTGAACTATTTATCTTTTCTATTATCTTAATCAAATAATTATAAGAAGTATGAATACTAAAAAATTCATATGGGGATAGTAAATTTAGACCCATTCTTCTGTGTAACTTTTCAACATCGAGTATCTTTTTTAAAGCAGGTTTTAATGAATTATATAAATGTTCTTTTTGAAAATTATCAATCATGTCATATCTTTTTTTGAGTTCATCTTTATCTAAAATAGGATATAATAATCGGTTCTTACATAATCGGCGGCCAATTGCTGTATCACATTTATTTAATATACTCAGTAATGAATTATATTTTTCAGATTCATGCTCTTTATTTGGTATTAAATACAGCTGATAAATAGTATTATTGCTAAGAATTAATTTCTTTTCATCGCATTTTAGTACTGGTTTGGGTAGATGATTTAAATTCTCAATCTTATGTTCATGAATAAATTGAATCATATAAATATAACTAAGTGTCATTTCAGATTCATCAAAACCTAGATATTCAATAGGGGTTAAGAATCCAGAATTAAAAATCTTCTTTAAAAATTCATTCTGAAAAGATGGTTTCTTAAAATCTTTATTTTTATATAAATTATAATGAAGTGTCTGTGAATTCAATTGAAACATATTGCATACTTCTTCTTTACTTAAATTAGCGTCGTCATGGAAAATACATTCTTTTGGTGAATAATAATGAATCAACCGAAAAAGTTCGTCACTCCATATACTACTATCGTTTAAAGATGATATTATTTTATGAACATTATTCTGACCAGTAGATACATCTATAACTGAAAGACCTACTACATAAATATACTTATCATACTGCTGTGGATAACGATTAATATAAACAGAAATTAAATTATTATTATCGTTATTATTATAATTTTCAATCATGGTTCCAGGACTGATGATATTTGTAATTTTTCTCTCAGGATTGGGTGGCTCGGAAACTTGATCAACAAAGACAATCGTATAATTGTTATTTAATAATATCTTTTGAAATTTTTCTGTCGCGTACATGTTCCAACCAGACATTAAGAAATTATCATAGTTTATTTCAGGGATACTCTTATTTCTACGGACAACTTGAATTCCTAGAATATCAGCAAGCTTGTAAATATCAGCACCCACATTAATAGTATCACTTTGAACACTATATATTTCATAAAAAGATCCAACTTGCATTAATACTACTGTGTTTTCTCCATATTTTTTGACGTTTTCTTCATGATATTTAAGATATTCTTTTAAGATGAAACAAGGTTCGTTCATTATATCAACAATTTAATATATTAATTAGTTTTTAAATGGGGATCAATTTCCCCCAGTATTTGTATTTGTATTTGTATTTGTATTTATGTTTGGATTTCTCTGTATATTTTTATTTCTTCCATCAAAAGTCAGCATATATAACATCATTATATCAAATAATAATTTGATTGTTCCTAAACCATAAAATAACCATGACATATATTTTTTACTATCATTCTCTAATGTGATATCACATTTATCAATCCAACTATAAAAGAATTTGCCCTCTGTGCTTTCCTCATCTTGAGAAGGGCAAGTATCTGGTTTATCAGAGGTTATATTACTAGGCAAATACCAAAATAATAAATAACCAGATAATATTGTTTGAACTAAATATAATAAAATTCGCATCCATTGTAAGAAATTCATTTTATACTAATAATAAATAAATTATTATTCATTGAAACAACATTAAGTTTATATTTAAAGAATATTTTCATACATACAATTATTAAAATGAACGAAGATAAAGATAAATATATTTTCAATATTAAGACTGTTCAGTCTGGAGCCTTCAGGGTCCTCATCGAATCACTAAAAGAAATTTTAACTGATACAAATATTATATTTGACAAGACTGGTATTAAGCTGATTGCGACCGATACATCTCAAATTGTATTAATTCACATGAAGTTACACAGTGAGAATTTTGAATATTTTCACTGTGAAAAGAAAACAACGATTGGTGTAAATATGATGAATATGTTCAAGCTGATTAAAGCTATGAGCAATAGTGATACACTAACACTATTTGTCGAAAAGGAAAACCCAAATCAACTTGGTATCAAGATTAATAATGCTGAAAAAAACACCCAAACAACATTTAAGATGAATCTAATTGACATGTCAGAGGGAGAACTATCTATTCCACCTGCTAAATTTGAAACTGAACTAACTCTTCCTTCAGGCGATTTCCAGAAGCTTGTTAGAGACATGACAAATATCGGAGAAAATATTGAAATTAAGAGTGTTGGAAATTCTTTAATCCTTGGTTGTGAAGGTGATTTTGCGAATCAAGAGACCGTATTATACGAGACTCAAGGTGGACTAAATTTCTCTAAGTCTTCTGGACCAGAACTTCCAATTCAAGGTGTATTTTCACTAAAATATCTTTCACTCTTCACTAAGTGTACTAATTTATGTAATTTAATCCATCTTTATATTAAAAATGATTATCCATTGGTAATTCGCTATGATGTTGCTAATTTAGGTCATATTAAATTGTGTCTTTCACCTAATGTAGACACCGATTAAAAGATTATAATATGATTTTTTTATTTTTATATATATAATGAATCATTTAATTAAATATTTATTAATGATATTAATTGGAGCATTAATATATATATTAAGTAGTATAACTATAGAAGGTTTAGATGATTGGAATAATGAAAAAGAAGAATGTAAAAAAGTAAATACCGCTACATGTATAGATATATCAAATTATTGCGTAGAAAAAGCATCTGGAAATTGTCCATTAAATCCAAACAATACTCCATTGTTTGACGATGAAATAAATTGTGAAAGAAATATTGATTTTACATGGTGTAGAAAATCTTCAAATGGTTATTTAAAAATTTTATTTGATCTTTTAAATAAAAATAAAAATAAAAGAAATACTAAGGTATTAATTAATGATGATAATAAATATAAAATTTCGGGTATAGATTATACACAATTAAATGATCATACTGATATAATTGATTGTTATACGGATATCAATCAATTTATACAAACTACACCCGATTTAGAATTTACAATTAGTAAAATAAATGATTCATTAAAGACCCCTCTAGATGTAATATATCATGCTAAAAGTAATTCTAAAAGTTATCCATGGGCCCATCCATTAGAATTAGGTGACATAAATTTTGATGGATCAACGAAAGTTTTATATCATATATACAAATTAATATCAACAGCAACTAAAACAATAACAATAACATCTTTAGGACATGATAAACGCAATTACATGATAGAAGACAGATTTTTAACAATAATTAAAAATGGTATTCTGAAAGCAGTAGAAAATTCAGACGAAATTCATATCAGATTATTAGTAGGTGGACCAATTGGATATTTAAAAATCAGTCAATTAGAAAATACAATAAATTTTTTAACAGCAGATTCATCTGAAATACAAAGTAAATGTAATATAATATGTATAAATCATACAGCAGATCATCCTGATGGAGTTGAAACAGAAATATGGAATCATTCTAAAATTATTATGGTAGATGGAAGTTCCATCAGAATAGGTGGTCAGAATATGTTTCCAGAATATTTGGTGAGGGATTATTATCAAAATCAAGGTGGACCCATAGCAGATACAAATTTAGTATTTTTTACAAAAAATACTATCATGTTAATAAATTTCATTAATCAATTATGTTATCAGAGTTTATTTAGACCTAGGGGTCAAAAAATATATATTAAAAATCGGGGGTTATTTAAATTAACTGATGTACATATTAGAGATTTTTCAAATATAGAAGTAGATGCTGCTTCCAAAGCAGATATAAATAAAACTATATTTAATAATCCAATTGAATTTAAAAGTATTTTAACATTTAAATACAATAATAAACTTAAAGATATGGCATCTTTAGATGCCGATGAACAATCCAGAATTTTATCTATGATGAATATTGCTAAAGAAACGATATATATATCGCAACAAAGACTAATAGAGAAACTAAAGACTGGAGGATTTATCAAAGCATGGAAGAATGATGAATTAATTAAAAGTATGGCATCCGCTTTGAATAGGGGAGTAATAATAAAATGTATATTAAGTAGACCAGATTTTGATGACGGTTACTCAAGTAATCTTAATTTATTTGAATTTGGACGCAGGCTTATTTCCCAAGGGTGTTTACCTGAAAATCTAAAAAATTATCAATTAAAATATTTTAATTATTGGAAAGATTCTAATAAGAAATCAGCACAACACACTAAAATGTGGTGCATTGATGAAAAATTATTATCTATAGGTTCCCATAATTTTTATGGTTCACCATTACAACAGGCCAGCATTATAATAGATAGCCCTGCCTTAATAGAAAAATATTTACAGAATGATTTTTGGACAAAGTGGGAAAATGGTATTGATCTAACTCCCGGTGACACAGAATATATAGTGTATATAGTGCGACATGGAGAGAAACAATCGAAGACTGGAAGTCTGAATTCTAGAGGTCAAGCAAGAGCAAGAAATCTAATTAATGTATTTAATGGAGAAAGATTCGCGAAACCAAACGCACTATATGCTCATCATTATGGCAATTACATTGATAAAGAAAGATGCGAAGAACTAATTAAACCAATTTCTGAACATTTAAAACTACCGGTTAATAATAAATATGGTTATTTACACCCCCCTGGAATGGGAAATACGAGAGCTGGAGAAGATATTTTGAAAACCCTTCGTAGTAAGAATATAATATTAGTGGTATGGGAGCATAATAACATACAATTGTTAACTCATGCCCTTGGCGTTGGAAGTGAATTAAATAGGAGCGCGATACCTGAATGGCCCAGTGAAGACTTTGATACTATATATGAATTACATTATAATAAACCCTCTAAAGAAGGATTATATAAATTTACTGTATCTAAGCAGAATTTTAATTAAAATGATTATCCATTGGTAATTCGCTATGATGTTGCTAATTTAGGTCATATTAAGTTGTGTCTTTCACCTAATGTAGACACCGATTAAAAGATTATAATATGATCTAATAATACATGGAATACTTTTATAAAACTCATAATGACACAGGTGAATCCTGTTGTGATTCGAGTGGGAAATACATAGCTGAATAATATTATCCATATTATTAAGAAACATATAGATAAGTAATTAAATATTAATTTTATTTTTTATTATTTTTTATTTATGTATAGTATAAATGAATATTGATTTGGAAACATGTATTCTCGCATTTTTAATTGGCTTCGCTCTTTACCTCCTTGTTAACAGAGTGTTCATAGAGGGATTTGAAGAAACCTATAATACTGAAACTGGGGAAGGTATTAATCCAGACTGCTCGGAAATCCCTTACTTGGGCGAGTGTGGTAAGGGAGTTGAGGAGGGTATACAATGTAGGAATACGAAAGCACTTGGCCCAGCTGGTAAAGGTAATGGTGTTCCCGCTTGTAGTATTAACACAAAAGCTAGATGCGAGAAATCCCCTGGATTTGTATGGTGTGGTAGTGATTGGGGGAAATCTGCCAGTCAATCCCCTGGTCAATCCCCGGGTCAATCCCCAGGTCAATCCCCGGGTCAATCCCCAGGTCAATCTCCGGGTCAATCCCCACGTCAATCCCCGGGTCAATCCCCAGGTCAATCCCCGGGTCAATCCCCAGGTCAATCTCCGGGTCAATCCCCACGTCAATCCCCGGGTCAATCCCCAGGTCAATCCCCGGGTCAATCCCCAGGTCAATCCCCGGGTCAATCCCCAGGTCAATCCCCTGAGGAAAAACCTTGTAAAATCATGAATTCTGTTATAGACCTGGGAGGTGTGGGCGATGAAGATTATAGTTTTTGTAATGAATATGTAATTCCAGATGATTTCTCGCTTGATGCCCCCTTTTTAAAAGAAGGAAGATGTCCTCCAGAAAGCTTTAAATCAAGTGCCGAGTTAGAAAGAAAAATACCTGATTGTAAATCATCTGAACACGGATGTTGTAAAAAATCTACACATAAACTAAAACCCGATGGCGATAGATGTATCAACGCCAAGTATAGTCATAAAATATCCAGAGAAACAAATCAAACTACATGTTTCGAGTTAAAAGTATCCAAAAATGATAATACAAAATATACTTATGAAGGGAAATGTCCCGATTCTTTTAGATCAAATAACACCAATATTGGAAGACGAACATTGCCTGATTGTATTAGTAAAAATAAAGACTGCTGCGTCGAAACAGAATATACTCAAAATATTATTCAATCGATGGTCGATGGTCGTTTAAAACACCCTGTAAGAGCTCGGAATTTTCCCGATGATCCCACTACATTGTGGATTACATGTAGAGGTCATCCAGATGCGGACGAGGATGATAATTTGAGAGGTGGTGGATTATTCAAATATGATATTGGATGGAGTGGTAAAAAATTCAAATTTTTAGAAGGATGGACACTTGACACTCCGGTAGAAGGTTTGTTTAAACTTGACAATTTTTTAATTGTAGCAGAATTGGGGAGGGGACCCAGTGGAGACGCATATAAAAATAAGATGCTTGAGGATAGTCGCCCTACATTACATATATTTAGATTAGATTTAGATATAGTACTCTCTCCAATTATAAGCTTAGATTTAAGTAGTGAAACAGACGCTATACTACATGTAGAATGTACAAAATTTAATAATAGAGCATACGCGATTTGTTCAAGTGGTTTTGCAACTACTAATTCTGTAATTATAGTAGACATAACAGATGTAATTGAAAAAAAACCAAATTCTGAAGTACTCAAGAATTTAAAGATAATAAAAATCCCTGTTGATGTACATTATCCCGAGGGTATTAATATTTCACCTACTTGCCCACATGTTATATATACGGGGGGGATAATAATGCATAGCTGGCAGCACGATATGAGAATCGCCCGTGTAAATCTACACAATTCATTTAATATCGATCGTCCTTCTGACGTCTCCGTAAGTTATATAACTAATAATGGAGGTCCGGTGGGTGGACAACTCGTTGGTGCATCTAGAATTGATCAACCAATATTTGAGGAACCATATCAAGGTTCATATGGATATAATGATTTTACTTTATATCTTTCTGGGTGGGGATATCCGGGTAGATTTGGTATTCTTAACACGGTAAGTGATGAGTTAAAAATTATTGAAGATAGCGATTTCTCATTTATGAACCGTGTAAAATTATGGAGGAATTATGCGTTCCTTCCATTAGAAATAAAATACGCAGATGATTTTTTGATGGATGATTTATTTAAAGGTGTAGTGGGTGTTATAGACATAACAGATCCGACAAAGAAAAAGATCCTTGACACAAGTAGTAAGGAGGTCACGGGTCTTGATTCCGGTAATGAAGTACTTGATGGAATATACACTTTAGCAGTTAATTGCGATAATTTATACGTATTTCCACCAAAAGAGACACGTGTAGTAGTTTATGATATATTTTGGATTATTAAACATTTGTTTAATGAGGATTTACGATCCAATGATAATCCGTGCGATAAAGATATGGGTCCACAAGGATTCGTTAATAATTATTATAATAAATTTAACATAGATCGTTGCCAATAATTTAATACAGGACCTTATATAGTGTATATAGTGCGTCATGGGGAGAAACAATCGTATACTGGTAGTCTGAGTGATAGAGGTCAAGCAAGAGCAAGAAATCTAATTAATGAATTTAATGGGAAAAGATTCTCTGAACCAAAAGCAATATATGCCCATCATTATGGCAATCTCATTGATAAAGAAAGATGCGAAGAACTAATTAAACCAATTTCTGAACATTTAAAACTTTCAGTTAATAATAAGTATGGTTATTTACACCCCTGGAGAGGATAATTATCAAATCTTCCAAGTAAGAATATAATATTAGTGGTATGGGGGCATTTTAATATACAATTTTTTTACTCGTGCCCTTGGCGTTGGAAGTGAATTAAATAGGAGCGCGATATCTAAATGAACCGATGAAGACTTTGATACTATATATGAATTATATAAATTTACCGTATCTAATCAGAATTTAAATTAAAACAATTATCCATTGGTAATTCGCTACGATGTTGCGAATTTGGGTCATATTAAATTGTGTCTTTCACCTAATGTAGACACCGATTAAAAGATTATAATATGATTTAATAATACATGGAATACTTTTATAATACTCATAATGACACAGATGAAACCTGTTGTGATTATAGTCGTTCTACAATTTATACAATGTTAGGTATTATGTTTTTCATTTCTTGTTATCCATCAATACATCTTGTATTAAATCAATGTTATAAAGATTGTAAGGAGAAATATAAGATTTATAAATTAAATATTAGAAAGATTAATTCAGCAGATAATTTATTATTAGATGAATGTAGTATTTGCCTAGAGAAATATAAAAAGAGAGATAAAATAGTTGATTTAGAATGTAATCATGTATTTCATAAAGATTGCATCAAACTATGGTTAACTAATAATAATTCTTGTCCTCAATGTAGAGAAAATATTATTTAATATTTATATTCAATTGATATGCCTTTAATACCGTTTCCGTAACTTATCGCGGGGTTCGATGGATTTTCCCAAAAGTATGTACTTGGCTCCCGACCCCCGATGGTGTGGTTAATATTCGGTTCCTTATAACCAAAATCCACACGTAATGAATAAGTTTCATCCTGAGAATTATCCTGAGAATTATCAACCCCATAAATAGTATAATCTCTTATTTCGGTATTTTTAATGGGGCAATTACTATTAATACCATCAATCGTTATGAAAAATCTCCCACCTACACAGTCAGAATCAGTTGTATGAAATTCTACACTATTTAATTTTACATCTGGTGGAATACCATCAATATCATAAAGCTGTTCCGTTCTATATTTGTTAAGAATATCGGAACTAGTCAATATAAGCCTACCATCAAACCACATTAACAATCTATCCAGTTTTAAAGTTTTAGTCCCCGAATCACTATTTATAGTGATACTAATACTTTGAACGGAAATAGGTGGAGGATAATGAATATTGGAAGGTGATAAATTTTCTGTCCATATTTTTTCTCTATTATTCTTATAAATATCTTTCAAGTATGATGTAAAGACACTATTACTGGTGTTGTCAAAATCACTGCCATCGAATAGGTATTCACTGACATAAGTGGGTCCGTAATCTTCTCCACACCACCTAAATTTGTTTTTATTACACCAGTCAAAATCTCGATCACAAGCGATCGCACGTTCTTGTGTATTAAAGCATCTATATTCTTTTCCCTCACCACATGCATTAGGGTCATATGTAGGGCATTTAGGATTAATACCACCCCCTGTTTTAGGATTATATACTCCTTCTTCCACTATGAACACTTTGTTTACAAGAAGGTGAAGAGCGAAGCCAATTAAAAATGCGAGAATACAAGTTTCCAAATCAATATCCATTTATACTATATAAATATAAATAATATTATCTAAATTATATTATAAATATGGCAAAAAGTAGATCTATGAAAAAACGGGGGGGTAGAAGAACATACAGATCCGGGGGCAGGATTTCGCGTAAAGCTTCCTTAAGAAAAGAGAAAAAAGCAAGAAAAACTAGAAAAGGTAAGCGTAAATCTTATCGCAATAAAAGAACAAAAAAGGTTATGAGAGGTGGATGAGGTGGTGGTGAATTGGGAGTTAGAAGCAGAAGGTCTACTTTCAGTATGTTTGGAGGAGGAGGTAATTGAGGATCTCTTTCTCAGCAGCCAACACCTTCTTCCTAAATACCAATAGATTAAACATTTAATCATATAATTACCAATGAACAAATATCTTAAAATTCGCATGATATTTATGAAAGTGTAATAAAATTTGATTAAATCACTTAAAAATACATTAAGAACAAATATTAAATATGAAGTTACTACTAAGAGCACTCAATGATGAAGTCAAAACACTGTATCAAGATGATGCTTTAGAAACATCAAATGTTAATCGCGAGACAAGAGGAGATGCTGGTTTAGATTTATACTGTCCCGGAGATTTAACTATTCCACCTCATGAAACAGCTAAGATTGATCTTAAGATTCAGTGTGAAGGTCTATCAGATGATAATGGAAGAAATGTATGCTATTATCTTTATCCGCGATCGAGTATTAGCAAGACTCCCCTTCGCTTAGCAAATAGCGTAGGTATCATTGATGCGGGATATCGTGGAAATATAATGGCTGTTGTAGATAATATTTCAGATGAACCATTTGATATTCAGAAGGGTCAGCGTTTATTTCAGATTTGTGGTCGTTTTCTAGAACCCATTAACTTAACACTTGTAGATACTCTATCAGACTCTGAAAGAGGTAATGGTGGGTTTGGTAGTACGGGAAGTTAAAATAGTTAATCAATTAAATTGTAAACTTATTATCTAATCATAATTATAGTATTTATGAAAATACACGTTTTAATATTATTATTTTGTTTATTGTATATTTTTTGTCAGAATTATACCGAAAATTATACAAACATGAATACACAGATATATGAAATGAATGCAGCGGTTCCAAATAAACCAGATGATACTCAGTTTTACGCTTGTAGACAAGAAGTAGAATCTACTCCTGATTATCCATTCAAGCGATTTCCAAATAGTAATTATAGAGTGAAACGGAATCAAGTCAGTTTACCTCTAAAAGGAACATTTAGTGCATTTTTAGACGTTAATAAGATAAGAAGTTATGATCACTTTTATCACTCACCTATTTGTGAGGATGATCCGGGTAAAGAATCTTATGATTTTAATACTGATATAGATTCTCAATTTAGATTAATACCAGGTGCTTTTCCAGAAGAAGATATTAATAGTATCTACGCGGAAGAATTAGAAAAAGATTCTCATGATTTAAGAAATCCTTATTATAGTTATAGTGATCCTAAAAAAATTGAAAGAAGTATTCTTCATAAACCCGAATTACAAGATCTGTTCTTACGAGTTAAAAGAGGGTTACCTAAAAGACATGAAGATGATAGTTATTTAGAAGGTGTAGAACATGCGTATGGAGACCATCACCCCATGTAAATATTATCTACGACTATTAATTAACTTTGGAATTATTTCTTCATAATGATTTAATTTATCTGTTTTTTCTCGTAGTTCTAAACTCAATTCTTTGAGTTTATAACGACCCTCTTGTAATAATTCTTCATAAGTTGATATTTGCCCTTGAACCTCATGTTTTTCAATCTCAACATATTTTATCCTTTCAGTTAATTTTTCTATGATACTTTGCTGATATTCAATCGTATCTTTTAATTCTCTAATATCCTCTTTTTTCCCTCCACCCATTTGATTATCAACTATCCCATCTTCATTTTCTTCCAAGATAAAAAAACGACTCTTATAAATAATATTTCCGACTTTATCTCTTCTATAAATTGGAACGTATTTTGTTAATCCGTTACACTCAACTATTAAATTATCATTACATCTGCGGATAAATTTACAATTTGGATAAAATGATTCATTACTAATATCAATATTACCTTCTTCATCTAAACTACATGTTACATATTGAATATCGCATCCTTTATTAAAATCATATGGCATTTCTACCTCAACATAATCTATTAATAATTCTCTAATCTTTGTTAGATCTTTAATCATAATTATCTATATTAATTTATATAATTTTAAATGAGTGATAGTATTAATCTAATTTATCCCGCTATAATAACAAATATATTAACACTATTTTTATTCACTAAAAGTAAATTACATGATCAAATATTACTATTATTAATGATAATTGGTCAACTTATATTACTTAGTGGAGAAAGCGATAAAAATCTAGACAAAATACAACTTTCCCATATATTATTTACTACTTCATTAACTTTTGGTTCACTATATTTCAATGAAATTCATAATCAAATATTTGTATTAATATTATTATTGATAACTATTATTTCAAGATATATTTTATCAGAGTGTTTATTTAATATGAGTAACTCCCATCATGAATTTGAATTTGAAAGTTCATTTGACTTTATCAATTATGATTACTTATTTTATATATCAATAATAATCTTATCTTATAGATTATTCAAAGATAAAAAAGTTTAAATGATGAAATTTAACAACTGGATGAATTAAATGGATCAATTTTTTTTGAATCATCCACAGCTAATTGCAGAATTCACCGTCTGATCAATGCACTCCGGATTACTATTATCGGGGCATAATTTTCCAATAGGTTTTTGGCAATTATCACCTCTCTCATAACAAGTACCATCGAGACATATACCTATTCTTTTTTTACCATCTATCATACTTGTTAATTCACAAAAATCATTGTTCATAGCAGTGCTACTTTTACAATCAGTAGGACCTTCCCCTCTCTTGAGCCTTTCCTTGTATTTCTTAAACTGCTTGGGGAATTCTTTTTCTGTCGGTTGAGCACAATCATTTATTTCTGAACATTTATTAAAATTATTAGATCCACTCCAATTACATGAATATGTCTGATCAGCTTTAGAATAAACGGGGTTACCTTTATTATTAATACAATAATCATATGAAGTTTTGCAATCGAATCTCCTATAAGGAGGAACTATATCACACTCATTTATTCGTACAGGAGGCCCACCGTCAAACCCTTCTTTTCCACATTTACACATAAAGTGATATAATAAAAATGCAACAATTACAAATAATATTAACTCTATCATTTATAATGTAAATTATATTTTTTTATTCAAAGATAAAATAATAAGTAATGTATAAATGGAACCATTGAAAAACATCCTAGAAATATATGATGATAAACAAAAGGTATTGTTACAATATTTACCAGATGAATCTACAAAAGCCTTGTCAAATCATGAATATGTTCAAGATTTAGATACATTGTTTTTAAATGATCGGTTAGTATGTGTTAAAAAGTCATCTGGTAAAATTCATAAAAAAGGTATAGTCATTAAAATTACAGAAATGAAAGTAACATTAAAAACAACTACAATGAATATATCATTAGTGAAAGATGATTATTATATATTTCGATACTTAAAAAAGAATAATAGCAAGAAAAATAATCGTAAATTTTATGAAGAGCTCCTAAAAAGCTTGCAATAAATTATTTTTTATCAGTTAAGCTATATTCTTCTTTATTTCCACTTTGAACACTTACTTTACTACAGATATATCCTAAAGGACTTTTTACAGTTTCGTATACACCGTCTACAAAATCTATATGACTACTCATCTTCTTACAGTTTGGTTGAACATCTTTTTCTAACAACTCTAAAATAGTATTTAATTTTACTTCTAAATCAATGAGTTTATATTCTAAACTATTTAATTTTGATTTTATTTCGGGATCCATAATAATAATATATTTATATATATATATTTATATATATATGGCAAAAACACAACGCAAGACAAAGAGGAAAAAGCGGAGTAAAACGAATAAGCAAAAGCGCAGTATTCGCAATAGACGTGAAGCTAAGAAATATATAGAATTATTAAATCATGCTTATAAAACATTAACATCTTCTTATCATGACTTACTAGACAAAGATGATTATTTATTACTACCTTACTTAAAAACCGGTTTTAATAGAGGATGGAAAGTACTAAAAGATAAAAATATCATAAAAGAAATCAAGTGCAATAGTTTATGTATGACAATGAGTATATTAAATAGTACATTAGGAAAAAGAAAAAGAATAGATGAATTAAATCCTTTACAAAAACTATATTTGGTTTTTATTTCATATTTAGTTGAAGATGGTGAATTATCTAAAAAAGAGGTAACTTTAAAACATGCTCTAAAGAAAATTGATATGCGTATTATGGCTAAAAGGAACGATTTAGAAAAATATACCAAAAAAGGTGATAATCGCAACATAAAAAAATGCAATAAATTCATTGGGAGACAAGAAGAAATAAAAAAGAAATTAATTGAAAGTGATGGGAAAGATAGAGAAGATGTCGGATATGCTTTCAAAATAGATGTGTGTAATAATGTTGATTGCGAATATTTACACGAATATCAGATGGAAAAGGGACAGAAATATAGTGAATCATATAGTAAGTTTTGTTTAAATATCACCGAATTTTTTAAAGGGATAGTTTGGTTAAACATGTACCAGATATTCGGAAAAATATTAAATCCCTTTAAAGTGAGTATTAATAATAATGTATTAAATATAAATATAAATATAAGGAATGTAATAAATAAAGTTGATATAGTTTTCTTACCTGAAGAAAAGATGTATTTTAGTGATTTATTTTATGGTAATAATACATTAGATCGTGCTAGAAAAAATGCTATCATTACAAGGAAAGATATATGGATTTATAATGGTATTGATACTCGTAATAATAAATTAATAAAGAGAAGTGTTCATAATTTAGAAAATAAACATTATGTTGTAGCTCAAATGAATATAGATAGTGGAGAAGATTGGAAAAAACCAATAGATGAAAAAGCAGAAATTATATATAAAAATTTATCTAATTTCGAAAAAGGTATTGGTGAACTGCCAATTTTAAAAGATATTAGGAAACAAATAAAAAAAATTGGAGATAAAGATAAATATGATTTAAATGAAAATATTGAAAATAGTATTACATTACATTGGTTATATATGCACAGAGATGAGATTGAAGATTATATAAAAGAGTTTATTTTTTAGAGTATTTTATAAACATGTATGCCGATTAATGATAATATTCACTAAAAAAAGATGCTAATGCGATTATAATCAATACTTCTAAAATTTCTAATTTATATCTTTAATGATAAATATTAAGATAAAAAAAGAAATATATTTATAATTATAATGAAATATAATTTACCGAATTTTAAATATATTTCTTTTTTTATCTCTATGATACTTGTAATAATACTATTAATATTATCATATAAATTATTATTTTGTAAAAGTGATAAGTATTTATTAGATAATCAAGAAGTATACAATTTACATGTTTATCCATGGGGAACACAGATAATGATTAAAGATTTAATGGCGCCAATTTATATTGGTGATGTTAAAAATAATAAATTTGTATGGAAGCGTAAATTACAAAAATATAGTGGATTTTATCAATTAGATACAGGGTCTCATTTATTGACTGATTTATTAATAATGAGTAGAAATGATTTGAAAAAAAATTTAGATGAAAATAATATCAATTACGATGATTTAAATAGTAGCGGTTATGTTTATTTACAAGGTGGTACACCACCAATAAATATATATCAGGATATACGCATTGATAATAAACCACATAAGATGCCAGTAGGATTAATGGCAATAGATAAACAAGATAACATGTTAAAAGAAAGAGAAATAGTAAACGGTGTATTTGGTTTAGCCCATATACATAATGGACATCCATTAAAAAAATACGGCGTTACAGATGTATTATTTAAAACAGTATCAAAACGCAGTATAATGATAGATTTTAAAAATGAAAAGATGATTGTAGGTGCTCCAATACCAACTGATTATACATTTAAGGGTCTTATGCATTACGATAACAATATAATGAGGATGAATGTTTTTATATTAGACAAAGAAGGTAATAAGAATAAATTATTAGTAGATACTGGAACATTATATTCACAATATTTATCTACTGGACCACAAATATTAGAAGGAGTTAAAGAAAAGGGGAGTGAAGGTATATTAAAAATGCGTAACGCTAAAATATTACCCAAAGATTTAGTTGGCGTAGGGAAAAAGATATTAGGTTATAATGATTTATATCATGGTTATATGTATATAGATTACGATAATAATATTATATATATAAATCAAAATCAGTGAATTCTATAAACTTTTATTTACTCCCTATATATTACCCACAATTTTGCAAAAAGGAATTGTATTCAGCTTGTTGTTCCGCACTACAACTATAATTTCCTGGATGTGGTTGTCCTGGTCTAATGCAGCGTGCTCTTCGCCATTCCCGTAATTTATTAAAACCATCTCCACAATTTAGTTCGCAATTATCACCATAATTAGAATTACCACAACGTCCCCTCGGTTGGTTTGTGCGTTGCGCGGTTGTGGCGCTTACCCTTTGACAGGCAGGTCCTTCCCACCCTTGCGGACATTCACAATCACAATTGTAACCCTCCCCCCTCCCCTCATATCTTAAAATACCACCGTTCAGACATTGCCTACCTTGACATTCAGATAAAAGCATATCTAGTCCTTCTTGCGCTTCATCGGGTGACCCCCCCGGTATATCACTAATATTCCCCCCTTCTATACAACCTAGCATATAATTTGTTAAATTATTTTTAAGAAGACCTTCATCTCCCTCATCCGATAATTCATTAATCATCTCAACATTATAACCAAATAATGATCTGGCTATATCACAACATGGGATATGTCCGTCGCCCAAATCCGGTTGATTCCGTCTTCCCATGTCATAATAAGTATGTCCACCCAGTTGATTAGGGGTGTCTCCTTCGATAATACGACCGTCGCTATGCGTAAATGGTAAATTACATGCATGCGAAAAGAGACTCGTTATATAAAGGATATTTTGAGACAATGGTGGACTAGGTGGTGGTGAAGGAGGCAGAAATAATCTATAATATGTATTTAAATCATATTCAGTAATATGACTTCTTATGAATTCAAGCCCGTCGCTATTATCAATCTGTACTAAATAAAAATCTTTGGGAGCGTCTATGGGAGCGTCTTCTTGTTGCCAGTAGTAAGCAAAATATTCTTTATTATCATTTCTGACATGGTCTACATGATATATTTTGGTTCCCGGTACTGAGTCGCTGTGGGTGGGCGGGCGGGACCTTCCCATTATTTTATGGGAAAGTAATTCATAATTTTCATTTAATTCATCTTCAGGAATTATCATTAGCTCCCCATCGAGTCCCCCCTGTGCTGGACGTGTAATATGCGTATCTAAATAAAACCTTTCGATACCATCCTCCTCTATATAGAAAGCAAAATATTCTTTATTATTATTTTGATCTTGGTCTACATGATATATTCTGGTTCCCGACTCAATATCGGACCCATGAACGATCAAGTCATCGTCCGGATCCCTTCTCATTATTCTATAAGAAAGTCGTGCTTGAGAACATGTATCAGGACATCTATTTGCAATATCAGGATTGCCACAATCTGCAACTCTTCCGCTACATCCACTGACATCTGGTGCTCCAACACTAAAATTCTCTTTACAATTACAGCTTAAAGAATATAAATAATATAAATAATATAATATTATCAACAATAATACTATATGTCCAATATGTAATTTATTCATTTTTATAATATAAACCATAAAAAATTTATTAATATATTAAATCCCATTATTTTCATAAATATATAAACCTAATAAAGACACCCCAACTGAAAATAATATCGCAAGAGAACCCCATAATCCCTTCCCAACAACTCTATAATATGTTTTTAAGAGAGGAAAGATATTTAATTTATAAATTACAATATCTCCTATATATCCTACGATAAATGTTAGGATAAAATAAATAAATATTTCTTTTTTTGTTTCTGGTAAGTATTTATTGTAAAATAGTTGAAATAATTTCATGATAATTCCTACAATGATGACAACAGTTAGTAAAGCATAGAATGCGGCTTGAAACATGGTTTTATCTTCAAAATACAGTTTTAATGTAGTAATTGGTTTATAAATATCATGCTTTGCTATGATATTTAATATTATATCGCTAAAAAATCCAACCAATGCGTTAAATACTAAAAATAAAGATTCATTTGATATCATTTATAATAAGTTATAGATTAATAAAAATCCACCCGTTGTAGTTACATTCGCCAAAAATGGTATGATTTTATCCGTGGGAGGATGATATAAAGGTGTTACGACAATCATGAATAGTATAAATAAAGATACAATATACTTAACTACTTCTTTGCTTATGTATTTATTTTCTCCGATTAAGAAATAATAAACAACAACTAATGCCCCTATAGTTTCTAAAAGTATAACACCAATCATACCCAATTCATTTATCGGAAACGGTAGATGTGTTTTCTTCGCTAAACCTGAAACGAGTTTTGTAAAATTTGGAATCTTATTGAATCCCGAATATACAAACATGATGAAAAATAATAAGATAGCAATCTTTTGTAAATATAAATTTGATATCATCTTTTATAATATAATCAATATAAAATGATGAATGAAAAAATAGAAAAATGTACAATGATAAGTATTTTATTGGTGGGATTCATAATAGAAATGTATATATATAATTACTTGAATTCGTTTACTTTATTTACGCTCCAAGATATCCATTATTTTAAATTTAATTTTCATGGACTTTTCATTATCAATTAGTGTTTTTAGCTTTTGATTATATCCCTCTGGTAAGATGTATTCACCATAATAAGATTTGAAAATATTGTATAAACACTGAACACATTTATATTTTTCTTCATCTTCATCATATACGGTTAAATTTTCCATTAATGTTTCCAATGCGGGATGAATTTTACCGGTAACAATCTTTTTCTTTTCTAACTCGGTGATTAATAATGAATGTCCTATCAGTTTATCTAATTTTTTATTGCGTTCACACATGCGCAAATAATCGCTCTCTTCTTTAAACTCAATATTTTGAATTGATTGATATAGTTTATCAGTTGATGATTGAATCATATTATTATTATCAATGCCATATAAATAATTAATCAAATCTAAGTATAATGATATGTATGGTGTATGTATGATGCACTTTTCGAGTATACTATCTATAGTTAAATTTTTTAGATAGATTTTATCACCCAGTTTGTCTTTAATCTTTGTTCTTATAGATAATATATTTTTATCAGTTAATTTATTCAAGAGACTATTAACTTCTTTAATACATGTTGTATCAGTTTCCTTATATTGTTGGCGTTTCTTATAACCTCTTCGTTTATTCATTTCAAGTCTGAAATATTTCTTATTTAATTCAATATTATTGATAAACTTCATACATTTTGTTAGTTCATCGTTCGAATTTTTATAATCTTCGCAATCTTTTAAAAATATTTCATCATGAAATAAATCATTAACTGTATCTTCTGAATAATAAATCATACTATTTAAATATATATCTATATCTTTATATAGATATTAAATGAAAATATATTCCGCAAAATAATTATCTAAATATTAATATAAATATAAATGAATAAGAAAAGGGGTAGATCTGAAGATAAAGATGAAGAATATATAATTCAACCTAAAGTAAGAAAGGTGGACCCTACTAGAGATTGGGGGGGGCTAAGTGATTGGACGGGTGAAGGAAGTCAAGGTAGCCAAGATCTTATGGAAGATTCTGATACACCCAAACAACTTTCACTACAAGTAGATCCTCCAGAACCTCCATCTGGTCCCAGATTACATGATGTATATGGTGCTTTAAAAACACTATTGATGAGCGGTGATAATGATACCCTAAGAACTATACAACAAATGTTACCAGGTCAAGATATAACACCTTCTACAGGTTCGCTTTGGATTACATTAATTGAATTATGTAATAATCCACCGAGAGAAGATGAACCAAGAGATGATTCTGACCCAGAAACACTTAGAATAGATACCGAAGAACAAGGTGAAATGGGATTACAACCCCGATTAGCATCTCAACTTAAATGGGCTATCGGATCGTTTAATCCACAACCTAGTGATAATACAACCGATATATTAGAATCGGGTAATAATGTGTTTGAATTATTTAAGCGCATCATGATAGAATATTCCGCTGTTCAATCTGAATCAATGGCTGCTTCAGGGCAAGATGGATCAGTGAGCTGCTTAGTAAATCCACTACCATCACAACCTCTTACTGGTTATGAAAAGGTTTTAGGACCAGGAACTTCTTTCCCTAATTTCCCTTTCCCAATATATTTTGATGTTGGAACTGCTAGATGGGTAGGAGAATTATTAAGGGAAAGTGTATTTAATTGGGGTAGAATTATTAAATCTCTTTCTGAAAAAGGTGTAAAATTTGGTATTGATGCGACAGTGTATGTTTCCAGTCGCACCGTAAAGGTGGGTGTTCTCAGTTTGATCCTATTATTTAATATGGCAGTGAAAGCAGCTGAAGAGGCGGCTGGACGCGCTGGTCAGATAATGAGATTTATATTAGAGACTTTGTTAAATCAAAAAGAACTTTTATTCGCGAGTCCATTCGCAAATATAACGAATCCTTCTGATGAAGAAACACAGAGACGCCGTGTCAAGAGATTTGTAATGGTTTATCTTTATACTATGTTAAAATTATTATCAGTATTAAAAAAATGTAATAATATTGAATGGTTAAAAGGTAATGTGATAGACAGAGAAACGGGAGAAAACGTATTAATCATTGAGGGTATACCTTTGACTGAACCAGAATTCCTTATATTAACCGAATTTATTAGAAAAGAAAAATCTTCGTGGACTGTTGAAGAAATATTAAATCATGGATCAAGATTATTTATTTTAATACTATATAATCCAAAATTATATTTTAGTGCTTGTCCCAAATTAAGCAGAGATTTTCTGGAATTATATAAATATTCATTAAAATTTCAATTTGATTTGTTGAATATTAGACTCGGACGCGCGGATTATGATCCAACCAAATTAGTAACATATGAAACCCCCGTAGGAAACTTAATAACTGTAATTAACAATGCAGGCGATTTAAGAATGATAGACCCAGATACTTTGTCGGCAACACAGAATTTAATTAAAAAGGCAGTAGAAGGCGTTGTTAAATCTTATGGTTACCAAGTTGCCAGGCAAAAAATAGAAGGACTATTTGTCCCAGGTGGTCTTTTAGAAAATAAACGTGATGAATGGATTGTAGAAGTAATGTCATATTTGGCTGAGTTTGATTTACCCTTACCTGATCCAGAAGATGGTGGTCAAGGTGATGATCCATTATCGCAGGATCTCATTGAAAGTGAAAGTGATAGTTCCTCTGAAATAAGTGGAGGCGGCAGGAGTGGAAGAGGCAAACGCAAAAAGCGTTCTAAAAAGAAATCAAAAAAGAAATCGAGTAAGCGCAAGAAGACCGGCAAACGCAAGAAAACCGGCAAACGTAAGAAATCCGGTAAGCGCAAGAGCAAGAAAACCAAAAGAAAATCCATGAAACAAGTGAAAGAAAAACTTATCAATTTAATTAATTCACTATAAAGTTTAAAATTTAATTAAAAATAATTAATCTTATTAATATGATTTCATTTCATGATTTGAAAAATTATATTATTAATGACCCTTTATCTGATTGGTTTGAAAAGATAAATCAGATATATAACACTTATGAGTGTTCTGAACCGACGCGATTTGAAATAGAACTAAGAGAAAAGAAACATTCATACAAAGGAAATTTTATACAGTTTTTAATGAGTTCAGATTATGAAACTCATAAAGATCAAGAATATGAATTCGTAAAGACTAAAATAAAAGAGAAACAAAAGTGTATCTTTATTAGACCCATTTTGTATCATGAAAGATATGATATGAGTGTCATACCCGATTTTATCATTCACAGAGATATCTTTAAAGAAATATTCAATGAAGTACATATGTCTGATTTGCCTCTCTATATTGTATCCGACATAGTTTATCAAACGGTAAACTTTAATAAAGATATGACAGATTTGATTAATGATAATCTATTGTATTATTACAAATGTAAAATATATTTATGTAATGAGATTCTAGGTTATAATGATTATGGTATATTATTCGCTAAAGAATACAGACATAAAGAGTGTATCTTGAAAAAGAAAAGCGTTGTTGGGAGATATGTTTTTGATAATGATATGAGAGATAAGATACAACATGCTTTGGCATGGATAGATAATTTAAATCAGTATTATGATGAATGGTTAATTTATCCGGAACCAACGATCACTGAATTATATCCAAATATGAATATTAAAACGGGTCCATGGTACAATGAAAAGAAGAGGTTAGCTGAAGAGATACAAGAAATAACACTGGTGTGGAATATTTCATATCATAAAAGATGTCTGTTACATGATAAAGGAATTTATACATGGCAAGACTCTTTATTGCTTAATAATATTTATCCTTATGAGGTTAAAGAAACTGAAAGAAGAAGAATCCAAGAAAAGATGATTCATATGAATCGGCAATCTGAATTAAAAATTTCACCGAGACGCATTAAATCTAGAGAATTTATCAATCATATCAAGGATAAAACTGACTCAATTGTATTAGATTTCGAGAGTGTAATTAATCTAGAGGAAAGAAGTAGTTACTTTAATGATGAGATACGTGATGAAATTCCTAAAATTTGTATTATTGGATGTATCGATTTGAAAAACAATGTATTCAAAGATTTTACTATTCGTTATCTAACTCTTGACGAAGAAGAAAAAATAGTCAGATATTGGTTACAATATTTAAAACGAGTTGTAGGTAATAATATTAAAATATATCATTGGTCATCAGCAGAGCGCGTTTATATTGATTACATGAAAGCCCAATATCCTCATTTAGATTATCCTAATTTCACATATGTTGATTTGTTATCTTATTTTAAAAGTGAACCGATTACTATTCAAGGGTGTTTTGGATACGGATTAAAAGAAATCGTTAAAATGTTGTATAATCATGAATTAATCAAGAATAAGTGGGTCGATGATACAGATGGATTAGAAGCTATGATAGAAATTATACATAAATCAGAAGACGCGTTAAATAAAAAGATACCTATTAAACGGTTCACTGAAATAAAAAAGATTATTTATTATAATTACATGGATTGCAAAGTCATAGTAGATATCTTAGAGATGTTAGAAAAGATGATTTAAACAATTCACCAAAAAATATATATTCGTAAAAAAAATGTTTTACTATAGTAAAATAATGGGAGAAATGAACGTTGAGAATGTTTTGCTATTTTTAGTTGGTGCTTTTTTAGCATATCATATGATGGAGAAGATAGAAGGAATTATCAATTGTCCAAAGTTCACTACATATGATATAAACAGAAATATCTGGTTGAAGGGTAAGTTGGTCGGCCTTGATTCACAATCTTCTCGTGTTCGTGTTATGCCAGATGATGTTGCAGAACAGTTTTGGATGAATTGTGAAGATGTTATGAAAAGAAATTAACACGATTATTTTCATAAATATAGTTACGGGAGATACATTTACCTACCTAATCCCGTGTAGAATTTGGATCACCGCTGAAAAGTATGTATTTAATTACTTTGTCCATGTTTCATCATTTTTAACCTCTCTTTTGATATAATGATCCCTAATTCCATTTAAAATATACATAAAATCCTGTTTACCCGATAATTTATCGGGGTGATATTTGCGGGATAGTTTTTTATAATCTTCCAAAGAGAATTTATGATTTAAATTCATAATATCTTTTGGAACATCTTTTAATTTCATATTATACTCTTCGATGAAAGGTTTTAAGTCAAAGACTCCTTTATTATCATCTTCGCCTTCATCTTGACCTGGTAACCATTTATAATTTTGCTTTGATCTCCCCCTGCTATTTTCTTCTTTTTCCCATGATTTTGACCTTTGATCCCACTTCTTCCAATGTTCAGAAGATTTTTCTTTTCTTTTTTGCCTTTCTTCATATTCTTTCTTTGCTTTCTCTTCATTTTCTCTCTTTCTCTTTTCATTGTATTTACGAATTTCATCATCATCAAATACAAATTCTTTCACTTTAGGTTTTGATTTTGTTTTTTCTTTTTTAGTGAATACTTTATTCCTGTTTTCATATTCACCTATTTCAATTTCGAGGATCCGTATTTCATGAGATAATTTTTCTTTTGTTTTTTCGCAATCGCAATTATCAATTCGTTCTCTTTTCTGCCTCAGCTTTTTTTCCGCACGCTTATACTGTTTAGGATCAGTAATCTCGGTATTATCACTTTCTTCAGGAGACAATCCCCTGAATTGATTCATTCTTTACTATGAACTAGTTTTAATTAATTAATCTTAAAGAATGCGAATCAAATTTGTAGTAAAATTTGATATTCTTAGGTTTATATATCATTAACAAATATATGATCATAAATATACGATGTCGCAAGAGAAACCAGTTCAGCTCGGTCTCTGTTGTATGAATACAACCTTGAAAAAGCAAAAACCCCCTGTTTATTCCGCACGAAGAATCATAGTGAGAATCATTGATGAAAGAGGTATTGATGAATTAAAACGAAGAATTTTAGCGAACCTCGATGATTTGTATAAAATGTTAGAGTGGAATGAAGCGAATGGTATCAGAGTATTCAGATTATCTAGCGAATTATTTCAACATAAAACCAATCCTAAAGTACCGGATTACACATATGACTTTGCTTTAGACCATCTGAAAAAGATAGGGGACTATGCTTTAGAGAAAGGTCACCGTTTAACTTTTCATCCTGGTCAATTCAACGTTTTAGCGAGTCCTTCAGAAAAAGCATATTTACAAACTCTAAAAGATTTAGAATATCATGCGGATGTTTTAGATTTGATGGGTATGGGTAAAGATTCGGTTATGGTTATTCATGGTGGCGGTGTTTATGGTGATAAGGAAAAGACAATGGAACGATGGTGTGAAAACTACCGAAAACTGCCTCAGAAAATAAAAGACAGACTGGTATTGGAAAACTGTGAAAAATCTTATAGCATTCATGATATACTGAGAATTCATGATATGACAGGTATTCCTCTTGTATTTGATACACATCATTTTGAATGTTATAAATTACTTCACAAAGATGAATCATTTCTAGATGCGAGTGAGTATATTCCAATCATTTTAGAAACATGGAAACCAAAAGGTATTAAACCTAAATTTCATGTTTCTGAACAAGGGACAGGAAAGATAGGTCATCACAGTGATTATATTGAAATACTACCAGAATATCTATTAGAAATACCTGAAAAATATGGTGTAGAAATAGATATTATGATTGAAGCAAAAATGAAAGAATTAAGCATTCAAAAACTATATGAAAAGTATCCACAATGCAACTGTAAAGTCATCTCAAGTGCTTGTGAAACAGCATGTGAAACAGTATGTGAAACTGTTAGCGAAGATATTATTTAATATGGATAATATAATTTACTAATACGTTGTAACTCTTTTAATCTACGTTTGCGTTCCTCCTCTATCATTTGAACAGGGTCCATTTATAATGAATCATTTCTTATTTTTAAATTTTTTTATATAGTATATTATAAATGGTTGAATTTAAAGCTGAATCATAATGTGTTTGTATTTTAGTAGCATTCTTATTTTTTATGTTCATGCGTAATTGTAAATGTAACAGAATAGAAGGAGTTGAGTCTAGTGATGAAAAAAAATGGCAACATGCGACTTGCGACTTCCAGCCCTACTCAAACACTTGCTCACAGACTTCTGACAACCAAAAAGCTCTAGATAATAATCAAATGATGATCTATAATAAAATAGAAGAGTTAGAATCTAAAATAGAAAATCTAGACTGTGGCACTTCCTCAGATACGTTGCAGGGCGAACTTGATAAATTGAACAGCATATTAATTAAGAATAGAATGATCGAATGCCATGATGAAACTGGAAACCAATACAACTGCCCACGCAATCTACGACCCGCCTTCGGCTAACTAATTATAATTATTTTGATTTCTTTTTGGATTTCTTTTTGGATTTCTTTTTGGATTTCTTTTTACTCGCTATAAAAGGCATTTCTGATGGGTGATCAACACCTTTACTAAATACAACGGGACTATCTTCTTCAGAAGATGAGGATGTTTTATTTTTTAATGCTAATGGCCTTGGAACTGTAGATTTAGCTAATAATTTTTCTTGTTGATGATATCTTGTAAATATATTATTATATACAAAATTTAATATTTTAACTTGTTCATAAAGATATTCCTCAAATGGTATTAATGATAATAAAGAATCATCATCTTTAATTCCTTTCATGAAATTTAATTTCTGAATACTTAAAACTAATTTACGATGATTATCAATTTCGGCTTCTAATCTTCTTCTTCTAATATTAAAATCTTCATCCCTTGAATATTGTTCTAATTGTACATCGCCAGTCTTAAAACGAACTAAATCAGGATCCATATTTATATTATAGAATAGATAATTATTTTGATTTAGTTCGCTTTTTTTTCTTGAGATTTTTAACAATGTTTTCATCATCTAAATCTTTATATTCTCTACTCGTAAATTCAAAATCAATTAAATACAAACGCTTTGTATCTGGATTAATGATTATATTTTTATAACGTAAATCATTGTGATAATATCCTAGTTTTACGAATCTATTGTATATGTTACGTATTTTTGGCAAAAACTCATCTAATTCTTCTTTGCTATTACAATATTCTTCTAATGTTGTTCCTTCATTTTCAGTACAAATAATTAATTTATCGCAATCATATGATACTAGTTTGGGTATGTAATTTAGTCGCTTCTGTTTACCCAAGAGATAAAAGAATAATTCATTTTTAAACATTTCAAAATCATCTTTTTCATAATTTGTTGTGACATGATCATCGGAAATCGTAACACTTTTCATAATATATATATTATATTATAAAACATATGAAATATACAATAGCTATAGTTGTATTTATATTTATTGCGATTCTATACGTGTTGTATTTATGTAGTGATACTAAAGAAGGTTTTACTAAAGAAGGTTCTACCGATAATGAACTATATGAAAAATTAATGAATGATTTTAATAAGATATTCCCAGATAGAAATCGTAATGCTGGAGGCCCTCAATTTTATCATCATATCGTTTCATTAAATCCTACAATAGAAGAATTTAAAAAATATAATACATTTTACTGTGCTGTTAGTGGATCTCCAATTGATCCAAAGAGAGGAAAAACATATGATAATATCGTTGTAAAAGGATTAGATGATAAAGAGTATTATGGAAAATACTATAGATGTTGTTGGCCTTGTTTATGTGACATTATGAGAGAGGGTACAGTATACGTTGAACCATTCACTGTAAAATTAAAAGATGGAGATTATACACACTATGTGTTAACTATCATGGACCCATGTTTAAATTCAGAAAAGATACCAGAAGAAATATCCAGTTTTCAATGTGATAAGATTACAAAAAATGGTATTCATAGTAATAGTTGTCGTTTAATCATTGGTATCCTTCATGATGTTGAAGAATATAAAAATCAAGATGTTAGTGATATTTTAGATAAGTGTAAAGAAAGAATGAATACTCCGGTAGATAAACTACAAGGTGGTATGGGTGATATTAGTGTGAAATTGTATTCGCTCTAAATATATTATATTTTTTCTATATTTTTATAGTCTTTTAAAAACAAACTCATTACAAATAAAAAATACAATGAATTTATATCATCTTTACTATCCAGAAATGTAGATTCATGATCCCTGGGTAATTCTGGTCCAACATACCATTCAGAAAGTTCTAAATATGCTTTTGAGAAACCTGAAATTAATTTCTTGTATTCATCATTTTTCTTTTGATAAATTTTTTCTCTTTCATCTAGTTGTGAATAATAATAATCCTTCGCTACACCCTCTTGAATCTGATCATCAAATTCTAAATCATTTAATTTTTTAGCGAATTCTAAACTCTTTTGAGACTCCTCTTTTAACGAATCTTGTATATTTTTAAGTTTATCATTTAATTCATCAATATCCATTTATATCGTTAAATAGATAATTATTTTTAAATCTGGATTTTTATATATATATAAATATATATGAATACTTCTGAGTTACTGGTGTTGATATTTGCTTTCCTAGTTGGATACATGTTATTTAAGAGGTGTGGTTGTATAGAAGGGATGGTAAGCGACACCTGTAGCGATACACTGGAAAGTCTTTGTGGGAAAGAGAAGAAGTTTCCATCTCAGGCCTGCGCGAAATGCACGGGTTCTAAACAGAGTTCTTTGAATGCAGTTGGTTGTACGACGAAGGATGTGGAACAATTCTGTCATACTAACACGATACCTATGACATCTGGGGGACTGTGTTACATCAATACATCATTGCTACCATATATAGACCAGAATAAATTAAAAACATATATTAATGGAAATAATTCTATAACTAACCATGATTGTTATGCTTTAAATAAAGGAGCCTATAACACGCACGTAGATTACTTATTTGGTGAAAAAGAATCGGTAGAATTGAGTAAATCCAGCTTGTGTGCGTGGCTTAAGAAATTGAACTTAAATGTAAATAATTGTAATACAATTAACCCATGGGAAGGACTGTAGAATTTTATTTTTAAATCTGGATTTTTTTTATTCAGCATTTCCATCAATCCCTGGGCCTGGTTCGCGTTAAATATAAATATATTTTTTAATCTTTACAACATAAATGAAAGAACTAATTGTTGTAACTGTTGATACCTTACATTCATCGATTCGTGATTTTATCGTTAAGAGTGAAGTTGTTATTGGAGATTATGAAGACATGAAGGGTCTTGTATTAAATATGATTAAAGCCGGATACATGTTTAATATGGATCGTGATAGACTTAGAGACGCAATGGAAGATATTACATTCATGTTGTGTCCTGATGATGAAGCTAATAAAGACAGAGTTGAGAGAGGTTTAGAATATGATGACGACAGCGATGATGATATCCTTGAAGAGATTAGTAGTAGAACAGAACTATAAATAAATTATAATATTATAACTATTATAACTATTATGCCAAAGAAAAGAACAAAAACTCGTAAAAGAAATAGAAAAACTAATAATAAAAAGACTAACAAAAGAGCGCGTCCCCGTAAAAAAACGGATAATAATATAGTTGATGTTCCCTTTTCTAGGTTAAGAAGCAAAGGAACATATGCTTCATCTGGTGGTATACATTTTCATTATCAAAAATATTCAAATGTAATGAATTATTTAAGAAGTTTAAATGTTACAAATGCATGTTTTTTTAAGAATAGAGATGCATTTTTAAATTTAAATATAGACAAACAAAACATGTCTGTTAAAACAATGGGTTTAGATCAAAATTTATTCTTATCCGATTTAAGAGAATGTTTGAAAACAAGTAAGAGATTTATTCCGATTATTTTAAATCTTGCTACAAAAGATGGAAACCATGCGAATATATTATTAATTGATAAACAAAATGAAAGAATTGAATTATATGAACCTCACGGTTCCCGTAAATCAGATAGTGTTTTAGGGAGTGTTAAGGGAGCATATAGTAAAAAGATAAGAGAATTAAAAAAATTCTGGAGAAGTATTTTACCAGAATTCAATGTTGTGAATATGGTAGATTATAGAAGAGGAACTCATTTTCAATTAGAATATGATCCAGAAAACAATAGTGGATTTTGTGTTACATGGTCAATATTATTTGCTCATTATCGCTTATTAAATCCCGATATTAAACCTGATACTTTAATTAAATATCTTTCAAAGAAGATAACAACAGTTAAATTACTACAATATGCGAAATATGTTGAAGAAAATATAAAACACAAAATATAATTTATTTAAATTTGATTTATTACTTAAAGACTTTTCAACTACTTAAAGTGACTATGGATAACTTAACTTTTTCAAAAGATTTACATGTTTCTGCGATGGTTCAGATAGGTAAATTAAATACGAATATAGATTTATTAAATACAGCAAATGCTTTAAACGTAAACAAGAATATACTATTTGTTGAATATGGTGATCATGTATCAAAGGGCGATAATGGTAAGAAGCCTGCTAAGAAAGAGAAACAACGTAAGTATTTCTACAATCAACTAACGATTCATGTATACAATGAAACAAAAGCGAATAATCGCATTAATGTTAAGATATTCAACAATGGCAGAGTTCAAATGACAGGCATTAACAATGAATTTCAAGGAGATAAAACTATTAAGATACTATGTGAAGAATTTAACCGACTATGTGAAAAAGAAAAAGCATTTGATACTGAAGAAGATATTCGTTCTATAGAAGATTTAGAAACAGTACTCATTAATAGTGATTTTGATATGGGATTTCCACTTGATAGGGAAGCGCTTCATCGATCAATAGTTGATTCTGGATATTATTCATCTTATGAACCTTGTAATTATCCAGGTGTAAATATTAAATATTATCGTAATCCATTGAGAGAAAACTTTGGAATATGTGATTGTGAAAAACCTTGTAACGGAAAGGGAAAAGGTGAAACATGTAAGAAGATAACCATTGCGGCTTTCAAAAGTGGTAAGATTATTATCACTGGTGGTAGAGACAAAAGTGATATTAGTGTAGCTCATAAGTTTATAACTGAATTTATCCAAGAAAATAAAGAATTAATATATTTGAGTGAAAACAAAGGATTATTTTAATAAAATAAATTATTATACTATAATATACGATGAAAGAAAACACTCTAGTTATTGGATTAATATTGATATTATTAGTTATTTTTTATAATCTTAAGATGGATAGGGGATTAATAATAAATGAACACAAAATAGCAAATCGGTTAAAAATGAATGGATCGGTTGAAGAAAAAATGAAAAATCCAACTAATTTAGGATTTGTGAAACCAGAACACAGATTATTAAAAATTTTCAATAGTGTTTCTTCTGGTTCAAAGATTAAACTAGAGGGTGTTTGTCAAAAATATATATACAATAAAAATACGATTGATAAAGGTGTTGAAGACAAACTAACTGCTATCATGAAAGAATTAATAAATACAATCAGCAAAGTTGCTCAAAATGATTATTATATTAAGCAGATTGAAAATGTCTATGGATTAATATCATGCGATGGTAATCAAAGATATTTTATTGATTTTTTTGTTTATGATATCAAAAATTATTATACAATTCGGTTGATTTCGGATATAGTAATCATTGACAAAGAAATATTTATTAATTATTTGAATGTTCAAACTGGCTCGAATCCAACAATTTTGAATAAATATGATGTTAAATTTAATGATACTGGTATCCTATTTGATGGTCACATGTTTAAAGAAAATATAGATGCACTATTTGATAGTTTTTACAAGCAATCTTTCAGAGTGATTGGTGTTCGTAAATCTGATTTAGAATATACAAATATAGATTTAAGTGAAGCTGTTAGCATGAATAGTTTGAGAAATATGTATTTCCCATCATCTATCTCTAGAGATACAGTAAATGAATTAGAAAGAAAAGATTTATCTGGGTATGTTGAGATGTACTTACCTGAAAATCAAATTGATATCAAATCGCCAATGTTTTGTAATAAATATAAATTAGATTGGAATAGTTATGGTGTTGAAAATTCAAATGATTTATCTGATAAGGATTGTTATGTGAATCAAAATTCAACGGTAACCACTTTTAACGAACCATGGAATCCACCTGGTCTCTTCAATGATCAGAGAATGGATGCGACACACTATGATTGGGTTCTGAAACCAAGTATTAGCAATAGTCTCTAAGAAAAATTATTCATATTATATTTTTTTAATATTTCTACATAATCTTTTCTATCGATATCATTTCTTAATTTATATTTTTGTTCTTGTAATTTGGACCATGTATATTCCATATTACGCCTATTAACTTGATGAATCTTATGATAAATATGAAATTTCATAAGATTTAACCGATAATACATTTAATTAAATATAATGTGAAAATTTTAAATACTTAAACACGATATGTTTTCATTGCTACTTTTTTGAATTCTGTGCTGTGCATCATCAGTTTCAAATCTGTTAACAGACTTTCTTCTATTTCAATTGGTTTTAATGAATCCTCGTCTTGATAAAAACATATCATGGGTAAACTAAGTTCTTTTAATGAATACTTGATTAATTCTTTATGAATCACAATATGAGTTTGAAATTTAATCGGTTTTCCACTATACCGATTTGTATACAACATGAATCCCACACCCAACTCTTTTGATAATAGTTTGAAATCGTAAGAAGTAATCAGATAATTTGGATCTTCTAAATCAGTGAGTAGTTCATCATTTGATTTATACCGATTATCAAGTAATAAATTCTCATATTTATATGAGTCAGCATTCTCTTTTATAGCATTCATTAAAAGATCTCTCAGATAAACATCATTGTATGTCGGATCAATGCTTGTCAATGCTTGCTCTAATAATTTAAAATCTGTCGTTTCATCAGATACTATATTTTTTAAGACTCTTATGCTTTGTGTAAATAGTCGTCTTAAACTACTCGGAAATTTAGTCTCAAATGAAACATGTTTCGTATTGTATTCTTTCTTTAAGAATCTTTTATGAATATCAGGATTGTATTCATCATAATATGAAATATCTCTTATGTAAGCACTTTTACTTATAAACAGACTATCATGTAAATCATCGCGTATATCTTTCATCGTTAAAACAATCTCATTTGTATTACCACTTTTCATTTTGATATCCTTTAGTGAAACAAAACTATGAATAAAAACTTTATTGATTTCATCTAGACCATGGATTAAAATAATTTCAATAAATTTTTTCAACATTTTATCTTTTAAAGATATATCATCGTTTTGAGAAAACGCATCAAATAAATCCCATCTTTTATGAATATCTAATTTTACAGGGTGATTTATTACCTGCGAAACTTTTTCTCTTAGTTTTTTATCCCTGTAAATAGTTAAATAAGCTTTTGAGAACTCTTGATAAATACTTTCATTTTCTGTATTGTATTCATCAAAATATTCACTAAATTCATCATCATTGGATTTCCCTTCTAATACATAATCATTTTGTAACTCAATCAAACTCGTATTCACAATCGTATCATATTTATATTTTGATGAATTATATCTCTTCTGAACAAGTGGTAAAATAATACCAGATTGTAATAGTATTCCTATATTTTTATCTTTGTAATTTACGATCACCATGGTTGAATCATTTAAATATGAAGCATATTTATCTTCAAATAGCTCTTTACACTTTTTATCCACCCGTTTTAATGTTTTAATACAGTGATCTATTTCAATTTGCGATACATTTTTAATAGGAAATACTTTTTCAACATATGAATCTGCATCATATGATTTTGGTTTGATTGGGAAAACCATCCGCTTAAATCCTTTACCCATCTTCTCTCTGTATTCAATCATACATAACTTATTGTACGTATCAACATATCCTTTTTTAGAACTTGTGAAATTCAATGATTGTAAACACAAATCTAAATCCTCTTCTGTCATGTATTCTCGTTTATAAATGCCCACCTTTGATTTTACCTTATTAATAAATTCATATACAATATCATTTACTGATTTCATATCATACTTTTGAAGTTCTTCTTTTGGAACCTCTAATACTTCTTCTGAATCCTTTACAACGATTTTAACCACATTCTTCTTGATTGTAACGCATTTTGCGATTGTATCTGTAAATTTAATATCATCTCCTTTTTTAATATCATTGTCTGTTTGTGATAAAACATAACCATAATTACTACTACCATAATGATATATTAATGGTTCGTAAATCATATCCTTTTTAAAGATATAAGCAAATGGATAATCATCATCAATTTGAAACTTCCCAATTGGTTCTCTGATACGAATACTTTCATTTACTTCTTCAAATACTATGAGATTAAATTTGTATCCTTCAAAGGTTGAATTGTTCGGTAAATTAGAAATGCTTTTAATCAAAGGTGATATTATCTTATCATCTTTTGGTTCGTTGCTGTTTAGATATTTTTCAAAATTATCTAAGACACTTTCTCTTATTTTATCGGTGGTTTTGGTTAAGTCAACATTTTCATCTCTAAAATATTGAACAAATGAACCTCCACCAACTGAATAAATGTCAAAATTTTTAGATTTTATATCTTTTATGATATCTTTCTTAAATCTATCTAAATCTATATTATCGCGTTTTATGGATGGATTATTTCTATTTTCACGATGAATTAAATCCAGACATTCCAAAAAACTGTCTGAACCTTGTTGAATACCCTTTCTGAAAAATCCATTGTTTTCACTCTTGTTTAGTATCGGATCTTCTTTTCTTACATGAAACAAGTCTTTTAGTATAGGATGAACATGGCCATTACTATTCTTTTTCAGAGGGAAATCATTCGATAATCTATCATTTGATCCTTTAAAGGGTTTCAAGAGACTAATATGAAAATATTGAGATTTAGATCCTTTAATCGTAATGGGATATTCATCTTTTGAATTTATTTTACCTGTGATTTTACCCATTTCCCAATAAGATTTTTCACCTGGATTCTGAATTAATACATTTACATATGAGGAAATATCGTATTTCACAGGTTTCTTACCACAACATGGTAAAGCTAATAAATCAGGATGAACATCATCAAGTATAAATTGAATATTGTATTTTGATATATCATCTTTATCTTTTTCATTGCGATTCCAATATGAATCTTGGTCCGTTCTATTTGCGGGTCTTCCTGTTCTTTCTAAGATAAAACAGTCATTATCTTTCATCTCTTTTGAATATACAAATGGCGTATAATCAACTCCTTCAATAGGATGAATTTTATTTAATGGATCTAATGGTATCTGATGTTTTCTATCCCAAAATTTAGGACAAATATAATATAATTCAGGTCTATCTCCACCTTGTATTTGAATTGCTTTTGAATAACTTATTCCTTCATTTTTAAAACCGGTCTTTTCATCAATTTCATCTAATTCAGCTTTTGTTAATACTATCGGTTGTTTATCATGTACTGCCTGACATTTATAAGAGTATCCATCCTTTGAATTCTTTGGTTTAAATTTAATTAATTTAGGATCTCTTTGTTCAAGACGTTTAATGTAATATCTTTTGTTTGGATATTTAGATTCATCTTCTTCTTTTCCTCCACCTGCCATGAGAATACTACCACCACCACCACTACTGCTCCTTGAATCATCACTACTACTACTAATACGACCATAATCATCTTCCTCATCGGAATCCTCATCTGAATCTTCATCCTCTTCATCTTCTTCATGAACTTCATCTGTTTGTAATACTATTTCTTCTCTTGGCTGATCTTCTGCTACGGCTTGATCTACCAATGCTTGGTCAGCCGAGGATTGATCTAATTCAGAGGGAGGTAATACTATTTCTTCTCTTACAGGTTCTCTTATTTCTGGTAATTCTTGATGAACAACTTCTGTAAATGTTTCATCGGGTTTTGTATATTCTTTTACTTCTTTATCAGAACCTTTCTTAAATAAATCACTATATTCGCTTTTTAGACTCTCTTTATCAATACGCTTTGCTTTGTATAATCCCATGATAAAATTAATTGTATCCATACATTCATGTAATTCACTAAAACCACCTAATCCTATAAAAGATACTTTTACTCGGTCCAAAACCTTTTCAATGATTATCGAAATTCCAATATCTCTAAAATCATTTCTATTAAATTTACCCTGAAAAGCTCTCGTCCAATTCTCTATCTCTTCTTTTGCTGTCTTTAAAGATAATCCATATCTATCTTTAATGACTTGCATTATCTTATTTTCATCGGTGTTTCTCTTTTTTAGCAGTGATATAAAACTATATAGCTTTTTGGGATCATAAAAACCAGAAGATTTATTATATAATAAATGTAATGGCTCTTCTTGAGAATCTTCCAAGATAGTAAATTCTGTATAAAATTTTTTAAATGGTTTTGCCAACATGGTTTGATTATAATCCGGTAATTCATAAACATAACTACAATCAATTCTTTCAGGATCCTTATATAATATTGGTAACTTAGTATCATTTTGAGATATTTCACTGTTATTTAATTTTCTAATAATACCATTCGCTCTATTAATAAATCCAATCACTACTTTGTTTGAGAATTCTGATATTCTCATCATAGAGCCACAATATAATTTTATTTTACCATCAGAATACAATAGCATAGTAGCATAATTTGTAGTATCTTTATCATAAATGATAAACGATAATGTATTTATCATATCAATTCTTTCTGGCATCGTAAAACCATTATGAATCATAATACTACGATTCCATATTTCAAATATTTCTTTTGTAACTGTTTTCTTTTCAACTGAGTATTCATTATAAATACTATTGCGATCTAATTTCATACATGAATCTAAATAGTTATCAATGAAAATTCTTATATAAGGAGTTTTTTCATCTACTGTAAATTCTTTAAAAATCTTAAATAAATCAATACTATTTTCTTCAAATCTATTTTCATAGATTAGTGTAGTTGGACGACAACTAATAGGAAAATATCTATAGCCTTTCTGTAATGATTTAAAAGTGTCTATTTTTTCTATTTTATTTAATATTTTCGCATGATATTCACTGTCATCTTCATTTATTTCGGAAATCAAAGGGAAATATTTTTTTAATAATCCATTCAGTAAAACTACATCACTCATTTTTTTCATATGTTTTTTAGAGTATTTAATCGCATCATCCAGAGTACAGAAATAAATATTTGTATTAGGTTTCAATCCTTTAATATCTCTCATTTTATCATAGTAGCTCTTATAGGAGCTGTATATATCAGATGAAAATCTGGTTTCTCTTTTAGATTCGCCATCTGGAGAACAAAATCTATCATCATATTTCTTATCCGAAAATAAATTCATGTATGATCCCAAATCATCATATTGTATCCCTAATGGTAAACAATATCTCAAAGAATAATCATTTTTTGGATTTAAGTCTAACCAAGCAAATATTCTTTTACCAGAAATATCTTCTTTAACACAGTGTTGAGCTATTTTAGAGAATAATATTTCTATGGTATCAGTTAAATATATCTTATCCTTGACTACTTTTGGTTTGCAATCTATATCTAGAACAGTCGGTTTACTATTTTCAGGATTAAATACATAGCATTCTTTATGTAAAATATCATTTCTTTTTTCCATGGGTGTGCCTCTTAAAGTGTCGCTTACATGAAAAATATTCACTTGAATATTAGAAGCATCATTCTTGTTACTAAAATCTAAATAAGGATCACTCATTAAGATATTAATATAAGACTAGATATTAATTATAAAGAATTTATTTATACTTTTTATACTTTCATAGGCGTTGAAGTTATCTCCATTCCACAATACATTTCAGGGTATTTACCATAATCAACATGTTTATAAATACCCATCCTTGCGCCTTGTTCTAGTAAATATTTCATATTATCCCAGAATAAAGGCGTATGACCATTTTCAGGTGTCATAATGTGTGATAATTCATGAATAGCGACAAACAAGATAATATTATCATCCATAAACTTTTCTGTATTTTTTTCTCTGACACACAGTGATAACTCCTCACCTTTATTCACACTGTATGCGACATATTGAGATCCAGGAATATTTTCAGTTATGTAATCTGAATTAAAGTTATCTTTTAATTTCTTGTTGTATTTTCCTTTTTCTTTGTCTTCTAGATCTAAACCATCAATTAAATTTTGTAATTTAATACCTATATTCGCTAATTTGTCTGCCGCTTCTTGTTTATCTGGTAATTTACGAACATAATATGCTTTGTTATTTACTCTAGATTTTACCTTATCTAAATAAAGACTTCTTCTTAAATAATTACTGAAAGCGAAGATTGCGATTACACCAATTAGTAATATACTTAATTCTTTCATATTAATATTAGTTTAGATTAGAAATTTGATAAATTTGATTTAAATAGTATTTATAAATTAACTAAATATAAACAAAATGAGTGATTTCAAAACATTTCAAATCGTTGATATCTTATCTGATGATTGGAATAAGGAAAAACCCAATGGAACTTATGTAGATAAGAAAGGTGTTGAAAAGACCAGAATCTTAAAATATAAAGAGTTTGTATTGACTATTTACGGCATTGATGAAAATGATAAGCGGATTGTATGCAATGTTTATGGTTATAAACCTTATTTCTTTATTAAAGTTCCAAATACATGGGATATTAATGAGGCAAAAACACTCGTGAAACATATATCAAAGGATAAAATACACCGAAGGATTGAAATCGTAACAGCAAAGGATTTCTATGGTGTTCAGTGGAATCCAAATACAAAGAATATTCAAACATTTAATTTCATGAAGATGTATTTTGATAGTTATGGTGAAATGAGAAAATTTATCACTGAAACAAAGAAATTTTACAACACAAAAGAAGAATTATCTGGTATGCGACTCAAGATTCATAAAGAATGGAAAGAGACAAGGAGTAGTATTAACAATGATAGTAATCTTTATGAGTCAAGCATTCATCCTATTATTAAATTTATTCATGATACGGGGATTGATCCTACGGGTTGGGTTCACATAGACAATACAGATAAAGGTGATTATAAATCTAGACTCTTTGATTCTGTTGAATATACAACATCTTATAAGGATATTTCCAAGCATGAAAATGATACACCGAGTAATTATCGTGTAGCTAGTTTTGATATTGAGTGTGACAGTTTACATGGTGATTTTCCTATGGCAATTAAAAATTATAAGAAGTTCGCATCTGAAATATTTGATAGTTATCAGAGTCTCTTAAAGAAAATTGGAACGATATTCAATGAAGATCCAGAAAAGAATCTGACACAATTATTCACTTATGGATTTCTTAGAGATAAGAACACGCTCACACAATCTAAACTAGATAGAATCGATATTAATAGTATCAGTCTTAACAAGATACCAACAGAGGACACTATTGAAAATATAGTCTTTAAGATCATAAGCGATGAACCGGGAGATAAGAGAAATACAATACTAGATGATATCAAAAATCTCTCTCTGAAGTCTAAAGAAAGAGACGCTTCAATAAAAGCTATCTGCGAAATTATTGAAGGGGAATTGAAAGATGAAAATATTATTCATTTAGGTGATCCTATTATTCAAATTGGAACTGTATTTTATGATTACAGTAAGGGAGAAACATTTAGACATATTTTAGTCATTGGGAACAAAGAAGGATTACCTGTATCTGAAATATGCGATGATTTAGAAGGTATTACAGTTGAAAAATGTGATACAGAAAAAGATTTACTACTCGGTTGGAGGAATATCATTAAAAAGATGGACCCTGATTTTATTACAGGATACAACATCTTTGGTTTTGATTTTAAATATATTTATGATAGAGCATCTGTATTATTCCCGTGTAATCCAAAATGTAATAATTATTCACATGCGAAGGGGTGCCAATTAAAAGAATTTTTAAATTTCGGTAAGATGGATAGTACACAATGGAAATCCAAAGAACATACATCTAAGAGATGTGTTATGAAAACACAGCAACTTAGCTCATCTGCTCTTGGCGATAATACTCTTAATTATATTGTAATGGATGGTCGTATACTATTTGATATTCAAAAAGAAGTACAAAAAGGACATAATCTTGAATCTTATAAACTTGATAATGTCGCTGCACATTTCATGAGAGGAAAACTCAAGAATATTGAAGATAAAAGAGTATCTGTTTCAGATACAGGTCATCTAAAAAATGGAGATTATGTATCATTTAGAACTCATAATAATATTGGTGAGGAATTATTTGAAGATGGTAAGAAATTTAAGATTGAAAGAGTTGAACCAAAAACACTCGTTCTACAAGATGAATTAAATATAGACTTAAGTGAATATCATAAAGTTGAGTGGTGTTTAAATAAGGATGATATTTCACCACAGGATATATTTGATAAGCATAAAGATGGTGGTGCTGCTGGAAGAGCAGAAGTAGCTAAGTATTGTGTTCAGGATTGTGAATTATGTATTCATTTACTCATGCTACTAGATATTATTCCGAATAATCTTGGTATGGCTAATGTATCTTATGTCCCGGCATCTTATATCTTCTTAAGAGGTCAAGGTGTAAAAGTAACTTCAGTTGTATCTAGGATGTGTGCCGAAAGAAATACTAAAATTCCAGAACTGATGAAAATTCCGAGGCTCAATGATTATATTAAGATGTATAAGAATGGTTCAAGTGATAAGGATATTAGAGAAAAAATGGAAGTAGATGAAAAATATGGGAAGGAGTGGGAATATGATGAATGGTTAAAGCGTATTAAAATTCAAGCAGAAAATGGAATAGAAGGTTATGAAGGAGCGATTGTGTTAGATCCTACACCCGGAATTTACCTTGATGATCCTGTATCTGTTTTAGACTATGCTTCACTATATCCTTCTTCAATCATTGAAAAAAATATTTCACATGAAACACTTATTGAAGATACAAGTCTTTTAGAAGAAATTGGAGAAGATAATTATTATACAATTAAATATCAAGATTGGATTTATCGGAATAAAGGTAAAGGTGACACTATTGAAAAGATAGATGCGGGAACTCAAACAACTTGTTATTTCATGAAACCAGAATATATGAAAAGTAAAGGTATGTTTCAAGAGGGAGAAAAAGAAATGGGTATTATTCCCGCTGTATTAAGACATCTACTTGATGCGAGAAAGAGAACTAGAGGATTAATCAAACAAACTGATGATGAATTTAAAAAGAAGGTCTTAGATGGTCTTCAATTAGCTTATAAAGTTACAGCAAATTCAGTCTATGGTCAATTAGGGGCAAAAACAAGCACGGTTTACAAAATGAATTTAGCCGCTTGCACAACAAGTGTGGGTAGGTCTCGTATTGAAGACGCTTCAAATGGTGTCAAAATATGGGCTGAAAAGAAAGGATATCCAGAACCCGAAGTGGTTTATGGAGACACAGATTCAGTATTTGTAAAATTCAGTCGTTATAAGGATGATAGACTTTTAGAAGGCAAAGAAGCATTAGCACATTGTATTCAATGTGGTATAGAGGCGGGTGATTATATTACAAAAGGAAAACTATTGGTTGAAGATGAAGATGGTTCAGTTGAAGAAGAATATCGCAAACCACTCTTATGTCATCCACAAGATTTAGAATATGAGAAAACATTCTGGCCTTTTATCTTGATATCAAAGAAACGATACACAGGGGATAAATATGAATTTAGTACAGAGGATTGTAAACGCACTTCCATGGGTATTGTTCTTAAGAGGCGGGATAATGCTCCAATTGTGAAACATGTATTTGGAAATGTTATTGAAAAAATTATGATTGAGAAAAATTTTGAATCTGCTTTAGAATGGTTAAAGCAAACATTATCTGAAATAAGAGATGCTCAATTTTCAACACGTTATTTTGTAATCACAAAATCATTAAGGGGATATTATAAGAATCCTCAGAGTATAGCTCATAAAGTATTAGCAGATAGGATGGCTGTTCGTGATCCAGGTAATAAACCTAAGTCAAATGATAGGATTCCATATGCTTATATTCAATTAACAGATGATATCCTTTATGATTATGAAAATCCATATAAGAGTGGATCAAGGAAGGGTCAACCAAGATTAAGAAATGTAAAGCAGGGTGATAGAATTGAACATGCTGATTATATTAAAGATAAAAATTTACAATTAGATTATGAATTTTATATCACAAATCAAATTATGAATCCAGTAAAACAAGTATTAGATTTAGAGATGGATAGTAAAGAAACAGAAAAACTATTTTCGAAATAAATTAATATTTATCATTATAAAATGATTGGAGGAATAGAATTACAAAAAATATATGAAGAATTTAAACTGGAAAGAATATTTAATTTAAGTATTACTGTGATAATTATCTTGTTAATTAGATCTTATATTGTTCAGAAAACTTATAATTTAATGTGGCCTAAGATAGTAAGGAATACTGGTGGAGATGATTCTAAATTTACTTCTTTAACATTCTATGAATCAATTATGGTAGTTTTATTATTTTCATTTTTGTTTAAGTCATGAATAAATATTTAATTTTAGAATTCTGCGAGAAAATTAATTAGTTTATTTTCTCTAAAATTTTTTTCTAAACTAAGGTATAAATAATATGGGAGGAGGATTAATGCAGCTTGTTGCTTATGGCGCTCAGGACATTTACCTTACGGGTAACCCGCAGATCACTTTCTTCAAGGTTGTCTACCGCAGACACACCAACTTCTCTATGGAGGCAATTGAGCAGACTATCAACGGAAACCCCGGTGCTTCTGCAAGATTGACCAGCATCATATCTCGCAATGGTGATTTAATTTCCAGAGTTTACCATGAACTAACTAGTCTTCCGTCTACTGGTTTAGTAAACATTGGTGCCAAATTATTTGATACCATTGAAGTTGAGATTGGTGGTCAGAAGATTGACAAGATCACCGGTAAGTGGATGGAAGTTTGGGCCGAGTTGACTGAGTCTAACCCCGGCTCTCTTATCGGTCAGACTTCTACTACTACTTCTACGGGGACGACATTCCAGAATATGTCCGGTATGGGCGGTGTCAAAGACAGTGCTACACCACAGACTCAGGTATTAGTTCCATTACCATTCTGGTTTTGCCGCAACCCTGGTCTTGCTTTGCCGTTGATTGCCCTACAGTATCACGAGGTTAAGCTTATTACTACTCTAAGTTCTGACGCCGCAAATGTCGATATGACAACTTGGGTTGATTACATCTACCTTGATACCGACGAGCGTCGTAGATTTGCTCAGGTAAGCCACGAATACCTCATTGAGCAGCTTCAGTATTACACTGACACGAAGGTTACGTTTGACCTAAACTTTAATCACCCGGTTAAGGAATTAATCTGGACTGCTTCTCAGAATGCTTCTGGTATTTTAGGTGACTTAAAATTCGGTGTCAGCTCTCTTGAAACTGTTAAGTTCCAGCTTAAATTAAACGGCCATGACAGATTTGCCGCGCGCTCGGGTAACTATTTCACTCGTGCCCAGGTATGGGAACATCACACTGGTCCTGGTGGTATTAATGCCACTGCCACTGCTGGCGGCAATGGTAATTTGAATGACACGATCGCTGTTTACTCTTTCGCCCTCAAGCCGGAAGAGCACCAGCCTTCTGGAACATGCAATTTCTCTCGTATTGATAATGCTCAGTTATTAGTTACTGGCACCGGCGCCACTGCTGATGAACTAACCATCTACGCTATTAACTACAATGTTCTCCGCATCATGTCGGGTATGGGTGGTCTCGCCTACTCGAACTAAATTCTAATACTTCTTTTTAAGATAAATAATTTCAATAAAATAATAAAAAAAATATTATTTTTGTTAATTTTCTTATATTTTTTTGTGTAGTAAAGTATAAAGTAATATGGGAGGTGGATTGATGCAACTTGTTGCTTATGGCGCTCAGGATATTTATCTCACAGGAAACCCGCAGATCACTTTCTTTAAGGTTGTGTATCGCCGACACACCAATTTCTCTATGGAAGCGATCCAGCAGACTTTTTCTGGGAGTCTTGGTGATGGTAAGAGACAAACGGCTACTATATCGAGAAATGGTGATTTAATTTACAGAATGTATTTCCAAGCTGTTTTGGCGGCTGGAGTAGACGCTGATGATGGCACTACTGTAAAATCTATTTTTGATAATCCTGGAGCAAGGATGATTAACACTGTTGAAATTGAAATTGGTGGACAATCGATTGATAGGCATACTGGAGACTGGATGGAAGTATGGGCCGAATTAACCGAAGAAAATGAAACATTAACAATAACTAACAGAGAAAATAGAGGAACTCTTTTCCAGAACATGTCCGGGATGGGTGGTGTTTCTCGTGGCAGAGAGGCTGGTTCAGGAACTAAAGAAGTATATGTACCGCTTCAATTCTGGTTTTGTCGTAATCCGGGTCTTGCTTTACCTCTTATTGCGCTTCAATATCATGAAGTGAAACTCATTGTAGAGTGGAATTCATTAACTAATAGCGCCCCCTTATCTTGTGATTTATACGTTGATTATATTTATTTAGATACAGATGAAAGAAGAAGATTTGCTCAGGTGTCTCATGAATACCTAATTGAACAACTTCAGTATCATTCTTTAGAAGATAGCACAGTAAATGAATTAAATTTCAATCATCCCGTAAAGGAATTGGTATGGACGGGCGATAATGTACCCGCAAATGCTTCTGGTTATTATGAGGGAAAATATAATGTTTCTGATGGTAATTATCATATAAAATTAAACGGTCATGATCGTTTTGAACCCAGACCGTATACATATTTTACACGCACACAAATATGGGAACATCATACAGGTCCTGGCGGTATAGGTGTCACCGTCAACTATCCTTTTACAACGGATTCTGACTTTAGAGACGTTGCGGCCAGCGATGATTCAATAGCAGTTTACTCTTTCGCACTCAAACCTGAAGAACACCAACCTTCAGGAACATGTAATTTCTCACGAATTGATAATGCTCAACTTATTGCGACAAATGCTAGTCTCCTTGGATCAATTTACGCTATTAACTACAATGTCCTCCGTATCATGTCGGGTATGGGTGGTCTCGCCTACTCGAACTAAATTCTAATACTTATTTTTAAAATAAATAATAATATTATTTTAGTTAATTTCACAGAAATTTTTTTGTATAGTAAAGTATAAAGTAATATGGGAGGTGGATTAATGCAACTTGTTGCTTATGGCGCTCAGGATATTTATCTCACGGGAAACCCGCAGATCACTTTCTTTAAGGTTGTGTATCGCCGACACACAAACTTCTCGATGGAAGCGATTCAGCAGACTTTTTCTGGGAGTCTTGGTGATGGTAAAAGACAAACGGCTACTATATCGAGAAATGGTGATTTAATTTATAGAATGTATTTCCAAGCAGAGCTCAAAACAAATGCTTCAAATTTAACTTATTTCCCCAATGCAGGTTCTTTTATGATAGACAATGTTGAAATCGAAATTGGTGGTCAAACAATTGATAAACATACTGGAGACTGGATGGAAGTATTTTCTGAATTAACAGAAAGAAATACTAGTGCTATTGTATCAGATGGTTCTTCAAATGGTGGAACTCTTTTTCAAAATATGTCTGGTATGGGTGGTGTGAATGCAGGTCAGCATTGGGCTAGTGCGGCGCCCCCTCTTCAGAATGACAGCTTCACGCGCACTGATTCTATATATGTACCTCTTCAATTCTGGTTTTGTCGCAATCCAGGTCTTGCTTTACCGCTCATTGCACTTCAATACCATGAAGTGAAACTCATTGTAGAGTGGAATTCTGTAGCCAATAGTGCGCCAACTTCATGTGATTTGTATGTTGATTATATTTACTTAGATACAGATGAAAGAAGAAGATTCGCTCAGGTATCTCATGAATACTTAATTGAACAGCTTCAGTATCATTCATTAGAATCTAGTACAGTAAATGAATTAAATTTTAATCATCCAGTAAAGGAATTAATATGGACCAATATTAAAGATGCAAGCTATCATTTTAAAACTTTGGTAGATACAAATTATAATATTAAATTGAATGGTCATGATCGGTTTGAATCGAGACCCAAGGCATACTTTACTCGAACTCAAATATGGCAACATCATACAGGGCCAGGTGGACTAGCAACGGATATATCGATCACCGATTACGCATCTTGTAATTTACGTGATACAATTGGTATTTATTCGTTTGCCCTTAAACCAGAAGAACATCAGCCATCCGGTACGTGTAATTTCTCACGTATAGATAATGCTCAATTAGTAACAGACCCCACTGCCCTTGAAGGTGGCACAATATACGCAGTCAACTACAATGTCCTTAGAATCATGTCTGGTATGGGTGGTCTTGCTTACTCTAACTAAACAAATGTTTTAAAATAAAGTTTAATAAATAAATTATATTAAGTTTAATTTTCAATGTTAATCTAAATAGTTTAACTTAGATTATTATAATTATCAATTATCGACGTTTTAGGTCTTTCATAGATATTCCTCTACGTCCCCGACGCCCTCTGCGAATGGGTGTGTTTAATTTCTCTGGTTCTACAGTAGGTTCTACTTCAGGTTCTACTTCAGGTTCTACTTCAGGTTCTACTTCAGGTTCTACAGTAGGTTCTACGGGATCAGGTTCTACAGGATCAGGTTCTACTTCAGATTCTACTTCAGGTTCTACAGTAGGTTCTACAGGATCAGGTTCTACAGGATCAGGTTCTACAGGATCAGGTTCTACAGGATCAGGTTCTACTTCAGGTTCTACTTCAGGTTCTACTTCAGGTTCTACTTCAGGTTCTACTTCAGGTTCTACTTCAGGTTCAGATTCTTCGGGATCAGATTCTTCGGGATCAGATTCTACTACTTCTTCTTCGGTGGATACCTCGCCTTCACTAACAAAAACATCTTCGATATTTTCTGAATTACTTATAGTATCTAATACATTATCAACTGATTCACTCATTTATATAATAAAATATATATATTTTTAAATATTTTTTATTTATATATATATATATAAATAAAAATATGGAAATTAGTTTAGAAAAGTTGTTGATGGGTATTGTAATTGGTATAGCACTTTGTCTTTTTGTAAATAGGGTGTTCATGGTGGAAGGAGTGACGGATAATGATGATCGGATTATGACTCTTGAAGAATGTCAAAATATAGACGCCGGATGTGGTAATGACTTTTTATGTTTAGATACTGCTGCTAGTCCGGTTGTGTGTACTATTCATAGTAAAGATAAGTGTTTAGCCAAAGGAATGCCGAAATCATTTATTTTCTGTGATGACTCTTCACCATCACCTTCATCACCACCATCACCACCATCACCACCAGGGGGGTGGAACTGTTTTAATAGTGGCAATCTACCCAAGAATTGGCACCGCACCGTACCGCCCCCCGGAACGCCCCCAGATGAGGATTGGAATTGGTGTTCTGAAGAATCTCAACACTGCTTAAATACTGTTGAAGGTAAATGGGAATGTAAAAGTCCAGATGATTGTCGTTCGCAAGAGGGCATGAAATATTGCCCCCCCAAGGAACCATGTATTACAATGTATAAAGAATTAACAACTCCGGAAGGAATAAATAAATGTTTACAGTACAGTCTACCAGAAAGTTTGAAATCCACTCTGCCGACCGAATGGGGATTACGTGATGGGGAGTGTCCTTCCAGTTATATTTTGGATCCTCAGGCGGAAGTTCTGGATGTTAACCACAATGGTTTACCATGTGAAACCAGTGATCCGGCCTGTTGTAAAGTAACTTCGCTTCTTCGGCCTCCGCCTCCATGTATTAAAAAGCATTTTATCGATGGAAATAAATGCTTTGAGTATAAGATTCCCCCAGATTTTAGTGGATGGGCAGGTTCAAATTCTGGGGGGTGCCCTTCCAAATATAACACGGAATCGAGCACCGAAGATGTTACTGGAGATTGTATAACCGGATTCCCAGATTGCTGTAAAAAAACTATTAAGGAGTACACCCCTTCGCAAGAAGAGATATGTAACAAATTAATTAATGAAAGTGATACACCACGAAACCAGATAGACGATTGCTTAACAAAAAATCCCGGCTGTGAATTTGAGGGCGATCCAACCGGCATCGGTAAAAATAAATGTATCGCGGCACCCTCCCCCCCTCCTCCAGCCCGGTGCAATAATGCGCTCAAGGACGGTGGCGGTAATGTATCGCAGATAGAAAACGATTTCATAGATGAAGCATTTTGCGAAAACTACGGCATTACACGTGGATTAAATTGTAAGACAAATTTTCACGAAAACGTTTCATACGAACCCAACTGTACTGATGTCAATCCCCCGCCACCCACGTGCGAAAACAAGAAATTTTCCATGCATGTGAATATCAGTGAGAGTAACAAGAATAAACAATGTGAAGATTATGGAAAACAAATTGGAAAAAAATGTAAATATAAAAGGGATCAGGGTATTAGTAATAAGGGTGGGAAATGTGTGAATGCGTGAATAATATAAAGTAATTCAGTTATTTGAATTGTACGCTCAGCACGTCTTTTGATTGGTCTGGTGGCTCGTGGCACAACTGCGTTGATAAAACCTAGTAATATATCTAGTTAATTAAGAATTATGGAGATAAGACATAAAATAATATATTTAAACAAATTTAAGATATACCTTATTAAATAAATGTCTAAAAACATGAATATAATTTATGCGGGTAATAAAGGTTTAGCAAATTTAGGAAATACATGTTATATGAATTCCGCATTACAATGTTTAAGTCATCTGATTACTTTTCATCCAAACAATGAAAAATTTTTTAATGAATGTAAAAGGGCAAATAAAGATTCACTACTTTATGAATGGTTTCAATTTCAAAGAAATATGTGGTCAAATGAAAATAATAATATCATAAATCCTATTAATTTATTAAAACGATTTCAAAAGCTATGTTTAGAAAAAGACCTTTACTTTAGTAATTTTTCACAAAATGATGTAGATGAATTTTTAACGCTATTTTTAGATTTATTACATCAAGGTGTTGGGAGAAAAGTACAAATGACTTTTAGTGAAAAAATAGAAGATGAAGCGGATAAAATAAATCTTAAGAGTAACCAAACATGGAAGAGATTTTATGAAAAAGATTATTCTTATATCGTTGAAAATTTTTATTCTCAATTGCTCTGTATTACAAGTTGCACTGATTGCGAATACTATACAACAAATCATGATCCTATTCAAGTGTTATCATTAGAAATACCAGAAGAAGCAACTTCTTTAGATTGTTGCTTGACGGAATACATGAAAAAATATAGATTGGATAAAAATAACATGTGGCAATGTGATTCATGTAAAAATAAAGTTAGACCATACAAGCAAACGCGATTGTGGAAGACATCTGATGTCTTATTTATATTGCTTAAAAGATATAATCATAATAGGAAAATAGATAAATATTTAGAATATCCATTGATATTAAGTCTTAAAGATTATAATATTAATTATTCCGGTAAGAAAAGTAATCAATACGCGTTAAGTGGCTTCGCGGTTCACAGTGGTGGTTTAGGAGGTGGCCATTACTATGCTGTTTGTAAGAATTATTTAGATGAATCATGGTATGAATATAATGATAGTCATATTTCAAGAGTAAATACAGAAAAATGTACTAAATATTCACCATATTTATTTGTTTACAAGCGTATTTAAATATGGCCAGCTCTACTTTTATGCGATTTAAATTTACATGATTTACGTTTATGTGATTTATTTTTATGTGTTTTACTTTTATGAGTTTTACGTTTATGAGTTTTACGTTTGTGGGATTTGTTTTTTTTTGAACTTGCTATTACTTTGGTTAAACTTTGTCTAGCTTTAACAAATTCTTCATAAGTTGCTTTATCTCTAGGAGAATCTTGTAATAGTGTTTCCATATCGGATAATATTCTACTTACATGATCTTTAGTTTGTTTATCTATCTTTTTTCTACTCGGATATTTTATTTCAATATTATTGTATTGTATATCTGATCTTAATATTCTATTAGTTTGATCAGGTGTTTTTTGTTCTTGTATCATACCCATAGTTAGTACATCCCTCCATGTGACTGGCGCGTCTAAATCTTCAGGTATATATTCGTTTATAAATTCATCTGATGGTGAATTATAATTTACTCTAATTGTTCCATCTTTATTTTTATATATAAAATTCCTTTCTTGTATAGTATAATTAGTATGAGTATCTTTAGAATTTAATTCTTCTTCGGTGTAACCATAATGATGTAATTTTTTACTCATTATAATAATAATTTATAAATAAATTAAATTAATTTTAAAGTTCTACCATCGCTCCTATATAATTTATCATTTTTACGAATTACAACTCCTTTAGGTGGAACTTGAGTGCGTTTCACTGATCTCTTCTTTCTATTTGTTTTCTTTTTTCTTTTGGTTTTTTTTCCTTTTTTCATATAAGCTTTACATTTTGAAAAAGGTATTCCATCTGGACATCCTTGTTCTAATTTATGAAATCCTTTCATTATAATATATACATTATTTTAATCTTCTAGTGAATCTCATCTTCATCAGATAATTCATCATCACTAAATTCATGAATTACGACATTGTGTTTAATAAATTCAAAATAATCCATGAAATTATCATCGCAAAGTTTTAATCCATAGTAATCATTTAAACTTTTTAATGATAAAAATAACTCATTTATTTCTTCTAAATATTTTAAGTCAAATAATTCTTCTTCTGATACTGACATAAAGATTGAATCATATGCTATTTTTTCATAAAATGTTTGAATAAAATTATTTTTAAACGAATCATAATCTGAAACATGTTCTAAATCATTCCTATCATTAATCCATTCATATGTTTTGTTCATCATATCTTGTAGTATATCTTTAATTGTTAAATCTTCTTCATATTTAATTTTAGTCATTAACCACCTATCTTTTGATACCTTCATTTTAGTAATAGGTAAAGGAAGTGTTTCCATAATAAATCTAATGTGAATATTAAATTTTTTTATGAACGAATGATATATGAATATAGAATACTTGTTATTTATTATCTTTATTATATTCTTATTTTATCATTTAAAATATAACTGTAAAGAGGGCTTATCAGCGTGTGAAAATAAATTAAAGGAAATATGCGGCAATTCACAGAAAGTATCTGTAAATAATTGTAATAAATGCTTAACTGATACTGATAATTATCCTATTTTTCAGGGAGAGGGTTGTAGTTATAAGCATTTTGTTAATTTTTGTAAAATAAAATTTTCACCTGAAGACGATGATATACCGGCTTTAATGACCAGATTAAATGATTCATTAGATAAAAAATCGGTCGGAAATGGTATATTTGTTTCCATGATATTTCATGATGGTGGTGATAATATATATATGGATGGATCTGGGAGTATATTATTTCCTTCTTTATATGAAAAGATATTTTATACTGACAGATGTAACTTTGGATTTTTATGGGATACTGATTTTTTAGATAAAAATTTAATATCTTGTTTATTCCCCATAGATGCGCATACAACACCTATAAATGATCATTGTGAAGTAAATTTTCGAGATCCATACAGTGGAGATCCAAAACAAATAAATGTTTGTAGTTTATCAGGTGTTTCTTCTCCGAACAGATGTACCAAAGGTTTAAAAACTTTATTTGAATCATCAAGGATAATGCAACTGTATGATAGAGATGATGCAATACCATATCCAACAAATTGTCTTAAGAATATTAAATATAAATTTACAGAACCATACAATACAACTCAATTAAATGAAGGTAAGAATTGTTTTCAATATATTGTTGATACATTTAATAAATCAAATCAAACTCCAGATATATTATCTGGAGATAGATTCACATATAATGAAGGTGTTTTCTTGAATGATGTAGACGATGGAGGAATAGAAATACATGAGGGATTAAAACAGTTAACAGAATTAAACAAACCAAAACCTGTGGCACTTTTTTATGCTATAAAGACTAATGAATCTATTGGAGAATGTCTTGATTATGAAAGATATTTAAATTTATTTAAACTTAATTTTACACCCGATACCCCAGTAGTAATTATGAAATTTACCGAACATTTTAATGAAATAAAAAATATTAGTTACAAAATTTTAAAATATATGCCAAAATATTATGATGTATAACTATTTATAAATTCTCCCACCAATTTTTTAATATCTTCTACAGGCATCGATGAATCTATACTTAAATGGGGATGTTTTTTATCTCCAATGCTTAGCCATTGAAAAGTGTTTAATTCTGAAGCATGATTTCTATTCTTAAGATGGTCTTTGTAATTCTCTGGATAAACAATTTTAATACGTTCTTCTTGTAATTCAGGTGAAACATTCAACTGAATTATTTTAAATCCATTATTCACCAATGCTTCATATTCATTTTGATATCTTAAATCATCTACTAAACAATATTCTTTATCTTTACATTCACTAATTACATAATTTACCCATACATCTTGATCTATCTCTCTCATTTTTTGACCAATACTTGTTAATAGAGATCTGTCTTTTACTAAAGGATCCATTTTAAACAGGTCCCTTGCTACTTGTTTTACTTTTTTACCAAATGAAAAAATTTCAAATCTTGGTTCTAATTCACATAAATAATTACAGAGAGTTGTTTTTCCTGAACACATTTTCCCCGTAACTGCGATTTTCATGTTAAATATAAATAGTAAGATAATTTTAAATCTAAATCTTATTTAAAAATTGACATTATTAAATCCATTTCTACTTAAAAATTTGATAAGTTATTAAATGTATCAAGTAGAGATAAATAAAATGCGGGTTCAAAAAAGAAACGGTGAATATGAAGAAGTGTCTTTCGATAAAATCCTTAATCGCATCAAGTCTTTATCACAAGGACCTGAATTTAAAACTTCACTAAACATTGATGAAACAATTATTGCTCAAAAGGTTATTCAAGAAATTCATGACGGAGTTAAAACAAGTGAATTAGATGAATTATCAAGTCAGATAGCAATTGCTATGTATAGTAAAAATCCTGATTTCAAGACTCTTGCTGGTCGAATTGTTGTATCCAACCATCATAAGAATACAAAAAATACCTTTAGTGAAAAGATTGCTATGATGCACCGATATGAAAGCAATGGAAAAAGCAAAGCACTAATCGCAGATTATATGTATGATTTAGTACAAGGAAATAAAGAAAAGATTGATTCAGCGATTGATTACAACAAGGATTATGATTTTGATTTCTTTGGATTTAAGACTTTAGAAAAGAGTTATTTATACCGAATTAATGGTCAAATTATAGAGAGACCTCAAGATATGCTTATGAGAGTATCTCTAGCTATTCATAGAGATAATGTAGATGAAGCATTGGTCAACTATGATTTAATGAGTAAACATTACTTTACTCATGCGACTCCTACACTTTATAATGCTGGTTCTATTAGAGAGCAGTTTGCCAGTTGTTTCCTCTTAACGATGAAAGAGGATAGTATCTCTGGTATTTATGATACTCTTAAGGACTGTGCCCTGATTTCAAAGCATGCTGGTGGTATTGGTCTCAGTGTTCACAATATTAGGGCAAAGGATTCTCACATTGTAGGAACAAATGGGGTATCAAATGGTTTAGTTCCGATGTTACGGGTATTTAATGATACAGCGCGATATGTTGATCAGGGTGGGGGGAAGAGAAATGGTTCTTTTGCGATGTATTTAGAACCCTGGCATGCTGATATCTTTGAATTTATTGAACTCAAAAAGAATCATGGGAATGAATTTGACAGAGCAAGAGATTTATTCTATGCTCTTTGGATTCCGGATTTATTTATGGAACGTGTTGTATCAGATGGTTCATGGTCATTATTCTGTCCAAATGAATGCCCTGGCTTAGCTGAAACTCATAGTGAAGAATTTAATACTTTATACATGAAATATGAAAGTGAAGGTCGCAGTAGAAAGACGATCAAGGCACGAGAGCTATGGTCTGCTATTTTAACTTCTCAGATTGAAGTAGGAACACCATATCTCTTATATAAAGATGCATGTAATCGCAAATCAAATCAGCAAAATCTAGGAACAATTAAATCATCTAATCTGTGTACTGAAATAGTTGAATATACATCACCCGATGAAACTGCTGTATGTAATCTTGCGAGTATTTCATTAAAGAAATTTGTAAAGAAGAAAAATACTAAAGGTTTAAAATTTAGAGTTTACAGCAAACCCAAGTGCGTCTATTGTGAATTAGCAAAGGGATTACTAAACAAAATGAAGATAGAATATGAAACAAGAGATTATCAAGATATTAAGGATGAAACAAATTTATCGCTTGAAGGAGTTACATTTCCACAAGTATATAGAGTTGATAAAGGAAAACGATATCATATTGGGGGATATACAGAGTTGAATGATTATTTAAGATCAAGCTTTGATTTTAAGGGTCTTCAAAGAATAGCAGAGAGGTTAACAAAGAATCTAAATAATATCATTGATTATAACTATTATCCGACACCGGAAACACGAACATCAAATCTAAGACATCGTCCAATTGGAATTGGTGTTCAAGGTTTAGCAAATGTGTTCTTTGAACTAGGATATGCGTTTGATTCAGATGAAGCAAAAACTCTTAATGAAAGGATATTTGAATGTATCTATTATGGATCATTAAAGCAATCAGTGGAATTAGCGAAAGACAGAGAACAATTAATGAAAGAATATAAAATTTATACAAATCAGTTTGACGGGAAAGGCGGTGATAATTTTGTATCTTCTGATTCACTATTTAAAATTAAAAATAAACTTAAGACAGTCTTATCAGAAGAAGTAAAGCGAGATGAATACTTAGGTAGTTATAGCAGTTATATCGGTTCTCCGATGTATCATGGAAAGCTACAGTTTGATCTATGGTCAAAGAATATCACTGATATACATCATGATTGGTCTTCTCTCAGAGATGATATTAAGAAATATGGTGTAAGGAATAGCCTTCTAGTAGCACCCATGCCTACAGCATCTACTGCTCAGATATTAGGTAATTATGAATGTTTTGAACCTATCTTATCGAATATTTATACTAGGCGCGTTTTATCTGGCGAATATATGGTAATTAATGATTATCTTGTGGACGATTTAATTTCACTTGGATTATGGTCAACAGAACTAAAAGATAAAATTATTGCGAATGATGGATCGGTATTAAGTATACATGAAATTCCTGATATTATCAAGGATAGGTATAAGACTGTTTGGGAAATAAAACAAAAGAATATTATTGATATGGCAGTAGACAGAGGAAAGTTTATCTGTCAGAGTCAAAGCATGAATTTATTCTTGGAATCACCGAGTATAAAAACAATGAGTAATATGCATTCTTACGCATGGAAAAATGGATTAAAAACTGGTATCTATTATTTAAGAAGTCGTCCTTCATCAAAAGCAATTCAATTTACAATTAATCCCAATGAATGTGAGAATTGTTCAGCTTAACTGCTAAATTATTGATTATTCACCTGTTTCATTAATTCTTTATTTTTTACATTTTGGCCAACGATGAAAGAAGCGGCTGAAATGAGACCAACAAACATTATCACCATGAAAATGATAGGGAATAAAACCAAGAACCATGAGATTTTGTTTCCATATTTAAATTGGCATATATAGTTTAGTAAAGCAACCCATAAGACTGCAAATATTATATTAACGATTAGACCAAGGAAGGTATAGTGATGAATATGGCCGCCTTCTGGTTCTGCCTCTACTACGGCATTGTTTGTATAAATCATGGATGATAGATACATTAATTGAGCAAAAACGGATAATAATAAATACACTTGCGCGGGTGTACACAATTCAGAAATTACTTTTGTTACATCAACTCCTAATAGTTTCATTTTATAATATACATAAATAAAAAAAATTTAGCGATTTATTTCATCTATACCAATCAAGACATTATATTTTGATAATGCTATTTCTTTTTCAGCATTATTAGATTTTTTAATCTTTTCAGGTGGAGGAGTATAAGTTTTTACTTCATTGTTCTTTTTGGCTTTGAACATCAGATTTACATTACACTGAGTTTGAATAAATACATTGTTTTCTTTACGAATCGGAATAGTAAATTTTAGGGGCAAACTTAAATAACCTATCGCATGATATATTAATGGTAACCTAGAATTTCTTTTGCCACATGTGTAATCATTTCTGAAAAATCTATATAAACTTTGTATCTGGATTTGAATATCTTTTGATCTTTCGCTACATTCATAAAAAATGATTTCCCATAACATCCATATAGGATCTTTACAATGCTTAGGATCAACTTCACTAATATCACGACATTCTATTTCAAATTTTACTTTTTTTTTCTTATTCATCTTTTCCCATTGAATTAACCATGCGACCCAATAAATAGCGTTTTCATATCCCCCATTTACATTTTTAAGATGAAATAAAAATTCATTCATAATAATTTTTAATTCTTCTGGATCCGTGAAACGAATTATATGCGAAGGTAATATTTGCATCGTAGCACTCAATTTACTTTGAATTTTACCATATTGAAAATGCTCTTCATTAACTTTGGGATATTTATCAAATCTCTTTGTTTTCGGTGAAATAGCCATTGTAACAACTAAATCAAAAAATACATTCCGCACACTCTGAGTGTTTCTTAAATGAATTAATTGATCTTTTTGTTTCTTACCAATATGATTGTAACTTTTAGTGAATACATCATATTTTCTCCATAGATATTCTGGCAACTTAGGAGAATTTACATGGATTATTTTTGATGAATGTAATACTAGCTTCTCAAATAAATCAATACTATAACCAGAACAAACACATTCAGTTACCCAATAACAAGCTTCTTCTAGTTTTCCTTCATCAATACACTTAAACAATGTATTATATACATCTTTTTTCTTGAAATCTGAAAAAGTTTTATCTTTAAAAGCCTCGGAGGGTCTTGGATCAATAATACAATAATCACTATTCATATTAGTGTTAAAATATAAAAAAGTATTTAAATCTAGAGTTAATTATTTTAAATAGTTCTGGGCTAATTTGGAAATAATCCATGTAATAACACAGACTATTACATATAAAGGTAATTTCATTGCAGCCTTATATATATCTTTCTCTCTATAGTAATTTGTTACTAACAATATTACACCCATTAAAATATAAGATGATATTATAGCTATTTTTGTGTCTTTTATTAGTATAATAGGCAATAAAACAACTAAAGTTGATAATATACCAGAAATTAAAACCACAAAAGATAACTCAATTGCTTCTTTTTCATCAACTTTTTCAGTTATTTTTTCATCATAATAAGATAATACATCGGGTAAATTACTAGAAAAAGCCATAATAATTAAAGCAACGATAATTTTATGATGAGAGAAATTTAAATATCCTGATAAAACGGCACATAATGTAATTAATTGTTCATCAATCGCAAAAGACATTGGATGGAAATATCTATCTAATTGATCCATATATATATATATATAATTTATTCATTATTAATTTTATTCATTAAAAACAGCTTCTTGTTCATCATCTAATCTTTCATCCGCATATGTACTATCTTCAGGATCATATTCTTCATAATCTACATATCCTTCTTCTTCTGCTACAGGATCTATTGGTGGAACAGGTGGTGCTTCATTAACTTCACCAGTCACAGTATCTAGTTCTATATTCGCATCACTCATAATCTGTTGCAATCGCTCAATTCTTTCATCTTCGGTATGAGCAACATGTTCATCGCTATTTACATATTCACTTGCTTTCGCAGTCGCCTGTTTATAAAATAATGAAATACCCATCTTATTCTTTTGCATAATAGCAAATCTTTCTTCGCGAGTAGCATCATCAAGCCTATTGATGATTTCTTGCTTTTCTCTTTCTTTTTGTTTGGATAAACGATTCGCTAAATCTAATTTTTGTTCATTTAAAAATAACCATGATGGATCATAATGTTCAAAAAATACATGTGTCAGTAAATCCAATAAAAATTGAGAAAACAGTTCAATCATATCATTAATATTATCTTCGTCTCTTTGTTCTAATGATTGGAATAAATCATTCGCATCAGAAGTCACTTCTGATTGTTCATCTTTTAATTCTTGAATAATATTGACTATATCATTCAATACTCCTATGAAATTATATTTCATGTAAATATCAGAATATCTTTCATTATAATAAGAATCATTTGATCCTTTTATCATTTCTAAATTCATAAATCTAGGTTTTAATCTATTAAACAAGAACTGAAAGTAATATACATTTTCTTTATTCTCATTTAAATATCTGTTAAATCCGATATAATTATCCTTTGTTTTCACAAAAATGCGATTATGTAATAATAAATTCACTGAATTATTTTCTCTATTCATGAAATCTAAAAATCCAGATTCTACACTTGGCGTTACCTTCCATCGCTTTTCTAATTTGTATGTGCGAGACGCAGATATTGCTTCGTCTTCTTTATTTGATTCAAAACATAAATGTGAAAATATTATTCTTATATCATTCATATAAGATACCAAGTGATGATATCTTAGATTTGTATCATTAATGAATAATTCTATTATCTTGTTTAATTGCTGTGATGAAAATTTAATTCTTTCAGTTGGATTATATTCTTTAAAGATACTTTCAAATCTACGCTTTTGTTTATCTTCGAGATCATCGCTCTTCGCTAAAAATCCAGATATATTCTCAATATTTATTAATGTTTCGCCCATGATATCAGAAAAGGCAGTCTTTAATTGGGGTATAATTAATTCTTCTTTCATTTCAGGTATATTAATGAATAAATCTTTTAATCGCGCATCGGTTATATAATTAATATTCTCTAAATAATATTGGAAACGACTATCTAAATTTGCGGACTTATCTATCATTTCGTAATCTCGGATAGAATACTCTTTCTTTTGAGTAATGAATCCGGTGCGATTTAAAGAAGTATTTTCTCTAATCTTTTCTAAAACTCTGTAAAAATTATCTCTATTAGATTCGATATTTCTATATTTCTCTTCAGTTAATCGGATTTCTTTATCATATAAGATAGTCTTTGCTAAGAAACTATCATAAAAATTATCTTTTGAATATTTTACTATTTCATCCATGTCATCTCTTTTATAGATTTTGAATAATCGTTCTATCATGATTTTACCGGCTTCACTCTCTTTTAATCTTTCAAAAGGTAGTTCCGGATAAACAACGGGTGGTTTGTAATAATATATTCTTTTTGGTTTAGTATTCAATAAAGGTAGATCATATGTGTTGATCGCATTATGAATAAAACTGTTACACGCTTTTTCATTTGTAAAACACGAATTAATTGAAGTATTCTTATCACCATATAATGCCAATATATCTGGTATAACATTCTTCCTCAACACTTGGAAATCTAGATCTTTGAATGAATTACTACTTTCTGACCATCCATTCCTTGTTAATATCCTTAAAATTTCATTTGGTTTATCACATGTTTCTAGCATACGATTGAATGATAGAGTAAGTATTAAATTACTCTCTCTTTTTCCATATAATGATACAACATATCTGAAAATTAATCTGAAACTACTATTTTTAAAGATACCAACTTCGGGTATATCTAATAATTTAGAAATATCTTCTTCATGATGTAGTGGTCTTAACAAGGTATTATTCGTAACAAGATATCCACCATATACTTTTCTGAAATAAGGAAAATTAGAATCTTGTATCGAGTCTAAATATTTATTTACACCAGTAACTAGATTATTCTTTTGTAATGGTCTAAACATAGGCCATTCTTTTTTCAGATAATCATGTTTTAATGAATCTAAACATTCTTCATAATTTGAAATACGATTAACTATCAAAGGAAAAGTAGGTTCCATGCAATATCTAATTGTTAAACCCAATTGCGTTTCAAAAGTATTTGTACCATATTCTTTCTCATTGATTAAGTGTGAGACACATTTCCATCTCTTTTCATCGCTATATTGTTCATATAATCTTCTTAGTTTAGCACAGTAATAATTTACTACACCATTGTCTATTTTATGACCTTCTACATCAATTATATCCAAAGATTTCTTACCCTCTGAAAAATAAGAAGGTATTCTACATTGTATAGTTAATGTAACCAATGCTGTTAGTGTTAATAAATTATTACTATCTTTTAACCATCTTTGAAAGGTTTTAAATACACTCTCTCTTTCAGTTTTTAATTTTTTCTTTTCACTTTTATCCTTTGTTTTTGATTCTAGCTTTTTTATCTTCTGAGTTTCCCTGTTAATTCTCGGATGAATATCTGTATTACTCACATTCATTAAACCATATCTTTGATCCGCTAATATATTATGATCTAATAACTCAAACGATAATAATATTTCATAAATATCTTCATCTGTCATGTTAACACCGACTGATTCACTAATCATTTTAATCATTGTAACATATTCAATCTTTTCTTCAAGATGTTCACTTATTTCTAGCTTCTTATCATTTTCGGTATCAATTACTTCTCTTGTTATCATAGGTTTATCATCATTATAACCATCAATTAAAGTAGTATCTTCATTACATAAATAACCACCACATATTTTACATGATATCATACCATCTTCTGGAGGCAATCCGTATTTACTTTTCATAGTATCAAATAAATCATTATCATTCGTTGTATTTACCATATAAAGATAATGTTTACATAGTAATCTTTCATTTGTAAACACATTGTATAAATAATCAGGAGATTCAGTCGGTTTATCCGCAACTCTAGTATATATATCAATGAATTTCTGCAAATAATGATTTCTTAATCCTGGTTTCGCTATTTGGAATATCTTTTCATGGCATATTTTAGATTTCATCTCATCACTTAATTCAATATTTCGTGGTTTAAATATTTCACTGCGTTTACGCTTATGAAGACTAATATATCTCTTATGATATCTTTCAATATTAATTTTTAGCAAATCGCGAATTTCATTTCTCAAATTTAATCCTAATTCATCAAAACTTTTACCAAATTTGTATAATATCTTTTCAATATCGGTAAAATTATATAGATTTTCGGAAACATCATCATTCAACAATGCTTTGATAGATTCTCCTACATTGTAATCATAAATGCCATCCATGTGATCTTTATCGGTATTGCTAGGTAAATTATACATGATATATTTATCTTTCTCCTTACGCTCATATTCATCTTCATCCGCGGTGACTATATAAGAATCTTTTAATAATCGTTTTCTTGTTATTATTCTGCGATAGTAACTATCATAAATATATTTTTCAAAAACATTAAAATTTTCCATGGTTTCCCATTTTAATGAATACACTGTTTCATTATAAGGTTCTTCCAGTAGAGCAATGAATCTTAATCTATTCGCAGGTAATAACATTTGATTGTCAAAATAAATCGGTTTATTGTTACGTCTTTCATCATATCTATACGCACCCATGATACCATTACAATTGTCATCTTGAATACAATTTCTTAGATATGTATCATAATGTTCTTCTGTTTCATATCCATACCCATTTGTTGTCTGAATGGGTTTAGACTGCTTTAATTGAGAATTAATATAATCTCTATAATTGTTATATCCTGCTTCAGATTCTAACGCAGTTTGTTTTAATTCTTCAGATAAAGCATAGCCTAATTCATCATAAGTTTTTAATTCATCGCCTATAATAGGTATCATGTATTTAGGTAATGATTTCTTCTTTTTCTCATCCAAATTACTATACAGTTCTAAAAGAGTATCAATTGTTTCTTGAACTCTTTCTATCAATAAAGGATTATCATATATATTCATTGAAATGATAAGAGTTGATAATAAATCATCTTTAATAGCAAGTTCACTATAAATTTTATCAACTAACTCATCTGTTTCAAATTCAACTTCTTGATATTCATCTTGTTCTTTAATTGGATCATAGGGTCTTACCTTAATAAAATCTAAAATTTCATATGTTTCTGTTTTTTTTAATAATTCACCATTCTCAAAAATATAAGTTAAAGTTCTATCTTTATCATCCACCATGATTAAAATATTTTCCTCACTGGAAATCTCAGTAATTTTCCCTAAAAATGGTGATTTATCCCCTTTCATCAAAACTATTAAACTATCACCAATATCAAATGATGATCTATCTGCTTCAGTTAAATCAGGAAGTTCATTATAAGAACCCATTTCTTCGCCCCCTTCTTCTGCTTCTCTTTCCTCTTGGGCTAAGTCTCCAATATCTCCTTCAAGTATATCTGATTCACTATCTTCATCTAAAAATGGATCATTTCTATCGGGAACTGAAATCGGTATCTTTTCTTCTCCAGTATCCATTTATATGTTATGGATATTTTTTTATAAATTATTAATCTTAATTATTTAATACTTAAAAACAAATTACTAATATATAGTATCCAACTATGGAACTTCAAACTTATATAAACAATCATGAAAATTACATCTCAGATTTTAAGAAGCTTGGTTTTAAGGTAAATTCATATAAAAACTTACGGATCGTTTCATATCCATATGATAAGAAACCCGAATATAATTCACAGGATGATATGTATAAACTATATCTTAAGGGGGCAGTTATTGATATCGATACAAACAGAGTAATTTGCTTACCTCCTATTAAGTCACTAGATGTTTCTGAAGTAGAAAATCAAGATGGTGCCGTTTATCAGAGTTTAATTGATGGAACTATGATTAATCTTTTTTATCATGGGGATAAATGGTTAATCAGTACTAGATCCGAAATTGGTGGTTATAACAAATGGACAAATAAGAAACCATTTAGACAAATGTTTGATGAATGTTGTGAATTAGAATGTGATTCACTAAATAAGGATATGTCTTACTCTTTTGTAATGAAACATACTGAAAATCGAAATGTATCTCCTGTTCATGGAAATGAATTAATTCTTGTTGAGATTTATAAATTTACTGAAGATGGCATTAAGCGATTAGAAAAAACTGAATATCCCGAATTAAATTGTACAATCCATGATAGTTATACTGATAGAGATAAATTTATGAATTTATTCCAAGGTCCAGTTATCCCTTATTATATTAAGGGATATACAGTAAAATGTGGTGATCTACGTTATAAGTGGATTAATCCTTATTTTGAAGAAGTAAGAAATCTAAAAATTAATATGAATAATCATCTGTTAAATTATGTTGAATTAAGGAGAAACGGAAATCTAAAGAAATATTTACGATATTATCCTGAACACAGTCATTTATTTAATAATTATAAGGAAAAGCTTCATAATTTAAGTAATGATTTATTTACAACCTACAAGAATGTGTTTGTTCACAAGAGCATGGATAAGAAGGAAATTCCATATCATTTGAATCCACTTGTTTATGATATCCATAAGAGATATTTAAAAACAAAGGTTCCCACTAACTGGGAATCCGTCAAGGATTATATTCATACTGTTCCAAGTAAGAAGCTAGTCTTTGCCATGAATTATTTATAACAATTTAAACATGTTTTTCAAGTATTTTTTTACTATTTGTTAATATATTATTAAATTCTTCTTCACTTAAACCCTTTTCTATTACTTGTGCTAATTCTTCACCAGTAGACACACCTATACAATTAACTCCTGATTGAAATGTATTTCCAGCATTTATCCAATCTAAATGAAGAATTAACACACAATCTTGATGAATTGCTTCTAAAAAGGTATATTGGGTCCCACCACCATCACCCTTAATGATAGACATATCTATCATGTATTTCGCATCTTTTAATATACTTCGCCCCTCATAAGTCGGTGATAAATTTTTAGGAAATTTACCTTTCCAGTATTCAGTAAAATTTAATTCTTTTAATTTATGATGAACATATAATCTATTTTCAGCACCGAATATATAAATATGTTTTTTAGGATCTTTTAATATTTTATTCGCCTTCAAAAGTATATCTGTATTTTTATCAAAATCTATACGAGAAATAGATACACATTCATAACCCAATCCTTCGCATTCTGGAACTTCATATGGATAAAATGGGTGAGGCATAAATTGAGATTGTATATTGAATGTATTCACTAAATATTCTTGAACACTTTCTCTGATTGTTATTACTTTAAAATGATTTAGTAAAATATTATCATTTTTCTCGGTGACTTGAACTAGTGGATTCGGAGTCTTTTTATTTACTTTGCATTCAGTTGGATCATGGATAACAATTTCTGTATTCGGCGGAAATAAATATAAATATTCATAATAGTGCTTATCAACGGCAGTTATCATAATATTATTTAATTTAAGGATTTCACTAATATCCAAATTTTGATATTCACATTCATAACCATAATTGCGTTTAAATTTTTCATTTCTCCCCGCTATTTTGTATATAGGAGAATTGTATTTATGAGACAAATGAGCTGTAAATGTAACCCATCCACCATAAACTGGTTTAGCTAAATACAACAAATTCTTATTTGAATTATCTTCTTGATAAGAATTTATTAAATCCATTTTATAGTAAAAGATATTTTAAATATATAAGATTAACCTTATTCCAATATTACACCTGTTCTTTCTTTCTTTCTTTCTGGTTTTAATGAAGCGGTTATCATCACGGTTTTCTTGACATTTGGATCTGTTTCAGATAAATCTTTTGGCCTCGTATCTACATGGATTGTTCTTGTTTCTTCCGATTTGTCTTCAGGTTTGTCTTCAGGTTTGTCTTCAGGTTTGTCTTCAGGTTTGTCTTCTGGTTTACCTTTTATTTCTGTCACAACAATTTCTTCTTTTTTTACTTTATTATTACTATCTTCAACTATTTGTAGAAATGGATCTTTTTTTTCTTTAATTTCAATGCTCTTAAATGATTGCTTCTTCTTTTTTGATTTCTTCTTTTTCTTTTTATGAGTCCTTTTCTTATGTTTCATGTAATTTTCAAGTATATTTGATTCTTTTGGTTTTAATCTAATACCAACATCTCCTAGTTTTTTCTTTTTGGATTTCATTATATATTTAAATAGATAAATATTATATCAATATATGAATCATTACATGAAACAATACTATGAAGAAGGTAAACTAGAGATAGGTTTAGATGAGGCAGGAAGAGGGTGTCTTTTAGGACCAGTTTTTACTGCGGGTGTTATACTTAATGATTTTAATTTTAATCCACCACCTTATGAAATTAAAGATTCTAAAAAGTGTTCACCGAGGGTTCGAAAAGCTTTAAGAAGATATATTGAAGAAAATAGTATTGCGTATAGTGTTGAAATGATTAATACAGATCGTATCGATCAAGTGAATATTTTAAATGCTACGATGGAAGGGATGGAGAAATGTATAGATAATATTACATCTGCCATAAATGTAGATAGACTATTAGTTGACGGAAATTATTTTCCACCTTACATGCATAAATCTACATTTGAATTTATACCTCATACATGTATTACAGGGGGTGATGATAAATATTATAATATCGCAGCGGCTTCAATTTTAGCAAAAGAATACAGAGATGAATACATAATTCATCTATGTGAAACGAATAATATCTTAGATGATTATGATATTAGAAACAATAAAGGTTATGGGACAAAAACGCATATGTTAGCATTAAAAGAATACGGGCCAACAGAATTCCACAGAAAATCTTTTAAACCTTGCCAAATTTAAATATTTATGAACTCCCTGAATTATCTGATTTATTTAATTTGACCTTATTTAATTTGAGGTGATCTGAATATTTAATATGTCTTTCTATTTCCGAAGAACTCTCTATATAAAATGAATATATATCATCTAAATATTTCTTTTTTATTTCATATAAATGATCTTCATCCCTAAATTTGGTTAATTCTTGTATATGTTTTATTTTTGATATTGATAATATAACTTTTTCTCGTGTAAATTGCATATTCTCCATCTTTTCTTGATATTTTTTGAATTTTATTATTGCGGCAGAACATGTTATAAAACTACTTATTCCTATCGGTATCATGCTAAAAAATACCTCTAAAATTTTATCCCCCTCTATTATATCCCCCATTTCATTTCTAAATGCCTCAAATATAGATAATAATGATGATACTATTATTATCATTATATTGAATTTGTCATACCATGATTTATAACTCTGATATTTTATCTGTAAAATTGTTAATCTGTTACCCAATTTATCCAATTTAGATTGTAAATGATTATTAAACTCTTCTTTTGATAGACCATCCATTTTTTCCATTCGCATGTTTCTCTTCACCAAATCATTTTGTATCATATTTGATTCATTATTTATATTATTTAATATATCATCTATATCATCTATATCACCTATATCATCTATACCATCTATATCATCAATATTAGCATCTATATTATCATTTAAAGTATTTTCCAGAGTTACCTCTTTATTTGGAGAAGTATTTGAATTATTTAATTCTTTTTTCTCTTCGTCGTTTGTCATTTATATAATTTATTAAACATATTATTTAATTTTTCTAAATTTCCATTTAATTTTTCTAAATTATCTTTCATTTTTTTGTCTAAATTATATTTTTTAATTTCTTCTATTTTTTGGACTTCAGGGTTTAAATTAAATAAAATTTTATTTATGCTTAGTTTTATTTTGACTAACTCTCTCTTTTTGTTACTACTAGAAATATCAGTTTCTAGTATTTTAGCAGATAAATCAATAGTTTTTTTTACATTAGATATAAATAATTTATTTTCACTATCATCGTTTTTTTGTGTATTATTTACATATTCTGTATATTTTGGAAAAATATTTTTCATATTTTCTGTATTTTCTGTATTTTCTGTATTTTTTAAATAAGTTGTCTGATTTATATGGCGGGTATCTTCTGTATTGTCCACATACTCTGTACGGTCGGTAATTTGTGATTGACGTGTAGAACAACCAAATATTGTCTGTGCGGATAAATCCGAGGATCTTTTTTTCATTTATTATTTATTAGAAAATAATATTATTTGTGAATATTATAAATAGACTAACGCATGGTAGTCTGTTTTGATGAAAATATATATATCAAGTCTTTTGATGAAAATGGATACTATTCACTTAAATCAAGAAAATGTAAAGATTTTGATGGTCCTAATAATTTTTCTATCCTCTGGAATCAATTATTAATACTCCTTGATAATAATCATATAAAAGACAAAGATACATTATGTGAAAAATTTAATTGTAAAATAGTAACCCTTTATAAAAATGAAATATTAAATGAAATAGACAGTATTTTATATAAATTCCTTAAATTAAATTTTTTAAATATACAACTTTATAATTCTTATACTATTCGAAACAACAAAGAAACCATATTAAAAATAATAGATTTATATGAAATGATAAATGATTTATAATTTAAATCCGCTTTCAATGAATTCATGAACCATAGGATTTTCAACTGTATTATCAGTAATTAGTCTCGGAGCAATACTCATAGTTTGTAACTCTTGAATTAACATTTTCATCGCATATGGCATTTCCACATTGACTATATCTTCAGACTCTTCTCCATTATATATCAATCCAGACTTATCATTAATGTGAACATTATATTTATCAGAACGTTCCATAGTTGATTCTCTTAAAAATTCAGCTGTACCATGAGCTAAAATACTATCCCTTTCCATCTCACCAATCCTTAAACCACCATTATTTGCTCTTCCAGCGGCAGGCTGTCTTATTAAACTCTGTAAAGGCCCTGTTCCTCTACTATGCATCTTATCAGCGACCATAATTTTAATCCGTTGATAATAAGTAGGTCCAATGAAAATAGAAGTCTTTAATTGTTCTCCTGTGATACCACTATACATTACTTCATTACCCCATTCATCATAATCATACTTTTTCATTAGCTCAGCATAATCATGAATATCATTATTTTGAAATGCTGTCGCATCCCCTAAGTATCCACCTAAAGCCGAACTTTTTCCTAATACAACTTCTAACAGTTGATTGATTGTCATTCTACTCGGGATAGCATGAGGATTAATAATTAAATCTGGTACAATTCCGTCTTTAGTAAAAGGCATTTCTTCTTGTTCTAAGACTAATCCACACATACCCTTCTGACCTGGTCGGGAAGCATATTTATCACCGACCATTGGTATTTTATTTTTACGAATTCTTACTCTAGCTCTTCTTAAATTTTCATCATTCTTCGTGACAACAACTTTATCAACATAACCAGATGTATTGAATTTAACCGTTTTCCCAGAAACTGTATGTATTCTTTTGCCTTCCATGTTAGTTTCTTCTCCAACCTTACCAACAATAGCATCTTCATCTGTTACATAAGAACCTTCTTTAGCGAATCCATTTCTATCTAATTTATCAAAATTAAGCATTGTTTTCTTTTTGATATCTTTTACGTTTAATGGATTCTCAAAATATATTCTACGATTTCCATCACCTTCTTCATCATCTTCATAACCTCTGAAATATAATGAATTAAACATTCCTCTCTGAATTGAGGTTTTGTTTAGCATCATACTATCTTCTTGATTATAACCAGTATAACTAGCAATTGCCACAATACAATTGATACCATAGGGTAATTTATCAACATCAGTGTATTTCTTATAACGAGTCGTTACAATGGGCTTTTGAGGATAATTTAATACATGCGAGAAAGTATCAAATCTAGTATTATATGCTGAACTATATAATCCAACAACTTGTTTTGTTTGCTGACATGAAAATACATTTCTGGGATATTGACTATGTTCCGGAAATGGAATATTCACAGCAACAGCACTTAACATTAAAGATGGATGAATATCACAATGTGTGTAATCTTTATCAATTGAATTCATGCTCTTCGCAATAAATAAACCCTCAGATTCAAGTGGATCAATATATTCAATTTGAGCAACATTATCCATCAAATAACTCACATAATCAGAATGTTTCTCTTTTATTTCATAAAAGACATCTCTATAGTAAGTTTCATCATAAACACTCATTTCAGGATCATTCTGATACATGTGCTCACCTCTAATCAAATGATTCCAACTACTCATTTTACTATAATCACCTTCTATTAGCGGATTTGATACTACTTCCCCTCTCTTTTGTAATACAAATACCGGTCTTAACACTCTTCCACTATCACAAAATACATAGATCTCATTTAAGTCTATCTTCCAATAGATGCTTGTATATAAATGAATAATACTATTCAACTTTAATAATCTCATTATCTTGTATAAATATTCTGGATCCTTATGAATACCAATCCATTTACCATTTAAAAATACTTTACATGAAACACTAAAATCATCGCTAATACTATCTTTTAAAGATATTAATCCTACATCAGAGAGTGCTTCATAGATATTCTTTTCTGAAACATTAAATGAAATCTTTGACACAATTGATAAATGATTAATAATACCAACATTCCCACCATCAGGTGATTCAGTTGGACATACAAATCCATACTGAGAATTATGTAATTTTCGAGGGCCCAATGACTTAGATCCTGGTGGTAACGGATTTGATATTCTTCTTATATGAGATAAGGTTCCTAACATAGCATTTCTGTTTAAATCTTGAACAATACCTTGCCTACCAGATAACCCTGTTCCAAAAACTGAACCAAATGATTTTACAATATTATCCAGACACTTGGGATTAAATACCTTCTTGCTATTATCATCATTAATTAGATTCTTAATATCATTTCCAAAATCCTTAAAATGGAATTTAAAATCATTATCTATTTTTAATGAAACATTCCTTTGAAAAATAGACCATAACTCGCGATATAACTCTAGTAACAAGGTTCCCGCAGTATCAATTCGTTTAAATGAATAAGAATCTCTATCTGTTTCTTTAATAACCTTTAGCTTTGTAAGTATTAATTTACGGACTGAATAACCTAAATAAGCACCCTTTTCTGTATTACTTTTATAATTCGGTAAAAAGTTATTCGCTAAAATATCAATTACATTGATAATTTCTTTACCTTTTGTATTCATGGCTAATAATTTCATCGCAGATTTTTGATCATAGATTGGAGTTGTATCAGAAATACTTGCTCTTAATTCATCTAAAATACGAGATTTTAGTTTTGGAGGATCGTTTTCATATATAATCTGAGAAAGTATCTGTTTATCAGTGACATATCCTAAAGATCTAAATAATACAAATAATGGAATTACTATATCTATACCTAGAACCCTTACAGTGATACGATGTACATGTCGTTTAGATACTTCAGCAATGTCTTCATTTGCTGGTTTATATTTAACGATCTGACGATTAAATGCGATAGCATTGGTTCTTGAAGATTGGAAACCTTCATCTGAAATACTCTTTAATACTGCTTGGATGGGTGTTATTTCATCATTTTGTGAATTAATATAAAGGATATTATTAATCTTCTTTTCTTGTGATAAGAAAACTTTTTCCTTTCCCTTTATAATAAAATACCCACCTTGATCATAGGGACATTCGCCAAGTTCACTTAACCGAACACTGTCTAATCCATTCAAGACACATAGTTTACTTTTCACCATAATCGGCATCAAACCAATATTAACTTTTTCAAAATTCTTAATAGTTGTTTCTTTCTTTTCATTGTCTCTGAATATAACACCAACGTTGCAATAAATACATGAAGCATATGTATATCCATTTAATCTCGCAACATTAGGATACATGTAACTACTCTTATTATCAGTATAAACCGTAGGAGAAGAAATAAATAAATTATCAATTATCTTATCATTTACTGAACCATCTTCATTTAATGTTTCTCCATAATATAAATTAATCTGATATCTATAGTTTCCTTTATCTGCGTCAATCGCTTCTTTATATATTATCTGTGGATTCTCTCTCTTAATAATATATTCAATACCATTCGTTTTACTGTGAATAAATTCATTAAATGAATCTACTTGATGTTGCGACTTATAATTGGGATTATCTCTAAAATAAGTCTCAATTATTGACCATGGATCAAGCTCTTTAATTTCAAAATCTTCCTGATAAGGTTCTGGTTCAAAATTACTCATATTGAATATATTATAGATTTATATTTTAAATCTTAAACTGAAAATTTAACTGACTAAGTTTATTTAATTAAAGATGAACCATATAAAATAGTAAATTATATATTCTTGTTATTACTTTAAAAATGTTATTTTTAGTAATGGTCCTGAAAAATTATAGCACATCTCCCGTTCTATTTCATCAACGTATTCCAAAGTATCATTATCATCTTTATCTCCCCATTCAAAAACTGCATTGCCTCCTCCACTATGCCCACGAACATTTAATATGTAGTTATACTTCGCCCAACCACTGCTTACTCGATGGCAAGTTTCTTTTCTAACACTAATACTTTTTATATAATATTTCGAATATAAGCATTCTAATATACTAATTATATTTTCATTTGTCACGGACTCCGCATATTGGGGTAGATTCGGATTCATTTCTTTAAACCAATCAAAATGATCACCAGTCGACCCCCCATCTGTATAATATCTTATATAACCATATTTTCCGGCATCCAAATCTAAAAGGGTAACATCAATTGTAGGCTCTACATAAGTTGATGGAGAATACCAGTGTTTATTCGTCTGGTGCTGATTACAGGGGGTTGTTTCTCGCCATGTCGATTTCGATCTGGCCAGTATTTTACGTACTCCTTTACAACAGTTTTTTGAGCCTGTTTTTTCACATTCTTCTGATAACTCGTCCGGTAACGGTTCTTCCCGGGCACTGGGCGGAGCGTCAGTCCAGTATTCATTCGTATACAATTTATAATTTGAAGGGCATTCCCCGATTTTCATTCCTGGATATTCGGTATATTTTGATTCGTTAGGAGCCATATACTCAATACATTTATCTTTTAACTGTCCGCCAAATTCAGGTCGGTAGTTTGTGAGAAACCTATGCATTTTAATACATGGTGGGGGAAGGCCCTCTATGGACATCCAATTTACTAGAAGATAAAGAGATATTCCAATCAAGAATGCGATAATAAGTTTGCGAACATTCATTCCTATATATATGTATATAATAAAATTTGATATTACAATTTCCTAAACTCCTATTAGAATCTTAAAAAATGAATAAATCGAAGAGTTCACCTTCTCTCGTTGATAGTGAAAAAATACCGAATATCAAAAAGAGTACCAGTTGCGAATTACTGGATGATGATGAGTTTTACTTTGAAGAATTCTTTGAAGGAGATGGGGAATTAGGAATAGTCTTTGATGAAAACCGAGAAGGGGGTGTATTTGTAAAGAAAATATCACCAAAAACAGTGGCAGCTGAGACCTATGGTTTATATACATCTTTGATTCTGATAGATATAGACAATACCGATGTGAGTAACATGACACTCACAAAAATAGAAAAGAAGATTCAAAACGCTTGGCTTAAGAATAGCAGGGTTTATCTTAAATTTAGGAAGCCAATTTACAAAGAAGTTTACACAACACTCTTGAATTATGAATTAAGAGAATATTATGATCATTTTGTAGAACTAGGCGCTAAATCAAATGAGGATTTTGAATACGTTGAATATGGTGATTTAGTGAAGATGAATATGAATAGAGAAGAAATTGAAAGGTTCAAGCAGATAAATCCTTCTATATAGAGCAATTTGACGAGTTAAGATTAATTTTTTATGATGATTACCATACTCTTAATATGAATAAAATTTGATATTCCTATGTTTTTAATCGTTAAAAATAATTACACACAATGTATTTTACATCGTGGGATGCGAATGCTTTCTTGTGCTTGCTTTCGGTTTTCCCCGAAGAAGTCGTTAGAGGGATGATTAAGTTGGTGAAAGAAACCCATGAAGAATTTGTTAGAGTAGAAACACTAGATTATCACTGTAATCTTGCTAGACATTTATTATATTTAAATCGTATGTATTTTCCTCCAACGGCAATTCAAGAACTGAAAGAAAGGTGGAAATGGAGATGCCCTGAAAAAAGAAGAAATAGTATAGTTCGCTGGACAAGTAGTGATTGGGAATGGAGATGTTCGCGCACGGAACTCCCTCCTCAAATTAATCCAGGTAAAGGCACATCTAGAGAAGGTTATTGGAACGCAGGTGAAGCATGGTCTTACTCCATGAATAGAGAGGATGATTATGAAGAAAATTCAGAAGATGAATTAACCATGGAATATGATAATGAAAATACTTGGGAAAAATATAGAAGACAATATGTCGGCGAATGGTATAAAAATATTCATGAAGGAAGATACTTCTTGTTCTTTAAAGAACATGATATCTTAGACTCTAAGGTATATGATAATTATAGACTTCAAGATATAAAAAGAGGATCTTTTAAAACCATCAGATCTATATGGGATTTAGGGGATAGATGGCAAACTGCGCAAGATCTTTTAATACTAGATGGGGGTGGTATAGGTCAGAAACCAGGTAAATGTATTAACCACATCGATGATATATTATGAATATTTTATTTCCATTATTTTTTGTATCATAAAAAATAATAATACCTATTTAATATTCTAATTTATAGAGAGAGACGCATTGATGGATATGGGATCTCGCTGAAAACACACCAGTCTGTATGAACTTCCGGATCCTCCTTGAAACCAAACATTTCGTAAAATTTCATCAACTTGGATTGACTGCTCTTCCCTTTGCGATACCAATATCCACCATATTCTGTTTCTTTTGGATCGTTCTTATCTGATACGATGTTCTTTTGAGTACCAGACCACATCTCAGTTTCATCTTCCGTTTCATATGCGCAGTGGAAATAATTCCACAATCCAGCTTCAATGTATTCTTCGTCAAGATTGTAATAGACATTGCGTCCGTCAGCGCTCTTTCGCATACATTTCTTCCATAGAGAATCACTTAGGATACTCATCGCATCGTCGTCTGGTGTCCATGTCTCATCTTCGTCCATTTCTTCATCTGAATCCTCATCCATTTCTTCGTCTGAATCACCATCGGATTCTTCATCAGTATCCTCTTCAGAATCCTCATTCATCTCATCAACTTCATCTGAGAAACCCTTCGCAGAAAATTCATTCGCAACCTCCAATACAATATCGTGGGCCCCAAGTTCCATGGAGAAATCCTTTGCCAACATCATCAAATCTGAACCAATTCCTCTCTTGTCTGTGAAGTAAGTAGAACAGATGGTGTCAATGCACATCGTTGTCTGCTTGTGTTGAGAATTGGTAACTTCTTTCAAGATGAGAAATCCATGAATGCGATTCAGTGGATTTTCATAAGCCCACTGATTGCGAAGTTTGTTTCGCCTCAGCCTCCCTGCCCTCTTCATCTTCTTCCGAATATGAGGTGGAACCCAGGTAGGATCTATATTGGTCGCTAGATCGGCCAAGACAAACACAACCGTGTCTCCAAATTCGGTGTCATTGATAGTCTTGTCGCCCGGTTCGTAGACATGTTCGTAAGATCCCGGGCATAGTGAGAGCTCCCTTAGACCTCCATAAGTAGAGCCGAAATCTTCTCCATAATATCCCGTCAGTTCACCACTCCACAGACTGATAAAATCTCTCAAGGTCATCGCACTCAGCCCACTCTTCTTCATAACTCGGTATTCTCCATCTTTGCCATAAGTTGCTCCCGCAATGGCCTTCGCATATACCATATGACGGCTCATATTATGGCACATATGAAGGCCTATGTTGAGCCCCACACAAGTATAAAGCTGAACAGTTTTTATTCGGTAAGGAGTGCTTTGATTGATTTGTTTACTAGAATAAGAACATCTTAAAATCAAATTTTTCTTATTTTCATTGCGAATATTTTTAGTTCGCATTTTTGAAAAATTTGATTCAAAAGTTTGTTCACTATTAACAATTACAATTTACAGTAAAGTATGCTAACTTGGAGAGAAATCGTGCTTCATGCTCTCTCAAAGGGTTTTCCGCCTGAAGTGGTGATTATTATCCTTTCTTTTCTCAAAAGAGAGAGTATTAGTCACCTTTGCTCCGAGTCAAGAGATTATCATGTACGTAGAATGCCCAGAGTAGAAAGATTGTTTTACGCAGATTATGGTTCTACCGTAATCACCGATGATTATTATCTAAATATAAAAGTAACAGATGATTCTGAGGAAGAAGCAAATGTATATAGTCAAGCATTAGATGAATTAACTGATAAATGGTACACTATTAATCCGAAAGGTAAAGAATATAAATATTTTGATATATGGAGATGGAGTAGATTTGAATTTCCCTACATGAATTTCATACCAAGTTTTAATCGGGGAAGAATATTCTTACGATTTCTCAAAGGATATGAATGGTATGATTTAAATTCAGAAGATAATATTGTTGATAAACTCACTGACTACAAACAACTTTTCGTATAAATTGTTCTCAAAATCTCTAAAATTTGATTTTTTATTCTTATAATTTAGTAACTATCACTATTCATAAAGACTAACTATGAGTTGGACAGAGGAAGTCGCTTTGATTCTTCTGAACTTCCTCCATGATCCAGAGATTATATATTATCTTTTGACTATCGCAAAACCAATTCACTTTAAACATCTTTTTGAGGAAGCAAAAAGATTTCACGAGTCATTAAGAGTCTCTAGACTAGATCGTTGGAACAAGACAAAAGAACTCTGTAAGCAGAGAAAATTCAATGAGATGAATAATCTAGTCCCCGTTACAACTACTCTGCCATTTGATAATGGAATGTGGAAGAACTCGTGTGAATTACTAAAATCTATTAGATTTATGAGAGAAGGTTTTCTTCGTAGAAAATACGGAGTAAATGGACACGCCGAAGACGTAGATTTAGAAATACCATTGAAAATCAAAAGCGTCAATCTGATTTTAGAAGATTCTATTGATGGATCCGAATTTAGAGGATATCATGGATTTGGTTCTATAAAGGAAGCATTAGACGACTTTGAAATGTATCAGGATATAGACAATGAAATAGGGGAAGAAACACCATATAATGAATTACCTTATCTTCTTATTGAAGTGTGGTGTGATGGAACATGCCAGAGTGGATACAGTACACGTAAGTATACATTCAGGGATAATACAGAACTATACATTCATGAAATTATGAACTAGAAAATATGTAAATTTGATTTGAATATTATTTTTTATCTTAACTTCAAGTATACAAAATTACACTATGTCTGGATCTTTCGCTTTTTCGGCGAATGCCAAACCATTTGTTCCAAAGGGTTTCGGAGGGATGAAGAATCGCGAAGAAATACTACAAGATAAAATAGATTCTCTGCAATCTGAAATAGACAATGAAAAATTGAATAATCTGAAACTAATGAAGCTTTATAAGAGTCAGTGTTCCAAGGTTCAAGAAAATTCTGAAGAGAGATTAACAACTCTAACTTCGGAAAATGCGAGACTAAATAGAGAAAATGAGAGACTAAATAGAGAAATTAGACAAGTAAATACTAGGCTCCTAGAAGAAAGAGTTGATAAGAGAGAACTCAATGAAAAGATTCAAAACATGCAATCACATATTAATAACCTGAATGCGGATCTAGGTTACAAAGATGATAGATATGATACTCTTCATCATCGCTTTGATAATCTTAATAGAGAATTTACCAGATACAAAGAAAGAGGTGATTCAGAAATATGGATGGGACGATGCTTAAAGCTTGATTTCATCTTTAAGAAAATAAAGCAGATAGGAGCTCTCCCAGAAGACCATGGTGCTTGGGTATGGGATATGATTGAAGATATTGAATTTCCAGATAGTCAACCTGATTCCGTATTTCTTGGTCTTCCCATCAGTATTCGTGAAAGATATTTACCTTCTTTTGATGATGCTGGTATCAATTTTCAAACGAATGAAGATTCCATTATTAATGAACTATCCAGAGAAGCCGAAGAATTTAATGCTCAACTATCTGAAAATTTCAGGAGGAATCTAGATGAAAATCCTGAACTTGTCATGAATGGTATTCGCATGATTCAATCAAGATTTCGTGAACACATTAGACCGAACTTAGAAAAGCGCATAAAATCGGCAATTATGATACAATCTGTATGGAGAGGATTTTGTGGAAGAGGTATTGTCACATATAAAGGTAGATTAGATGTAAATTCTTCACTAACAATATTTAAATTGAATCTTGATAGAGAAATACCATCAACTCGTCATATTATACCTGAATATATGAGAGATAGACCGTTTAGAATTAATTTCGCAAATACTAGCAAAGAAACAATAAATTATCAATGGATGAATATAAATCCACGTACACTTGAAGGTAAAGTAGGTAGAGAATATAGTATAAAATCAGGCGAGATTATAATGATAAAAGTATATTTTGGTCATTGGTTTAGATTTAAGAAAGAATCTGATACAGATGATAATTTCTTTAGAATCTTGCCCTTCCTAGGGAATCTAAGGAGAGATGAGTTTGGTAGAGGAATGGACCGAAAGATCGTATTTGATCTTAATACAAAGTTAACGATTACAAAAGATCATTATGATGAATGGACGCGTGGAGTCTTTGGATCACAGGCTATCAGAGTTATCAACACCGAAAATCTTAATACAGGAAGAACAGAAATTATTCATGAAAATCAATCACAGACACAACCACAATCGCAAGAAGAGGATAGCGATGATGATGACGCAAGACTAATGTTAGCCATTCAACTATCACTTGAACAAACGAGTAGTCTTACAAGTGATGCTATAGATTTTGATATAGGTAATCTCTTTCAGTAAATAAAATATGCAAGTAAATTATTCTTCATAAATTTTTTTCTTGTTCATAAATTTGATTTAAGAGAATCAAAATTCATTACACAAACCAATTGAAGTGCTGAACAGAATCAATCAGTCTATACGCTTATTCGCCACCCACTTTCCTCTTCTCTTTGCGGAGCATGTTGTGCCTCTCGGCTTACGCTACCCCTCCAGCATACATGGTGGAGGTAAGTGAAGAGGAGCTGAATCAGTCTCTGCTTGTAGCCAGAGAGAATGGCAGGCAGGAGGGCAACCTGAACGCTGGCTATCACTGTGACCCACTTGAGCTCAGTCTTCTTCACCCCGTGTGGAAGGAGACCAATTGGGATAAGGTTGAGACTAGGCCATCTCCTCTCCCAGGAGAGAAGCGGATCACCTTCTCTGACAAGGCGCAGAGTCAGATAACAGGTGTTCAGGAGTGTGTTGAAGAAGACACCGACTTTGTTGAGCGCGGTGAAAGAGCGCTTTGTAAGGTGGTGAAGATCATCGATACCACGATCAATTCTTCGGACACAATCATCCCCATCTTGGTTGGAATCAAGGACAAAAGCATTCTGGCGAAAATGGATGAAACATTAGGAGATATTATCTCCACATTAGAATCGGGTAAAGCTTACAGGGTCCCCGACTCAAGCTCGCTTAGAATCAGCCCTGGCATCCATGCTCTTAATCTTATATCCAAGGCATACACGATTTTCCAGTACTTCGCTGGATTCCCGCCAAAAAAGCTCAGTCCTCATATTCTGAGCAATGCCATAGAAGTCGCACGCAATCAACCTGGTGGCGCCCCAGAAATTCAAAAGGCAGACAAGCCAAAACTAGCGAGACAAGCTTCGCGAAGAATTTACTGTAGTCATCCAGGTCAATAAATACGAAAAAACCAAAAAAAAGAAATATAATATAGAAAAACATAAAAATACAGAAAATTAGCTTTAGATAAAGACAAAAAAAATTTTTTATGATTCATAAATTTGATTTAAGAAAATTTTTATTTTGTTTGAATAAAAGCACCGACTTTTCACCAGAGAAGTCGGTGGGCGCTGAATTGGGGTTAGCAACCTGGTGTGGGACAGTTAGCTTAGTCCTGAGTGAGTATAATAACCAGAAATTTGTTAGTTAAGGAGAAAGCACAAATAACAAAACTCACATCTCTTGAATTAAACCGGGGAATGAACTCCGGAGCTAAGGTCTGCTCGTCGCAGGCTGAATGTTGGCGTTTTCATGAGACTACACCACCATTTTTTTATCTGAAAATTAATTTCTAATATCATTAATCTCTAATTGTAAATTATCTATCTCTAACTGCCATGTGGTTGGATTATTATTTATTAATATAAATATCATATTATTAAATTCCAATTCTCTATTTATATTTGTATTTTTTTGACTCTTTCTTATAAAATCATCATAAGATTCACACTGTATAGGTGTATCATATAAGACAGGATAAATATTTTGCTCAATATTGGTTTTAACGTAGTTTTTCATGTCATCATAAATAGTTTCGTATATATTTTTCTTTGGTATAATCACAAAATTATTCAGTTTACAATGAAGTCTTAATTGATCTTCCCTATGCTGCTGATTTTCAATAAATTCTTTCATATTCCTAATAGGAGCATCTTTTTCCACCATCATTGTATCATATACATTCGTAAATACATTTGTAAATATATATACTATAACTATTAGCTTAAACATGTATTCAATCTATTAATACAATTTCTAATTTGTCTAGAATATCAAATTTATTAATACATTATTAAAGATTGATTTATCGTAAAAATTTTTTACGAGTTCATAAATTTGATTTTAAGATTTATATGTTTCATTACAAACAAACAACTCTTGACTGGTAATCTAGTCACCACAGCTTACAACTACTTTCAACCACAACAACCACAACAACCACAACAACCGACTTCATCCAGCATGGCTGCTTGCGCGACTTGCCCGGCGACTTGCCCGGCGACTTGCCCGGCGACTTGCCCGGCGACTTGCCCGGCGACTTGCCCGGCGACTTGCCCGGTCTACCCACCAGGAGTTCTCCAGACCGTCACTATTCCCGACCCGACATCTCTGGATGGGTTTGGGGATCTGGAGATCACCTTGATTCCCAGTCAGCGAGTTACTGACATCAACCACTTCTCGGAAGAGGGCATAAACGCATTCAAGGAGATGCTCTACGAGATCGACGGGGAGTATCGGCGCAACCTGTTGTCAGAGATTGATTCTACCATCACTCTGCTTGAATCCATCCGCATCCGTGATGAAATGATATGGCAAGATAATGCCGTAGCTTTCGATCACTTCCGCCAACCATCTCTGTGGTTCACGCTAGGTTGCGAATACGGTCTCCCGGCACCATGGGATATCAGGGATGCGCTCGACGACGCCGAAGAAGATGCCGATTACGAGGAGTGGATCAATTCCAAGCAGTATGTCAAGTCATTGGAGGAGTACAATCGGCACAAACTCCTCGCGTGGAACAAGGAATCGAACGGGAAACACCCGAAGTGGGTCGGACATGCTACTGGACTAGAGCTCCATCATTGTGATGGCCTCTCGGACACAGAACTCCTCAACTCCTACATCAAAGAGCGCTACCGAGTGGAAGTGTATGTCCACACTCTCAACTGGGGTCAAGGTGGTAGCTACTATTCCAAGGGTACCACACCCTACGGCGATGTTTACATTCCAAACAAGATAGCCAACTATCTTAAAGATGGCTGCGGAGCCTACCAGATGGACATCGCACTCCAAGACGTAGAAGGCACGCCGGGTAATAAGCCAAACTCTTTCCGATGGACATGTGTATACCTCCACAATCACGGATACGCCGTGGAATAAAAGAAAAATACAAAAAAAGAAAATATATAGCAAAAAATACAAAAATATACAAAAAGTAGATAAAGACAAAAAAAATTTTTTATTGATGAATAGAAGAACATTTTTTTTTAATGATTCATAAATTTGATTTAAGGAATATTTTTATTCACTACACTAAAAACACTCAGCAACACTCAGCAACACTCAGCAACACTCAGCAACACTCAGCAACACTCAGCGATGGCTGCTATCTACCAGGGATCAATGTCACCGGGTCCACTGGATCACCTGAAGGGGGTCATCCCTTGTGGGTATGAGATGCTTGTCAACATGGGGTGGAAAGAGAACACCCCCCTTGGCATCCGAGGAAAGGGAATCCTCGAGCCCGTTTCCCAAAGCATCGTGCCTCGGCTAAGTGGGGATGTCCGGGGCCTTGGATACGAAGACAAGATTTCCTTTGAAGAACGAGAAAAAGGTGTTCGCATCCGGGTCACGAAGATGGGCGACAAGTTCGGGGTAGGTTCTTCGGAATACGGGTCAATCTTTATCCCCAAGGGGGCTGCCCGCCATCTCACCAATCTTACGGGGTTGTTTGGAAAAAACATGTTGGGCCTAACCTTCATCGCAGCGATCGCTCAATCTGAGGGCACTTTCAACTGGCGTGTCGTCAGTATCTCGGACGTTGTATACGAGAAATCTCTTATCCGATTCGTTGGATACTACCCCAGTCTTCCGGAAAATTCGGATTTCAACTATGACCCAGGAGAATCAATCTTCGACCAATGCTTCGCATGATATATAAACACAAAAAAGAAATATATATAGCAAAAACATACAAAAATATAGAAAACTAGTTTAGATAAAGACAAAAAAAATTTTTTATGTTATTTGATACAATTACCTATTGTGGAGTACATCCTCAATATGATCTTTACTTCTGATAAATCTTTCTTCAGTATAAGCTCCATAATCTTCTAAATCTCGGATATCATCCATCACTTCTCCTCGTTTCATATCCATAAGGATCCATCTACCCGGATGAAACCCTTGTACCCATTCTAATACACCTCTATCCCACCCATGATAGTAGTTTTCGTAAGCCCATTCAAAATAATCATTTCTGTCTTCGGGTTCTATTTTCTCAACAATATCTTCATACTCAATGTTGACTTTGTTGAGATTGTTCCAGAATATGAATGGAATGCTTTCTATTTCTGCTATCGCTCGCATATTAATTTCTTTTTGATCATACGAACGAGGACCCCACTGTATAATTCGCCACTCTTTATGTCTATCCGCCAACATCCATTCATCAGGCATCCACTTTCCCCTATCACAATAGTAAGCGCGCGCCTCCTCCAAGCAGTGTTCTCTATGAACACCCTTTATCTTTCTCACCATCTCCAAGACAAGGTCATGTGGAAGACCTAATGCGTATAAACATAGACACAAGTTCACATCCCAACTTGTGAAGTAAGACATCTCTTTTTTGTATGTGTAAAAACTCAGTGTGTAATTTATACGAAAAAATTATCTTAAAATCAAATTTATGATGAAACATAACAGAACAAAAAATTTTAATAAAATTTGATTAAATTTCTGTTTTTATTTAAGTATATTAATGAAAATATACAGCGGATATATGAATCCACCCGAACCACCGAGACATCTTTGGTTGACAATTGATTTTGCTAAGATAGATTTTAGAGATTTGGAGCATATTAAATTTATATATAAATGTATTCCCGAAACTTATACAACACTTAATAGCATGTATAAAGTTTATCAAAAAAATAGAGAAGCATATTTGAAAGTATCTCCATCAATTTCAGAAGTTTCCCCCCCTAAAATTATGAAAAAGGCAAAAAGAAATTAAAGAATAGATAATATTTATTAGTATTATAATGATGGGTATGATGAGTAAATTTTTTGTATTTTTTGTGAGTGTAACAAATATGTTTCAGACAATTGATTCTCAGGCACCATGTTTAGGTGATATTGATAATAATTTATCGGTTGATGTTAATGATCTGTTAGGAGTTCTTTCAAACTTTGGAATGGATTGCAGTGTAGAACCTTTGCCAGATGAACCTTTGCCAGATGAACCTTTACCAGATGAATCTTTGCCAGAATGTGTATTAGGAGATGATTGTGGTGATCAGATTTGGACGGAATGTGGAACAAGTTGTCCCCCTATTTGTGGTTCTCCTGAACCAATGATTTGTAATATGATGTGTAACGTTGGTTATCAATGTCCTCATGGTCTTTGGTGGGATGGTGATACAGGTAACTGTGTCAGCTTAGAATCATGTTCTGAACCATTGATTCTACCACCTGATATAGCTATCGGAAGACCCTTCTTGAAGGAAACTAAAAATATCTTATCAGATATTGTTTATGAAAAAAATGATTGGAATTAAATTTTTATATATATATATATATATGGATATAGATTTGGAAACTTGTATACTCGCATTTTTAATTTTATACGCTATTTACCTTCTTGTAAATAGGGTGTTCATGGTGGAAGGGATAACATCTGAAAATTGTAGTAAAACATTATTTAGAATACGTGGACTTAATTGTTCTGAAATTAAAGTCCCTCCAGAAGTATACCCTCCCAAATCTATGAATTATAAAGACGGAACTTGCAAAGATGCGGCCGGATCTAGACAAATTGAACAGCAGAGTAAAGGCTCGCCTCATCACCTTACAGAATTATGCGGTGATAGCTGTTGTACAGAGACAAAATACGTAATATGCCCAGAGAATAATATTTGGGATGGGGAGAAGTGCGATGAATGCCCACCGGGAAGTGTTCCTGATGGAGCGAAGTGTAAAGAATGCCCTAATACACAGATTGCGAAAAATGGAAAATGCCAGTGCCCAGAGAATCATATTTGGAATGGGAAGAAGTGTAATAAATGCCCACCGGGAAATGTTCCGGAGTATGGAAAATGTGTTTTATCTGAACTTGTTGGTTGCAGTGGGAAAGATATTAAAATTAAGCATTATATTGATAATGATTGTCCATACTGTAAGGAGGTCCGATTACCCGATAAAGTTTTTAAAAATTATGAAAAAGATTATAATGAATGGAACGAGGGGGGGTGCCCACCACACTTCCGTTCGAAGAATAATGCCACTGTCACCGAAAAACAAATAGATTGCCATAATGAGGACAATTGTTGTAAAGAAATAACGTATACATTGAAAGGAAAATGTAAGTGTAAGGAGCCGGAGCGATACCCGTATCTTGGTAAAGAAGGCAAGGCGGGCCTTTATGGTGCGAAGCAATGCGTACGCCCAGACGGCGCATTTGACCCCCGAAACCCGGTCCACTGTTATAATTATAAGGATTTTACGCATTGTATTGCATCGCCGGGGAATTCTTGTGAATGGGTATATAGTTATTAAGAACCATCATTATTATCTTTTTCAATTACAGAAGTTAATACTACAATTAATCCGACACATGAACAAACACAGAAGCACATTGTAAAAACAACTGTTTTCATTAAATAATATGTTTCATCACTCTTTTGAATACTTTCAGGGTAAACACGCGTCATATTTTTTTACTTTAATTTAGTTTTAATGAATGTATCAAATTTGTAAATTTGATAAATCTATTTAAATACAAAATTATCTTTTTATAAAGAGCATGGAAATGAATACCTTTAGTGAAAAATTTAATGAATTATGGAAACAATCATTAATAGTAGAAGAAAATACAGAAATAAAAAATCAAATAGGTGATTTAATTAATTTAGCCAAAGAAAAAGATAGTTTGATATTTTTAGGAGAAAATCATGCATATGAACCATTAAAAATAATTCCTATTAGTTTTGATGGAGAAAAAGAATATATTATTATGCACAATGAAAAATTATTAATTTACAGAGACCCTTCTTTTAAATTTATAAAAGGTAAAATTGAATTAAGTCGTAATAGGATTGTAGTATGGCCTATGAAAGCGGCACAATGGTTATTAGGTGGAACCGAACACCAAGTCGAATTTGTAAAAAAATATAGTAAAGATATCGGTATTGAGAATAGTTTAATTAAAACTTGATAATCTTTGTAATTTTAAAAGACAATAACTAATCTAAATTTACATTCTATCAATACAAACATCACATAATTTAATCCTTTTTGAAACTGATAATGATTAAATCTCTTTTCCCCGTTCCATAAGGATCTTGTGGCTTATGTGGAACATTTCCATCCATGATAACCGTTGTTCCGCTCGTAATCTCTAGCACTTTTTTTACGTTTTCTTTGTCTTTGTATCGGAGATTTCCATCTATGATTCCTTCATCCAGTCTCAAATACATTAATACTGTAATCACATTTGGATAATTATCATTTTCAACGTGCCATGCTAATCCACTCTTCACTCGTTTTTCTTCATTTTGAAGATTATACCGAATCACATCCATATACCATCTATCGGGATTGTGTTTGTGACCATTCATGGTAAGGAACTCGGAAGAAATATCCTTGATGAAATTCGTATGATTATTTGTATCTGTATAATCGTAAAATATTACCTTTCTTTTCTCCCCGGTGTCTTCAAAAATGCTATCCATAATAGAGGGATCAACTAAATAATCCGAATAAACCTCTGTCGGATAAAGAGTGTCCAACTTGTTCATTGTAAAAGATCTTTCAGTGAATGCTTTTACTGAATCAAAAAAAGAATAATCAAATTTTAATCATAATAAGAACATTTATTTATCCATTACATTCTATCAATACAAACTCCGCATAATTTAATATCACGTGTATCACTCGTATAAATAGGATATTTACTATATCTAGTTTTTTGTGTATATTCATCAGTCGAAGTATACAATGCTCTACAATAAGGATCGTCGCATACATCACTATGAACCTTATTGCATAATGTATATGTTTCCGAACCTACTTTTATCTTTTCTTTGGCGTATCCATATAAGAATGGATCAGTGTAACCTTTTCTCTTGGCCCATGTATTTATACGTTTGTTATAAACATCTCTATACTCTTCAATAAGATTTTTACCCATAATCTTTGACATATCTTTGTATCTTCTTTCTCGTTCTTGTAATTTTGACGAATCATTATTCCTACAGCAGTTAGCACATAATCCACACTCACCAGAAAAGCAAGGAGCTGCTGAATACACATCACATTTTGGTGCCTTTTTCTCTTTGATATCAGGTTTCGGTCCTTGAATCTGTTTCTTTTTGTAGTGTTGGAATTTACGCTTCTGGAATCCCATGTTTAGTAATATTTACTTTTACTTTCACAAAATATATTTAAATCAAATTTTAGTATTTATACAGGTAATAAAAGGCTAATAAGTTCGCTATTGCGCACCACATTGTTCCATATGCTCCACCTACAATCATTTTAATTAATGCGAATAAAACAAGTGTTGCGAAAAACATAGGATAATTGGGATACCATAATACAAACGCAAATAATATTAATTCCCATGCTCTTATTTCATTTGAACCCCATATAGGTGACGATAATTTATTATCACATAATGATTTTGAATACCCATTAAAACGATAAAAAATATAACATATGCCGATAAATATTAATATTTTTAAAAGTTTATCATCAATAACCTTAATGTATTCTTTATGATTCGTAATAAACACCTTGTATAATATTTGAAGGGATAATATGAATGGTATCAAATAAGATGTAACGATATAGTTAACATTGTTTCGTTTCATTTTATTGTACCATAAGATAGCATCTGAGAGTTGAATGGATGAAAATATCATTAAAAATATAACATCATTTTTACCATCTTTACTTAATCCCTTACTTAAAAGATAAAGAGAGATTGACCATGAAATTAGAAATGTAATTATACTAACTTCAAAACTAAAACACATTATAATATAAATTAGAAAGTATTAGTTATTATTTAAAAATCATTTTATTTATATTAATAATAGTATCGAATGCCAAAAAATCAATTATTTAAAATTGTTCCAGATTTACAGATTATACAAGCTATCTTAGAGGCATTTGGTTTAGATGATATTGAAGATACACGCATATTCACAAAAGAACACATGAAAGATATTGATACAGTACAAAAAATAACAGATTTGAAAGATAAATTAGAAGAATATTATATCCCTTGTAAAAGTAAAAAGTATCTAACAGATTTAAATGAAAAGAAATGTATTACAATTTTAAGACAGTTTGTGAAAATACATCATTATAAATGTATCGGAATGGAAAAAAGCATTAAAGGAAATAAATGTATGACTTATCGTTTATTTTATGCGAATGAAGATTATCTAAAAAGTCCTATGAGTAAAGAAAAACAAGAGTATGTAATATCATTTGAATAAAATAATATAAAATTTGATTATTGAATAGTTTAATTCATTAAACAGATATGATAAGATGGTAAAATTAGAATATCCAAATATACAATTAAAACAAGTTCCCAATAATTTACATAGATTGTTCTCAATTGAAACATGTAAAGTAGCCGTCCATTATATGATATATGATAAACGGAAAAAAATCATAGTATATTCTGGATCAAGTCGTCCATGTGGTTGTAATTATCATAAATCATCTATACATGCGGAGCAAAGGGCACTAGAATATCTGAGATATAAAAATAATAGAAATATTCAAATTTATATATGGAAATGGGGTAAATGCGGTGATTTAAAACCAGCGTATTGTTGTGTTTCATGTAAACAATTGATACAAAAGTATAATTATCATAATAATATATTCACATTTATGAATGGCGGCATAGTTAGTGCTATTCTAGAGAATCCTAATTTATCTTTGGGATACATGATTAAATATGGTTTGAGTTATTAATTATTTTTTATTTTTATCTGGGCTAATTGTTCTTTAAGATCTTCTATTTCGGATTCTAGTTTAAATTCACTGTCCTGAAGACGCCTCACGCGTTCCTCTGCAACTTGTAAATTTAAACGGAGATTTTCAATGATTCCATCATAATATTTTTGTATTTCTTTTATCGGATCACTATCCTGTGTAATTGAATTCATATTACCCATCGTAACTGAACTCATTTTAATACTATTTGAAATTAATTTCAATAAATTTAAATAAATCAAATTTTAAATGTATTTTTCAATATATCTTTTGTGACCAATAATATCCTACAAATTCACCCTCATTTTTAAGGTAATCTATCTTGTTTAATACAACGTTTTTAAATTTTTTATTCTTTAAAAGTTCTTTATTTTCATAAATGTATTGAAATATGGTATCAAATTTCACTATCTTTTCTTCATGTTCTAAACAGACCCATGTAAAATGATCTAAAAAATCTCTCATCTGATTCATAATATTTTCTTTATTCTGAATATGATAGTTTTTTCTTGTATTATAATTATGGGTGACTTTTAAATTAAAACTTCGTCGACAAATTGGACATTTATCTGATTTTTCAGACCAGTTTACTATACATTCATTACAAAAAGTGTGTCCGCAGAATATTTTAGTCTTTTTTTGATATGAATTCAGACATATGATACATGTATCAGAATTATAACTCATTTAAATATTGTATAATTATATTATTTTAAATGTATGTTGTTTATCTATTAAAATGTGAAAACTATTCTTATGTTGGTATGACAAATGATATTTTTAAACGACTTAGACAGCATAATGGCGAAATTAAGGGCGGAGCACGATATACTAGTAAAAGGAAAGGATGGTATCCTGTATTAATAATTGATGGATTTACAGACATGAAATCGGCTATGCAATGTGAGTGGAGATTAAAACATTTCGCAAGAGGTCATGGTAGTGTAAGAGGTGTCAAAGGAAAATTAAAATATTTATCAAAATATTTATATGAAGAAAATACTATTAAAGGATTCGATGATCAAAATATACCCATCATCGAGTATAGAAAATGGACAAGTAAATGTGAGAAATCTATCCATGAACAAAGTTTAAAATTTTATCTTGATGATGAATATGTAGAATATTTTAATATTTTACCACATAAATACTCTGCTAAAGAATTATATATGAAATAATTTTTAGTTTCTTTTTAATAGGGAATTCTTAATAGTTCTTATATATTTCACGGCCCGTCCTTTACAAACATTATCGGGGTTATAATAAATACTATTTACACTATATGGACTTTCTGTTGAGCTATCTGTGATAGTGTTTCCCCGTATTTCTTTCCCTTTTTCATTTAAATAAACATATATGTCTTGGATTGATTGGTCGCATAAATTCATCCAAAGATATTTTTTAGTTTCTTCCATATTTATTTATATTTAAAAATAAATAATCAATTTTTAAATAAATGATAGACTGTGAGTATTACAAGACTTATAAGGGTCCGAATTTAATTCTTGCTCAAATATGGAAACATGACCAACAAAAAGCTGATATTACTGAATATATTAAAGAATACTATGGAAAAGAAAATAACTGGCAAGGGAAATTATATACATATGAAGAAATATTCCCTCAAAAAGATCATACATATAAATTCAAAGTTGTGTTTGAGGATAGTACAGGGAGAAAACACTGGTTTCATGGTATGGTAGGTGATCCAGAACAATATTTTAATCCTCCATTAGCAATGCCTTATAATTTAAATCAGAATTAAAGAATAATTTATTGTCATAAAAATAATTTAATAAGATCAAACGTGTATTAAAAATAACTTAATACAAAATCATTTATACTATTTTTAATATTTAAGCGATGATTCTTTTTTTGAATAAGTTAGATTTGTGATTCACTACAAAATTATAAACTATGAATTTTCTTAAGCATTTACTTAAATAATAGTTTTTACGTAATACATTTCTTATTAATATAATGTTCACTGGTCTCGTATGGATAGTCTTTAATGATACAATCATATGTGAATCTTTTACATCTTTCTGTATCCGGTACACACATATTATTATCAGAAGGGTGAACCGACCAGAAATAATTTTTGCAATCATAAGAGGAAGAATCTGTCCATTGATGTGTCTGACATTTACCACTCGCACACTGATGGTCATGATAACAAAAGTCCCTATTAGGGAGCGCATCAGAATATACAGTTGAGAAACAGCAATCGCTACCACACTTCTCAAACGGTATCGGTCTGGATGGTGTATCTATTGTTTTGTATTCTCTTGGACATTTTCCTTCTTTAAAACCTGGATAATTTATCATTTCATTTATATATTTTTCGGGACCTTCGATCTCAATGCATAATGACCGATCTTCCAGAGAATTATTTTCTATTCTATGCATTTGAAGATTATTATCGCATTCAGAAGATAATCCCTCTACACGATCACATCTACACATAAAGTGATAAAATACAAAAGCGATTAAGATAAACATTAAAACATGTTCAACACTCATTTATATATAGTAAACATATATTTTTTTTTAGTCAATACAAAATCATTTAACATTTAACATATAATTTATCGTAATAAAAAATTTGATTTCAATGTGTTGATGGTTAGTTACATAAAAATATCTAAATATACTGATAAAAGATGTCTTCTTTTCATAAACTAGGGGAAAATTTGGATGAAACTCATTTGGAGAAAGAGTTAAGTGTATTAAAAACTCGTTTCCCTAAATTAGATGAGAATTATCTTTTGAATATTCTTAAAGATAAGAAAGGCCATGTGGGCAAAGCAACAAGATCGATTTTTAAGAAAGGAGGTGAAGGGGTTAGTGAAGCAGAAGAAGAATTTTATAAACAGTATCCAGGTGCTTTTATAGATAGGATTTTAAGACCAGACATGTGTCATATGTTTTACCTATGGAATATCAATTATGACGGATCTTTTGTTCGAGATAGACCAAGTAAAATCATACACGATAAGAATGGAAAAGAAGTTAAACTCTTTCAACAAGATAGTTTTCTGTGGTCTAAAGATGATCCAAAATACAAGAACTATGAATATTTTGAAAAATTATCTATGGAAGGAAATAGTGTTTATGATGAGGGAGAATGGGGGGCAGACCCCGATGAAACTTATGATGATAATCATCCTATGAATGAAAAGGGTGTTATTATGACAATCCACGAACTAGATGTAATACTTCATATATGGAAAATACCTCTATTAGGTGTTCACCCATACACGAATGAAGATGGCATAAGATGCCACTATATCGGGAAAGAAGTTAGAAACCGAAAAAAAAAGGTTCTACCAGAAGGTTGGACAAGGAGTGCGAGCAAGGATTACAATGGTTTGTGGAGTTATCTTAACAAAGAAGAGAATATTGTTCAGTGGGAGAATCCTGTGGAATAAATAAATCTTAATCAGTAATTATTATTTTTATCTGTAAAAAAAATTTAGTATATCCCATCAGCGAAGCTTGCAACACAGAGGCTACCACTCTCCTGCCGAAATTAATCTGCTCGGGAGTTTAGGTAGCATGATTATCTCATTCTGATTAGAGAAACTCTAATCCCCTAAAGGGAACCACACTGAGGTGGCTATTAGCTCCGGAGTTTAGCCCCGGTTTAAGCTGATGGGTATTGTTTGAGTTCGGGCAACCCGTTAGGGCATCCCACTCACACATCCAACATTCCTAGCATACTAGCATTATTTTAAGGCGGCTCACACTGTGGGAACCAGCCAGCGCCCATAAGGAGGGCGCGACCTGGAATGCGGATATGCCCCTGTATCATTTTATTCCAGAGGGATCCAATATTAAGGTCACATGCCACACGGACCCATACTCAGTTTCACTATATTTTGCGCCCATAATCACCAATAGGGTGTGTATATTTGGCTTATACATATGGGAATGTCCTCGGCCGACGTGGCCAACAACCAACTCAAAAGTTCATCACTGGCGCCTAGTATGATCAGCGTCTCGTCCTTTTGTGTCTACTGCTAACGTTATCCAAAGCGTCTGGACTATAGCAGCGCTCGTTTAGCCATCTTAGGACTCACCTTTCAAGATGGGGCAGAGCAAGAAGCGGAGAGATGACACATCATCTCCTATTAGCGGGCCGTCAGCCCGCGTGAGGCTACATGATGTCGGAAGCCATTATAAATTTTGATTAAATCTAGTTAAAAGCGGAGTAGCTGGGTCTCACAAAACTGCGAGTGGTTTGGTTTGAAACTAATGAATCTTTATTTTTCCTTAAATCAAATTTATGAAGTCAAGAAAAAATTTTTTTGCGAGTTCATAAATTTTTTTCTTGACTTCATAAATTTGATTTTGCGAATATACTATTTTTGATTAGAAACAAACAACTCTTGACTGGTAACCTAGTCACCACAGCTTACAACACCTACAACCACTAACAAACCCCAAGCAACTTCCACCACCTTCCATCATGGCAGTTTGGCCCGCAACTGCTTTCACGCCGGATCGGTTTAACATCCCGACATCGGATGGAGACATCATCGAGTTCACCAGCGCATTCTCGGAGTGGGATATCTTCCGGGGACCGGAAACAGGTTGCGGTGGGCGTATATGTTACGGTCCCGACGTCTCCATCATCAAGGAGATGATGGATGCGGTTGAGGAGGAGCGGAACAAGGAGCTTAAGCGCCAGACCCGCATCATCGGCGAAGCTCTTTACGCTCTAACTAACTTTTCAGAGTTCAAGCATGCGAAGTGGTTTGGGCGAGGCGATTCGTGGACACGCACTTATGCCGGGCCAAACAATCAGCCCGAGTGGCCAGAGTATCGCACATTCGCACACTTCATGCTCTGGCCTCTCGATGGCGAGATCCCTGAAGCACTTGATCGCGCGGAAGAAGACTTTGAATACGAGAAGTGGACTACTTCCAAGCAGTATATCAAGTCGCTAGAGGAGCACAACAGGCACAAGCTCTTGGCTTACGAGAAGGGGCAATCTCCTCAATGGGCTGGCGAGTGTACCGGAGACCACGCTACCACTACCGTCATCACCGCTGAAGGATGCGCTCGATCAGATACCCGGGTCCCGACAGAGCGCTGTGTGCTTTACAACACCTTCCTCAAGGATCGCTATCGGGTAGATGCGATCATACGGACAGAGTTTCCAGAACAATGGGGTTCCAAGGGCTACGCAAAGGCTTCATCTGCTTTCGGGGACATTTACATCCCTGAGAAGTTCCGCGGATACATCGGTCAACCAGGATCTCCACAGTTTATGACTGTGGCTCTCCAGGATATCGGTGGTGCGGGTAAGAAGGGTAACGAATTTCGCTGGACTTGCATCTACACTCACTAGACTCACTAAGACTCACTAAGACTCACTAAAACACAAAAAATCAAAAAAAAGAAATATATAGAAGAAAACACAAAAAAATACAGAAATTAGTTTAGTTAAAGACAAAAAAAATTTTTTATGTTAAATTTGATTAGTGATTGATCATAACCATCACGCCCATGAAATTAATTAGATTAACACCAGATAATGTTAGATATTATATTGGCAATGAAATATTATTTAAATCGAGAGGAAAACATATAGTGAAGATAATATTAGATATGTCGAAAAGTGGCAAAAGTATTAAGATAGATCATCCAGATTTACAAAATAGTTTACAAATTGTCAGTAGAGAAGTTTATGTTATACTTGATTCTGATAAATATGATTAACTTAATTTATCAATTTAATTATTTTTAATTAACTTCTGTAGCTGTTTCATCTACCATATCACTTAAATTCATATTAACAAGACTTGTTTGTGATGAAGATTTTTTCATTTGACCAAAGTGATGTTTCATATACAGTAACGACCCTTCTAAAGTAATCACTGCTAAACAATTCATCATAATAGGATATTGTTCGTGAACGATAGTGTAGAAAAGGAAGCAACTATTAGCCGTTATATTAAGTCTCATTGTATTTTCAGATAAATCATTTACCGATTTTGTTTTATAAGTCTTATATACTTGAGGAACCCTTGATACTAAACCACAACATGTGCCAAAGATAGAAACAATAGAAGCAAATGATTCAAGATTAAATTCCATTTTTTAATTTAATATCTATATATTTTTAAGTAATTATTATTATGAGTAAGAAGAGTAAAAAGAAAAAAATTACTCGTAGTAAAAATAAATATAAGAGAAATAAGAAAAATAAAAGGACTTTGCGTAAGAAAAGATTAAAATACAAACGAATTACTAAATTGGGCAAGAAATGGATAAAGCAAATGCAAATTTTCATGTTATCGGTTCAAGGGTAAGAACACTATCATCAGTGCTTTCACTCACTGATTTCGCTTCTACTACAACTTCTGATTTTATACGATTTATCGCTTCTCTAAGACAGCACGCAAAAGAAGCACCAGAATGACTGGTTGAATGTGTCAGTGTATCTAGAATACTTGTATAATATTTATATTGGGGTTCTTGATACCACGCGTATCCTGTATTTGGATCTGGTTCAAATCTTATAAAATAATCTCTCATATTGTTATCGGTATTAATAGCTGAAATCATCTGATTCACAGCATTTTCCCATGGATCACTCATTTTAATATATAATACTATTTATTCTTTAACATCATATAAAATTTGATTTATTTCGTTTAGTTTAAGTAAAAGAGATTTAAAAGAATATTTTAATCATGAAATCCGTCACCTTCTCTCCTGTTGTAGATGAAGAGAATCCTGTTCACAAATTGTCACAGGAAATCCAAGAAAAAAAGAAGAATAGGAATGATTGCGTGTGTTATTTAGTGAGTTTGATAGCACTCCTTTGCTTGATAGTATTCTATTTACTAGCAGAAGATCAAGGTGGTGGAATCAGTGCGAGATTATACGGTCACTCACCTCACAAATTAACTTGCGATGACATGGAGTTTGGTTGCTGTAAATTATTCACCGATTGTAGTAAAAAAATAGATCATATTTCATATAGGGTTATTCATCTAAGTCCATATAGAATCTCATCCCATGATAACTTTATGAGTAATTGTCCATCATTAGAAACATTGATCAATAAATATAATCGTCATTATGGAAATATATCAACCGATTGCGGTGAATTTGGATGTTGTCCCGGTTTGAATGTTGGTTGCGATAATACAATTCGCCATGCTATTAACGATGGAAATAACGAAGAAACACTCGATTATTATGATTCACATCAAAAAACAGTACCAATAAAAATAAACAAAGTTGATAAAGTGGGTTCAAATTGCTATGATTTAAATCGTCTATCCTTTGATATCAAAAATTCATATGAACAGCACTATCCTTCAAAAGAAGGTGATACATGGACAGTGATCTTAATTATTCTTATCGTTATATGTTGCTTTCTATCTAGCTTAGATTAGAGAAAATTTTAGTCTCATAATCATACCATAGAGATATTGGTCTCTCTTGTTGTAGTTCTAAATTCGCATATTCATTTCTTCTATTAAGTATTATTTTTGATCTAAGATATTTAGATTTTTTTCTAACATCATTTACAATCTTGACACCATTATAATCAGTATTAAAATCACTGTAATGACAGATAGGAAATCTTTCTGGGACATTCTTATCGTAATTCATTAAATATCCACATGGTATCAAAGGGTTAATTTTATAAAATGAATAACCTGGTTCTAAATCGTCGTCTATATTAAATCTCATGTTTTCAAAAATAGCAGTCCGCATGAATCCTGGATACAATATTTGAATATCTTCTCTAACCATTTCTGTTTTCTTCTTATGTCTCGTAAATGATATATTTACTTCGTCTCCTTCAACTATATCATGTATATAATTTACTAAATAAGGATCTTTAAATATTTCTTTAAGGACAAGCAATATAAGTGTATCTCGGTACATATTAATCTTACTAATTCAGTAAATTAAAATATCAAATTTATATAATGAACTACAATTTTTATATCTTATTGATATTATCACTACTTATTGGTAGTCCTGTTGTATTCCTCAAAAATGACATCTTAAAAGAATTCAGTATAACAGAAGAAATTATTTATGCTGATATAGGTATTTTAATAATTGCTAGTAGTATTTATTTTTTATATGAAAATAAATCATTCAAACATCTAATAAGACATTTTGATTCTGATATAATTTATAAATATATATTGTATGTAACACTCATAACTATTGGATTATTAATTGGAAATTATATAGTTAAGAATGAAGGTAAAGTGGTAAAATACAAAACATTTCAAAGGAGTTTATCGTTAATCTTACTTGTCGCATTAGGTCATTTTATATTTGGAGAACGTCTCACTAAAAATAAATGTTTAGGCATTGGTATAATTCTTATCGGCTTATATATATTTGATAAGTGATTAAATTTGATAAATAAATTTTTAATGAATAACAAAATAAAATGGAAGTCGCATTGAAACGAGACGAAATTATTAAATTATATTTAAGAACATTGATACCGATTAATGAAATTTGTAACAAGATTATTAAAATGAAAAATGAAGAGGAAAAGAAAGAAACATTAGAATATCATGTGAAAAGATGGGAAACTATCGCGGGAGAGCATTATTTGACAAGAGATAATCATTATGGTAAATTTTCATATGTATTTGATAATACAAAATATATCGTTAAAAGGGACCATCGGTTAGGTTTCTATCAAATGACTGGTATATCTTATCAAGTATTAGAGTTGATTTATGAGTTGATTCGTATATTAGGTGAAAACTCATGGGATTTTGAGATAAACGATAAAGATGACTGGTTAAAACACGATGATGCACTTTATAGTGAATTATCAAAAAGAATCATGGATGAGATGCGTTGCTTATGATTCTTGTAAGTCTTGTAAACCTGTAAAAATAAATATTTAAAAAAAAATTATTTATGTATTTAAAATGTATTATTACTTGTATCAAAATATTAGAAGATTACCTTCATGCCAAAAGAATATTTTTACTGAAGATAATGCTACTAGAATGAGAATGTTGCGAAACATGAGAAGAAATTACATAAAAAATATAATTTTAAGATTAAGAGAATATGAATAATTAGATGTAAATGATTTCACCTTTCTGTTTAGAAGTAAATATTTTTAGATAGTCGTTATAACTACTCTTATGATGAACACATACAAATTCATGACCAATTTGACATAATTGTTTTGTTGTACCAGGTTTGAAACATCCCCGAGAATCTTGAAAAGTAGCTGGGATAGTAGACATGAGCTTACACATATTAAGTTTAGGAAGATTTGAACCCGGGTAATAAGATGTATTTGGTGGTATCCAATAAAGTGTGACAGGATAATCACGATTATTAATAATCTGAAATCCTCCACTGAATTTACTTGACCTATCCCCACTGTAATTTTCAATAGTAATTATACCAAGAATATTATATGTTCCATTTTTCTTTTTAATGAATTGTCTTGGTTTTCTCACGTTGTCTACCGAAGTATCAAATGCTTTATCTAGGTTAGGCATCTTAGGATGAACATCCATCGAGGCGTTACCTAAACAGATATCTCCAATATGAACCATAGCCACAATAACATATTTTGTGGATTTACCTCTTTCGCTGTAATAAATTGCTTTTTCAATGTCGTTTGTAAAATAGATACCCTTACCATACAGATGACCATGAACAGGATTTGTAGTGAGTCTAAAATCATCGTTAAGAATACTAACGAGATTTTTTTCATCTGTCCCGTGATATAGAATTCCTTCACCATGTTCTCCGAGAGACCCATGTTGTGTTATGTATTTACCTTTGTTACCTCTATAAATAAGATCATTATTCTCATCTTCATGTTTGTCAAAAGTGATACTGGAGTTGCGATACATACGAGATAGACTACCCATTAAATCTTCTATGATACTATCCTCTGGTTTAGGTTCATAATAACTCTGGATACGTTCTTCGCGTTCATCTGGTGTTTCAAAGATATGACTCACATCTGATAAGTTGTAAGAAGGCCGCGGAGGACTCCTTTGAATCGGCACATGGTAACGGGCGCTAACACTTGATGAATTCTTGCGATACATGAAATCAATAAGATCTGATTTTTTCAGTTTAGAGAACCCATAATATTTCCTAGGATCTGAACGACAAATGTCTTTCAACTCTTTTAACGACATGTTGCGGAAGTTAGTAGTAGTGGATGCCATAGTAAATCTATTTGAGAATATTCGCTTAATTTAAAGGATAAGAAATAAATCAAATTTTTTCCTTGATTTATTTTATAATGAGTGGTTTGCGAAAATATGAAATAGATACTCCTCAATATAAATTCTATAAAGAGATGCATGAAAAGGTTGATCTAGACTATACATTGAAAATGCGAAAGAAATACAGTAAATATGATAAGTGTAAAATGAGTATTAAAAAAGCATTATCCATGATGGATGATTTTATTGATCCAAGTGATCCAGATTTAGATGTACCGAATAGTATCCATGCGTATCAAACCGCAGAAAGAGCGCGTAAGAGATATCCAGAAGACAAAGAGTTACAGATTGCTGCTTTGATTCATGATTTGGGAAAAGTATTATTTTCATATGGTGAGCCAAATTATTCGGTTGTCGGAGATACATATGTAGTTGGTTGTAAATTCCCAGATACAATTGTTTACCCTGAAACAATGGAAAATAATCCAGACTATTTTAAATACCATGATAAATGTATTTATGAGAAGAATTGTGGTCTTGAAAATCTAGTTATCACATTTGGTCATGACGAATATCTCTATGGTGTTCTTAAACATAATAAAGACCTTCACAAAATGACCGATAGAACGATGAATATGATTCGTTATCACAGTTTATATCCATGGCACACAGGTGGATCTTATGATGACTTCATGAAAAAGGGCGATGAATTTATACTTAAAGACGTATTAGAATTTAATAGTTTTGATTTGTATTCAAAAGAAGATCCAATTGAGATTACTCAATCCGTAAAAGATTACTATGACACACTATTAGATGAATATTTTTTCGGTGAAATGGAATGGTAAACGCAGTAAAATAAATTATATAGTTATTATAAATGAAAGTTTATGAATGGTTTAAAGTCTTGATATATTTATTCTTGTGGATTTTTACTTGGACTTTGGTTGATAAACTCGCCAAGAAATATGAATTAAGTGATGATACTATTATCAAGGTATGTGTTGTAGGGATATTATTCATCATTGTTTTAATTCAAATGAATAAAGATATCAATATCAGTTAAATGTAAATTAGAAAATTTGATTTAAACGTTTGTCAACTAATTAAGTTAAGTAAACAAGAGTAAACAATGTCGTTTTTCACAGAGAATCCGCACCCCAATTCAGAGGCAACTAAGATGAGTCTTGGTGAGATTTTCAATCGTATGTCTGGATTAGATCCAGAACTACGAACACCCGATTTTCAGAGGGAATATGTATGGTCAAAGAAGCAGCAAGAGAGATATCTTGAATCACTCAGTAGGAATATGCCAATTTTCGGACCTGTCATCAACATTGATACACGAACAGGTATTCAGTGGATTATGGATGGTCAAAATCGCATTGTGACAATTTTTAGATTTCTCAATGATGATATTAAATACAAGGGTGTAAGTTTTAGTGATTTACCAGACAATGAAAAGCGTAGGATCAAGAATATGAAGATGTCATACACTGAGACAAGAGATTGGTCCAGGGAGCAGTGCCAAGATTTCTTCATGCGTATTCAAGAAGGCGTGAAACTGAAGGATGGTGAATTAATTCACGCTCGTTCAGACAATGAACTAACAAAGGCTATTGTTGATATCTTTTCTGATTATAGGGTATTATTCTCTAATAAGTCGGCAGAGGGTGGTCTAGGTCTTACAAAGAATGATATTCTACGATATGGTCACTATGAAATTCTAGGCACTCTTATGCATATGATAAGGACTAAGAATTATCCAGTTCGTCCAGGAAAAACTGCCAATCATGAGTGCGAGGCTTGGGATGATGAAAATACACCAACTCGTTCTCAAAGAGAAAATACTATTCGGGACACAAGAGTTTTCTTAAATAAGTATTCTCAACTTGTATCAAATGTTGCGAGAATAAAAGAAGGTATCAAGAAACCAGATCATTTAAGACTATCATACTTCTTGTTCAAGAGTGGGCTTTATAAACGAGAAATGAACGAAGATATTTATAATCGCATTGATGCCATGCTAAATGTAGTACTAAATCGCGATAATCCAGTATTTTCAGAAATTAAAGCACTATCAGGTTACGACGAAGAAGGTATTTACAATAAGTATGTGACAGTTTACAATATGTAAAAAATTAATATGTAAAAAATTAATATATAAATAGAATTGTTATTCCCTTTAATCATTTACCAGTTCCATTAGTTTATCATAGTATTCCTTTGATGCTTCACATCCTTTAAATTTTCGGTTATTTTTTTTACATGCTATAGCAGTTGTTCCAGATCCTAAGAAAGTATCTAATACAACATCACCTTCATTGCTATGTTTCTTAATCAATGCTTCAAATAAAGGTAGAGATTTTTGAGTGGGATGAAATCGTTTTTTCCCTCCCTGTATAGGAAATTGATATATTTCATTATCATATAATCCATTATCATATTTACTATTAAATGTTGGTTTACCACCTTTCACACCAACAAGAGCTATTTCTCGGGAGTTTGTTAGATAATTTACACTTTGATTAAGTGGTTGCGGATTTGTTTTAATCCATTCGATAAATCTGATTTGTTTAAATTTATATTTTTCTAATAGTTCTTTTAATGGAGTAATTTTCCAGATATCAAAGAACATTATCATAGTTCCACCTTTACGTAATTTTTTATAGTATATTTGAATAAATTCTTCAAGCATATCAAGGGTAAAATTTTCATCCCATTTACCATATTTTGTCTGGACACTATATTTTGACCCATAAATTGTTCCAAATTTCATGTAATTTGTTTTCATAGTTTCTTCGGAAAACTCGCTAAATTTATCTTTAAAATTATCCTTCACAGATTCCCATTCTTCTTCAGTTTTGACAAACTCAATGCCCGCTTCTTTGTTTTCATCAATCATTTTCTTAAAATTATCCATACCTGTTTCTTTTGATGTGATATATGGGGGATCAGTTAATATAAAATCAACTGAATCATTTTCAATTGTCTCTAAGTATTCAATACCGTTCATGTTCCGAATATCCATATTTACTTGATTTAATTAGAAAGTAATACTTTAAATCAAATTTAAATTTGATATCTAGAATTTAGTATTCATTAAAAACAAAAATGACTTGGAAAAGTGAAATAAAAAAAGAAATCGTTAAACATGGATTGGATTTGGGAACATTTACTTTACAAGAATTTTATAGATATTCGTTGACACATTTTGAGAATATTTATAAGGATAATACTACTTGTGAAGCTAGTATTAGAGCTAATTTACAGAAGCTAAGAGACGAAGGTTATTTAATATTCATTGAAAAGGGTGTTTATAAAGTGTCTTCTATTGAAAACAAAGAATTTATAGAATTTGTAGAAAGGTACCATAAAAAATAATAATTATACAGTTAATCATGGTTATCTAATAGTAATCAAATGGATCATTGAAATACAGTGGTACATTCATATAATCCTTAGACCATTTGAAATTGTAGTTCAAATCATCAGAATCCTTATCGTAGAAATAGATACATGGTTTACCTTCGTCTCCTTCTGGGTCGTAGTGATAATCGCGTTTCTTACCTGTCTTAAGCTCATCTACATGAGTCCAAATCTTCTCCCACTGGACCTCCGGCTCTAGCCAATGCAAGGGTGGGCAATACTTTGTGCAAATAGGTCGCTTGTATATAGAGGGTCTATTCATGAAATCCAAACACTTAATAATCTTGTAATCATCCTTCTTCTGAATGTAGATGGTATAATCAAGGGAGGTTTCTACACCACCCTTCTTTTCATCTGTAATCTCCTGAAACTTATCGGCAGATGAATGTAGCTTCTCATCTCTCACCTGTTTCTTACCTTTTGGTTTCACCGGAAATCTCTCCACAGATTTCTTCTTCTTCTTCGCTTCTTGAAAATTCATCGGGTAAAGCTTTTCCAGGCGATTTATCCATCTCTTATCTTCCACTTCTTCATAATGTGTTGGAGATTGAACTGGTCTACTGTTCACCATAATAACACCCTTCTCTTTTTGTGAATCGTCTTTCTCTTCTTGTAGCCGTAGGATGTCATCTTCAAACTCAAATGTCTTCTCCAGCGGGACCCCGTTGATGGCGACATCCGACCAAGAAACTCTCGGAGAGTAAAATTCTCCAGACTTCTCACCTAGGTCCCTCCAGTGAGCAGGTGTAAGATACTTCTGCCCTCCAGGAGTCTCCAACTCCTCAAACCGAAACTTACCGGAGTCATAGAATCCCTCCATATCGTTCTACGCCTTGCTTCGAAGCTCAAGTTTGTCCCCCTTCTCTGAGTCCGAATAAGAAGTCTCTATAAATTCAAAGACTCTTTTGTTGTTGATTTACAAAGGGATAACATCATATAATCAAATTTTTATTTTTATAAGAACAATTAATCTTCATAAAAAATTTTTTTAAAAGATAAGAAGAATATTTATTCATGTAATTTCTTCAAAAGATCCATCATGACTATATAATCCCCTTCAAGTATATGTTTGCTATTACTTTCAATGATTTCTAATAATGTTTTGGTTATTTCTTTTTTCTCATCTTTAACATCATCTAATCTATTGTATAATCTATAGATATCTTTGTTTTTTGTATCAATGATATTTTCTAAAATTTTATTCCTTGCTGATTCATTTTCTATTTCATCTTTAAGAATAATAATTCTATTCTGAAGATTTGAATTATCTTTCCTTGCTTGAATTAAATCTGCCCCGCACGCATCCAGTGATTCTTTTAATATTGTATTAGCTTCATACCTGTCTGCTACAAACAGACTGAATTTCTTATCATAGTGGACTATATATTCTGATAGTATAACAAGGATAATTTGGAGTATTATTTGAGAACCTACCAAGAATAAACTACTAAATGTGAAACTTATAAATCCTATATTTTCTTTTTCAAGAGGGTATAATGCTCCTGAAAGGAAAGTAATAATATGAAGAAGAGAAAGTGCGCGATTACCATACTTAACTCTACTATCTATACTATCTCTAGTGGGCACCGTTGGATCGTGTAGTCCATATTTCTCTCTCCAAAATGCTATCCCCGAGAATGTTATAAACATGAAACTAATATAAATCACTGTCATGATTTTTGAGAAGAAAATATTCTTCAGTTTGATTTATTTAATACAAATTGATTAGATCAAATTTTTTATAAGATTAAGAACAAATAATATTGTAAAAATTTGATTTTTAAGTTTGACTTTATCTAATAAAAAGTATTGTTTAAACTTAATAAACATGCCAACAGGAGCAACATGGACAAACATCCACAAGATCTGCATTGAAGAACTCTTACAGATCTGTGAAAATGAACTGGAGAAAGAGCCTCGCGAGATATTTAGAGATTTGGAGTTGTTCGCGGATGGTTTAGGATATCTTCAACCTCTTCAGATGTTTGAATATCTCATAGAACTTATTGAGGATACAGAAGGTCAATTAAGAGATTTAGAAAACAGAGATTTAAGCGATGCTAGGTTCTATTGTGGGGCAGAATCTATGGATTCGGTTAACGCATTACCCGACTACCCTTTTGATGAAACCTTCTTAGAATATAGAGATAGAGAATTTATTGAGGTTTTGAAGCAGTGGGTCAAAAATATAAACAGAGATATAAAGGCACTCGAAGACCCCGATGCTATTGTGCCTTGGCACATTATCCGATATGTGCTACATTACTATGTTCGTGAAAGCAAAAAGATTATGAAAATACTCGAAGAAAGAGACCCATTTATAGTAGCAAAAAAGAAGAATATTAATCATATTAGAGAGGAGGGATATGAGGTTGGGACGAGTGTTTCAAAAAAGAGATGTTTATGGCAAATTGATATTCTTCGAAAGTATTTTATTACAGAAGGATTACATCCTTCAGATGTAAGGTATGAATCTGATAATTTTCAGTATTACACTCAAGATATTATCATAAGAGGTAATATCTGTAGATGGTGGGGTAATAGCATGTGGCCGCGATTCGGAGTAGGTTGGCCCAAATATACACCACGACCACGATCACCATCTCCACCTCCCTTGGAAGAAAGACCCGAACAAAATAGACCTGTCCCGAATATACCAATCAATCAGACAAAAAAACACATTACAGAGTTCTTGGCAATGATAGAAGAAAAACAATCGGAGTGGAGTATGCCAGAGGGTGATTATTTAGAATTAACACAAAAACTAAAAGTAATCTTTGATTCAGTATAAAAAAATAATTTTAAATATTAATTTTTTTATGAATTGAAATCTAACACATGTCTAGATTTTCATAATAATAGATCGCATATTTTTTGTCTATTGCGAAACTTCCTTTGCTTGGATTCTTCAGAAGCGTTCTCGTAGCCCAACTATGCATGATAGGATAATATTTTCATCCATTTTAAATGATGTTTACTATATACATCATTACTTAGGACGGTATCCATTTGCACGGCGTTGTTGATGGAGTACCAACCGATAAAGTTTTGACGCAATCTGATTTTGGTCTCGTCTGCGTGAGGCCCGGGGACATGCTGCAGAAGTCATCTACCCTCGAGCAAAGTTCTCGGTGATTCGCGCTTACCTGACAAAGTCTAACACATTCATCAAATACGTTTTCATCTACTTCTGAGCACATATTTTGACACACCCTTTTTACTTCTTCTGGTGTAAGAGGGTCCGTTGGTACTAGGCACTCCTTCGAGAATGGGGACTTATTACAAATTTCAATATATTCAGCAGAGTTTGCTCCAAAAGATGCCGGAAAGCATAAAGATGTGTCTGTAGCCATCGCCATCATCATATCTTTAACTTCTTTGTCGTCCTCGGGCCAATGCCCACCCGGGGTCCCAGGGTATCCGCAATAACCGCCCTCTAAGCCTTCAATATTATTTCTGAACTTGAACTCTTTCATAAAATAACAAAATACAACAAATAATAACAAATAGAGAAAAATATCATCAATTCTTAAATCACTCATATTATAGAATATATATTATAGAATATATTTTTTTTTGCGAGTTCATAAATTTGATTTTGAGAATGTATTTATTCATCACACAAATTATTTTGACTGCTCTTAACAGAGTAACTGCTTCTACACACTTACAGACAAGTTCACCGAGTTCAGCGACAAGTTCAGCGACAAGTTCAACAACAAAGCAGCATGGCATTTCACCAAAAACAGCGTGAGGCCGGAAACAAGATCATCAGCGCTTTCAAAAACGGAACTCCATTCTCTGTCATCTTGGCACAGATGCAGAGCGGGAAGACCGGCACGTACCTCTTCACCGCTTACGAAATGATCCGGCTCGCGATGATTGACCGAGCGGTTATCATCTGCGGTTCAGCAGAGACGTCTTTACGCAAGCAGGCGCGTGATGATAAGGAGGAAGCGCTAAAGGCATATCAGCGCGAACTCTTAGACAACGATGACAAAGACGGGTTGGCTCGCCTTCTCACCGGCAAGGTTGATGTCCATTTCTCGAACGATCTCACCGAGATAAGTGAGATCACCACTCGTACACTTGTTGTTCACGAAGAGTGCCACATGGCGCAGAGCAAGAACAACAAACCTTACAAAGAGTTTTATCGAGTTAACGGCCTCGAGCGGGCGTTGCTTGGAGACTTTAAGGTTCTCCGGGATAACTCCAACTACATCCTTGGGGTGAGTGCCACACCTTTCTCGGAGCTGGTTGCGAACTTGCGCGCATCTTCAAATGATCACGATGAGATTGAAAATCGTTTGTTTGAGGAGATGGATTTCGAACCAGAAGAAAAATACATTCACCAGATGTCACCCGGTCAAGGATACCTTGGTGTTCCAGACTTCTACCGCGCCGGAAGCATCAAGTTTGAGTCCCAGAAGATAGAATCCACGGCGGATCACTTCTTCCAAGTATTGCGCGATAATAAAGCCAAGTATCTCGGAAAGTACTGTATCGTCAGGACATTCGAGAGCAAAGAAACTTATGGCATTATCCTTGAAGGGTGTAAGCAATTGGGATACGACTGTCTACACTCTTTCGCAGGCGAAAAGGGTGTCAAGAAGATCCTTGAGAATGCCCCTGAAAATCCGACAGTGATTCATATCAGTGGTCGCTGCCGCATGGGTCAGGTGATTGACAAACGGCACTTGGCGATGGTTTACGAGTCCAGCAGTGATCCTAACGCAGACACTCTGCTACAGGGTCTAGTTGGTCGCGTATGCGGATATGATACGACTACTGACATCGATGTCTATGTCTCTCGCAGTTCTGAAGAGCACATAGCAGATTACTCTCGCGCTTGGTCAGATGGAGACACTGAGTTGCTTGGGAAAATCTCAAAGGCGATGAACTTGAGCAGTGGTGGTCGCAAGATGACTCTCAAGGCAAAAGACAAGGAAGGACTTGATATCATGCCCATCCATCCAATCCGCATTCCCGGCGAGTTGTTGGATATTGATGCGAGGGATGACTTAGGTTGGCAAGTTCATCAGTGTCTCTCTGAAAATCCCGAACTCATCAGGTGCCAAGATGACGCGGCGGAGATCAAAAAGAGAATTCAAGACAGTGGAAAGTTTCACAAGTCAATCCGGACAAATCGCGAAGAAGATGAACAGATGCTTAAATCATCTGTAATGAATCACAAACGCATGCGTCCGGGTAAGCTGAAAGCTGTAAATGATACCCCTCAAAAATATACTCTCGAGGAGAATCCATTCATCCTTTACAAGCGCAAGGATAGTACCGATTACTATCTGGGTGGGTGGGTCAGATACAGAGAGGAAGTTCATTCCGCCGATGAGATTGATCGCCCGACACCGAAAGTCTCCCCCGAATGCAACTATGTTCCAAGCGAAGAACCCATTCCAGAAGAACCGAGGCGCAATTCGCCCGTGAACTCGGGTTTTACGCCTTCTGGCGTATCAAGTCGCGATGAAGACTTAAAAGAAAAGTCATCTTCTTCTAAGGCAGACGTAGGAGAATGTGAAGTCTATGAAATCGGAGCTAGGCCCAGGATGGTCGTCGAAGTAGACACAATAGAAGAATTTATCGGGAACGTGAAGTATCTTAACAAGCGAGGGATGCGATCTTATCGCCCCGTTGAAATGGCTGAAATTCCTGGACCGGTCGCAGTTCATCTCAAGCTGAGTGTTTTCTCTAAGGAAGAGATTGAGAAGATCAAGAAAAGGTTGAAGAAGGAATTAGGTATCAAGTTAGCTGTGAAGGGAACACCAGGTAGACCCAGCAAGCGTGAGCAAGAGTATAGAAAGATGAAAGAAATCACATGGTAAAAAACAAACAAAACTAATAAACACAAAAAAATTTTTTATGAAATTTGATTTAACTATAGTTAACTAAACTAAACTAAACTAAACTAAACTAAACTAAACTAAACTAAACTAAAATATGACTACCTGTGAAGAAAATTACAATAAATACTATGATTATATCAAACATGAACTAAACAAAGAAGATGGTTTTCAAAAGGTGACTAAAGTAAGGATCTTAGATAGATTCTTAAAGAAAAATCTTATAACCGAGGATTTTCATAAAAAGACTTTACAATCATGTATAAAACATGATCGGGAAGAAGAAAAAAATGATATGATATTCTCCTTACTCTTTTCAGCGTCTATACTAACATTCTTCTTGATTGTGTTTCTACCAGAAAAAGAAACATTTACTCGTATTTTATTTGGATTTTATATACTTATTATCTGTCTTATTGCGCAAATGTTTTAATGCGATGGTTTAATGTGATGTTTATAACTAAAGACTTAATATTATTTTTTATGTTTGAAAATAAGTATAATTTTCAAAGTAAAACTAAATGTGGATTGATAGAATAGATGATTTTCATGCGAATAACAATGTGACTCTTGATATGAATAGAGAATTACATCTCTCTATTTACGTGAAAGAAATACTAAAATATAAGATCGAATTTAGTTTATCGGATGGTAATATAAATATTAAAAATATAGAAGAAGATAAATCAATGAGTTTTGATGATTTTTATTATTGGTGGAATATTGATAGATTTGATGAAGTATTGTCTGAAGAAGAAGTCATATTTAATGATTTTAATGAACTTAAATCTAAAGTTTTACCAGCAATTGAGAATATTAAACAACCAGAAATTAAAGAATCTGATTCACAAGAAGAGCGAAAGAAAAAAGAACTTAAAATAAAGTCAAATAATGAAAAAGTTTTAAAATTACAAGGGCATGTTAAATCTGAAGCGGATAAGTCAAATTCTCAAATTAATATTTTACGCCAATTCAGGGGTCTATATCCCACTAAAGATTCACTAAAAGTATTTGCCGAAAATGTTATTGTTTTATTAAAACACACTGAATAATTATAACTTAAAATCTATAAAAAATCACGAGTGGGAATAAAATCAGAACTACTAATATTCTGATTGGCAAGCGCGGTAATAATTCCAAAAATCATTTGTATTGATGAGACCAGCATCGAGTTTATTTTGAGTGTGTTCCATACACCATGCCTTCGTATTATAAGTCGATTCTGGACCAGTTTGACCAGGGATAAAATCAGGCTGGGTCTCAGGTGGACCAGTCTGACCAGGGATAAAATCTACATGATCCGGGCACCAAGTACCTCCTTTATTGTTACAACGTTTAGGACCTAAGGCGTGTGTACAAACGTCACCCACCAGGCACCTACCGCCTGATAACGGACCTTTGCAATCGGAACAATCCTGCATTCCCTCTACTCTTCCACAACCCTTCATCATATGATATACTAAAAAAGCACCAACTAAAAATAGCAAGACATGCTCAACTTTCATTTCTCCCATTTATTTATAATACTATAAAACATTTTTTTTTTAGGAAATTAGTTTTTAGAATAAATTTAAAGATTTTAATACTAATTAAGTTTATATAATGAGTAAAATATTGAAGAGTGATTCACTAACAAGTGAAATATATGATTCAATTAAATACAAACTTAAAAGTTCTGGTAAGAAGCCCGGATTAGCAATTATTGTTGTGGGTGATAGAAGTGATTCAGATTTATACATTAAAATGAAACGAAAGAAATGCAGTGAATTAGGGATTGAATCTTATTTATATGCTTATCTTAAAAAGGTTTCACCAGAATATATCATAAAAAGTATAGAATCCCTTAATAATTCTCCGGGGATAACTGGAATTATCGTTCAACTTCCTTTGCCCCCAGAGTTCTCAAAAGATGACGAATATAATATACTAAATAGTGTTTCACCTGAAAAAGATGTTGACGGATTTCATCGTGAAAACATGGGTAAATTAATGTTAAATGTACCAAGTATGACACCTTGTACAGCGGAAGGTTGTTTCAGATTATTAGAACATCATAATATTGATATTGTGGGAAAAAATATTGTTATTGTTGGATCAAGCAAGGTGGTTGGATTACCATTATCAATGATTCTATTACATAATGGGGCAACAACAACCTTATGTAATATTCATACTAAAGATATTAAAAATATAACAAAAAATGCGGATATATTAATTTCATGTTGTGGATCACCTCACTTAATTGATAGTTCATGGATAAAAGAAGATACAACCGTAATTGATGTTGGCATTAATTCTACAGAAAGGGGTATTGTAGGTGATGTCAATTTTGACGATGTATATACAAAAGTAAAATATATTACACCTGTTCCGGGATGTATAGGACCTTTAACTATTGCTATCTTGATGGAGCATTTAGTGAATTGTAAACAGTAAATCACTTAAATTTAATATTGTTAAAACCATATGAACCATATAAACCATTCATAACGCTTGGATCTTTTATCATGGGTCCATATTTTGTAGATATCTTATTACCTAATTGTATTTTATCAGGGGATTTACACCAACTATTCATTCCTATCTTATCATAGTATTGCGTATGATTATAGTAAATCCATTTTTTGTAATCAGTATATATTTCACTGAATGGTAGAAATAATGGATATTCGTATTCACTAAAACCTAAATATCCTTTTACTCTTCTTTTTTCATTTGTTTTCGTTAAAAAACAGTTAACATAAATATCAACATATGATTTGTCATTAAAATATTTCTGTTTAAAATCATTTAAATTTTCTCTTCCCATAGACAAATTACACATTCGGCATATAGGAACTAAATTATTAACAATGTCTTCACCCCCGTCTATAGCAGCTACTATATGACCACAATCAAAATTACTCACTTTAATTTCTGTGGCACACACATTACATTTACCTAAACCATTTTCTTCTCCAATGTATTTATTCCATACTAAGGTTCTTACAGGTTTTGGGATACCTCTTCTTCTCATATTAAAATATCTAATGATATATTCTTTAAATTAAGGATTATTTTTCATACATTTATACATCTTAATGACTTGTTCTTTCCATCGCGAATGTGTTGGAAGTATTGTATTTGATCCTCTAAATCCTGATGTCCAATCATCATTTGTCCAATCTGGTTGTCTTTTAATACAATTATATAAATCAGTATATGCTAGAAATTCAACGGGTATCTTAACTATACGAGTATCTGTATTTTTTTCCCACTCCAAATGCCCATTTATATCTTCCTCAGTTTTATCTGGATAGTGTAATTTTAAGTCTGATTTATTCATAAAACAACAGTTTCCTTTTACTCTTAAAATAGCAATATATCCTTTACCAACAATATACCAAGCTATTATATCACCTATTTTCAGTTTATCAAATATCCTTTTATTAACAGTCTGTCTATACCATGTTCCCACAAATCCATTATCAATACAATTACTCCATCTTTCTTTAGAATTATCTCTACAATTCATATACCATATTCTCCTTGTGTTTTGTATGATTTTAATATCTTCATCTAAATTATCTTCTGGTAATATATCATTGCTAATTTTAATCTCACTAATCAGATCTTCTACTTCTTCTACACATGAATTAAATGAATCGCGTGAATCATCTGAATTATTATCACTCAGTTCATCTACTCTTAATGAATTCTGTTTATAAATACCACTATCCAGTATATCGAATGCTGATAAAGTATCATTTATTTCTAATTCTAAATTTATTGCTTCTAATCGTTTACTTATCATTAAATTAAACTTAACCTTCTTACCTATCAGATTGGTATTCATATTAAATTTACATTGACTACTATGGAAAAATATATCTCCATATTTATGACTATTTATAATACCATAATCCATGTAATTGGATAATCTTTTTACCTCTCCATACAATACAGCAGATTCATAAACATCAAGGCGCTTTTGTAATTCGAGAGTTTCGCACTTTAATGATTTCGTTTCATGATGTTTCTTCCAATATTTACTATGATATTCTTCATATTTAGATTTATATTTTTCATATTCTTCTTTGTAATTAATTGTAGTCATTAATTGCTTTGAATAATTTAATTAAAGATTTTTTTAAATCAAATTTAAGGATTATTTGTTGGTTTTGGTACAATTGATTCATTAGAATCATTAGAATCATTAGAATCATTAGAATTATCGGGACCATTTTGTTTATCTAAAATATAATCTTTATCTAATACGTTAAATGATACAAATTCACTCATGAATGCGGACATCATTTTATCATTCTTGACACTTTGATATGCTACACTTAAACTATTATATAATTTCATCTGAACTAATAGAGTAAATGATATAAAACATGAGATTGTGGACATGCTATGATAATCTTGATACAATACATTGATCATCATTAAAACATTAATCGCATAAACAACACTAGTAGTGCTTAATCCATAGAAATATAATCGGTTTAGTCTGTCCATTTTTTTATCTAAAACAGGCTCTTGAATAATAATTTCTTTTAAGCTATTATCTGGTTTATCATTGTCTATATCTAAGTATTTAATAGCCCAAGATTCTCGTTTAAGCTCTAAAACATAACAATAAATAAAACATAAAAAAGATATACTATTCCAATATAGTGTTAAACGATGATAGATTTCGTTGTTTTCAAAATTTTGTGTGAGTGTGCATATCCTCACTACCTCATCGCTGCGAACAATATCAGACCCATCGCTAATCGGTTCATAGCAAGCTTGAGGAACAAAGAGAGACAACAAGGTTCCGGTGACAACCTTGTAAAACTGAAGGCAAAAGATACCCGCAACTTTGACTCGTTGGATGATATCTTGATCAATTTTCATTTATAGTTTATTAGATTTTAAATTTTATTTAAATACTACTTATTATCATAAGTGTAGTATAACATGGACTTTATCATTTCATATCAATTATATAATAATCTGAAGAAAAAAGAGTTAAGTGATGAATTAAAAGAGTTGAAAGAAGAAGAAAGGTCTCCTGTAAGAGAATCGTGTTCTCGGTGTGGCCAAAATCCATATCTATGTCAGTGTCAATGTGATTGTCAACAAGGGTGTGAAAAATATTCTCCCACAAAATATTATAGATTTAACCCAGAAAAAGACAACTATTAAATATTAAATTTGATTTCTTAATATTATTTTTTATCATAAACACAAACATAAATACAAAATGATTGTTCATACTTGCTTTAATAATTGTAGTGAACATGGGTATTCGGCGAATATACTTAAATCTGGTATCTGTAAATATTTTAGAAGAGGGGAAAAGGAAAAGTTTATATGGTCTATAATAGAAATGAGTCTTTTCCACGATCATCCAAAAGGATCAGGATTGATTACAAACCTGATTAATCGCTTAAAGATTCTGCTTATGGAAGACCTATCGCTTTCAGAGGTGTATATTATCAGTGAATGTAGTAAGATATTAGATGAATATGACAAAGACAGATCACAAAGGAATTTATTATTAGATTTTTGCGAACTTGTGACGAAAGGTAGGAGAAACCGTATAACCAGTTACGTGAATAACTGGTACAGAAATAAAGATTATACTAGAGGAAATTTAGTTTTAGATAAAGTGCTAAAGTATAAAAAATCAGGTGATAGTGAAGAATTACTTCTTTTAGGAGAAGATCTTATTCATAGGTTAGAGAAAGGAGATGAATCTATCTTTCTAATCTTTAATGAAATGATGAAAATTGAAGGGAATATGGGACTAAGATATAGAAGGAAAGAAGCATCTTACCTCTGGTTTGAGATACTAGGTGATTATATGTGGCCAGCAGAACTAAACGACATATTTAAGTTTAGTCTTCAGATGTTCATGAGAAGAGGTATGAAGGAACGACCTGCTTTTGGGATTTGGTTAGGATTAATAGCTTTGAAACGAGATGATTTAGATTATTCAGTAAAAGAATATCAAAAATTTACTGAAACTCATTTTGATGACTATAGAAAGGATATGAAGAAAATAGAAATGGATGATTACGTTGTTAATGATTATCATGTAAATAAAGGATTTGGTCTGGGAAAGTTTGCTGAAGAAGGAGCACTTGTTGTAGATGAAGATTTATCGCTATTGGGAGATAAAGGTGCTGAATATAAATCATATTATATTCAGAAGAAGAATGAAAGTGATTCAAAGAGTAAAAAGAAATCAAAAGTAAAAGAAACCTCTGGATTTTTACATGAAGAAGAAAAGAAACAATCTAAACTGAATCGGAAGAAGAAGTGTTTTGATGATTTAGATAAGATTTCATTTAGTGAATTTACAAATGTAAATATTCTAGAAGATGGTGTATGTGGTGGAAAAGTGTGTTGCATAGAAGTGATTTACAAAGATAAGCGATATATACTAAAGCAGATGGGTGAGAGCATGAATTATGGATTAGATTATATATGTGTAGATAAATGTAAGACATATTTCGACTTATGGGACATGAAAATGAGACGAATTGTTTCTGATAAAAAGTTAGTTAGAAAAGACCCTACAATAAAGACTTTTGTGAATAATAGTTCATTTGCCGATGAAGATGCTGTATTCTGTATGATGGATTATTTCGAGAATATTGGTGATCTTGGTAAGCACAAAGAATATCTAAAAGATGAATTTGTAGTTAAGGAATGCTTAAAGATCAGACTATTTGACGGATTATTCAGATCTTCTGATAATATCATTAGGAATATTTTAGTGAATCGTGATGGAGAATTACTTAGCATTGATGAAGGAGATATTTACGGAAAGCGAGGTAGTATATTTAATACGCATGAATGGGTTTCATCAAAGAATATTTCAGATAAGATACTACATGAAGTATTAGATGATATCTTATCTGAGAAAGATATGAAAATAAAATATGTTAGTGATAAATTAGTAAAATATGGATTTAAGGATAAGGTAGATGAATTTGTGAATAGATTTAATGATTATAAAAGCATTGTACTGAGTGAGTGGCATTGAGTGGCATTAAGTGAGAGGCAATTAAATTTAATTATATAAAATGATTAATTAAATATTATTTTTTATTGCTTATCCTCTAGTAGATTACTCATTTCCATCGCTCTAATCATGCGTGTTACACCAATTCCACCACCATACCGAGGAAAGAAATCCCTGTCTAAAAACTCGTCTAGCTCTCTATCAACGCGATCCTTAGTAAACTCCTTGTAAAGGATATCTTTATATTGACCATCCGAGATAGTATAAAAGAGTTCTCGCATTTCATCCTTATCACAAGAGCGTTCAGCGGATCCAATTGTCTCAATCCCATGTAAAATTACATCAATCTTATTAGAATTTTGAGTCGTAAAATCAGCCTTCATGTTCCAGAAGGGGCTCGTGGAAAACGGAAAGTTCTTCAAGAAGAATACTGGACCATAATCCTTCTCTAACTGTAATTCATGATCATTATCAAGTTCTACGGCACCATACTTTTCACATACATCTAAATAATCTCCTTCAGGGTATTCCCCGTCTGTCTTTTCAAAACCTAAATGTTCTAAAAGATCCTTTTGCATATTTTGTAAATCATTCATATTACCCTTGCTTTCAAATTCAAACATAGGGAAAATTAAATCATGTCTCCCTGGTACTGGATTAGGCTCGTTTCTGTAACTAGTACTCAAGCAGAAAGCACCCTCATAGTCTGGGTTATCAAGAAGTACATTTTCTAACCACATCTGACCAGTCTGAGGTAGTGGCCAAACATTACCTGCATATTGATATGTAGAGATTGTGGTTGGATCTTCGCAAGCAGCGAGAATACTTCTCATGTTCTGAGTGTGTACTTCTACATAATTGCGATCAAGGAAGAATTGGCGCATACTATTCACACAACGTGAAAATTTCCGGGGGTTAATCATTCTATTCATTTTCAATTACTCCACATATTCTTTTTAAATATTTTACGCACCAATTTCATTATTTTAACAACCAAAGTATTTAAATATTTGTTTAGTAGTAATTATATATACATATAATGAGTATCCGTCTTGCTGTTTTTGATCTTGGAGGAACTATTGTCGATCGTTACAGTCTTAGTCCCTTTATCTCATTAAAACAGGCATTTCAAAAGAAAGGATTAGATATTCCAAACAGATTAATATACAAAGATATGGGCGTTGATAAACATCACCATATAGATTTAATACTAAAGGATAAGTATATTTCAAGAGAATGGATGCAAAAGCATGGAGAATATCCTGATATGAATTCAACTATGAGTGTTTTTGACGAATTTATAAAATATCAAATGGACGATGGAATTAAAAATATAGAGATTTTACCTGAAACTAAATCTTGTATCAAATGGTTGGGAGATAATAATATTAGTACTGGTGTGACTACTGGATTCTCTCGTCCTATCATGAATACGATTAAAGAAAAACTAATAGATGAAAACATACAGATCGATAAGTATGTCTCTAGTACTTGCTTAGGGAAGCCTGGGCGACCTAATCCTCATATGATGCGAGAAATTATTAATCATTTAAGTATCTCGGATCCAAGACGAGTAATAAAGGTAGATGATACAGTGGTTGGCCTTCTCGAGGGTAAGAATGCTGGTACAATTACAGTAGGTGTTGCTAAGTGGTCTACTAACATGAAAATGACTGACTATGAAGAAGATAAACGCTTGTCAAAAGAAGAATATGTTGAACGTTTAAAGAATTCAAGAGAAATACTATGGAGTGCTAAACCTGATTTTGTTATTGATTCGCTGAATCAACTTCCTAGTATTATTTATCATATCAATAATGAAGTTTAATTTTTTGAGGGATTAATATATTTAAAAAAATAATACTTAATATTATTAAATATGTTAAGTATGTATAAGATGAATAAGATGAATAAAATTGTTTTTGGTAATCTTGGATTACTTGATATCTATCTACAAGATCAAAAACTAATATCTGAGGGTTGTGAGTTAACTCTGATTGATAAGGATGATTATGACACTGTATCAAAGGTTAAAGAATTAGAATATCCTATTTATTACACATATAATGAGATACTAAATATTATCTCATATGATAATGATTTATCATACAGCAAGAAGGTAGACTATTTGGAAAAAGTCTATGATAGTCTAGATGTTTTAATTCAATATATTGACGATTATCATGAAAATGAAAATACTCGGATTTGTTATATTGTAGATAATATCTATGCTAGATATGAAATAGTAAAATCTCAGATATTATACAAGAATCCATGTTCCGAAAAGATAGTATTTTTATTTGATCAACTAGTTGATAGTTTTAGAGAAGCAAACCGATATTTATATTTCTCACCTGCTTTGTTTTATCCACTAATGAATCTAAAACCTGGAGAATTTTTAGATGATTCGGATGATAGTTGTCAAAGTGATAGTGGAGAAGAAGAAGAAGATTTTTCAGATGATTCTGAAAAGGATGAAGATGATGATGAAGGCGATGATGAAGGTAGTAGTGTTGAAGATGACGAGTTGGAGAAGGATACTTCCAAATTCTCAGAATTTGACTACGAGGGAGTGGAATACTTAGAGGATGAGGAGACTTCTGATATTTACAATTGTTCACAACAATTGGTTGGAAAGTGGAATGAGGATGCAGATAACATTATCTGGTCTTCAGATTCTTTCCGAGAGGCACATGAAACTATGAAGGATAAGTGATTGATGGGTGGAAAGATGTAGTTTAATATAATTTTAATATGATTTTAATATAATATATATATTAATATGAATAAGCTTTTTATTGTGGTTGCTTTTATATTTATGATATATATTTTTGTAATATATCCTTGTTGCTATTTAGAAAATTTTTCTATCGGATCACCTGGAAGAGGAGGGGCACTCAATCCTGTAGCCATAAGTTCTTTAGATTCTATGCAATATAGAACAATGATATTAAATGATTCATCTCCGAGTGAAGATTGTGTGGGGTGTGCAGCATCAATGGGCCTTACATTAGCCACTACAGCGGGTCCGGATGAAGTGCCCATTTTAGGACAATTGCTTGTCGCAGGAGAGATAGCCGCTGATGCTTATACATGTGGTAAATGTGGTTTCGATATTGGAGACATTTCTGACTGTATGATTGAAAGACAAGATGATGGACAAGAACTTGAAGCACGGTTGTGTTCTTGTACACAAGGTAAAATCTGTCCACCCGGTACATACTATCAAGGGATATTTAATCCATCTTCAGATGTAAATAGTGATACTCCCCCCGCCCCACCTTCACCTAGTGCAGAAGATGTAGAAGCAGCAGAAGCAGCACTGGCGCTTGCGACAGCTAATCGAAATAGTGGTGAAATGATTAATTTTAGATTTGATACACCACCAACACCACCAACACCACCCACTCCACCAACACCACCCACTCCACCAACAATCATAACAGAAGTTCAAGAAGACTCTCCAGGAATTGAGATAGATAATCAAAATAATATATCGCCTCCACCCAGTGTAACATCTACTAAGTCGCTTGATAATAGAAATACTGGTTTAACGAATAGATGTACTCCAAATGATAATAGAAAATGTCCTTTTATTTGCCCCGAAGCACGAGATAAATGTTGTGGTGGAAGTCATGCAGAAACAACTAATTCATGTAATTTATGTGTCATACAGAATTGTCGAAACAATCCAGAATGGTTTACTACTATAACAGAAGTTCCAGAAGATATGAACAATTCTTGTGAAGCAATTTCTTCTTATGATCAGGGAAAACATTTTTGTCCATATAATTGCCCTCAAGCAGGAATTAACTGTTGTAGTCCAAAACAAAACGGAATAGAAGACGGTGATTGTAATACTTGTTTAAAAGAACATGGTTGTAATATATAATATTAGATTATATATGGTATATATCTTGGCCCCGATGATTGATAAATATTAGCTTTGTATTGTTTTCCCGGATCGCCAATATTTAACATGTCATTTTTATTTATTTCTTGACATCCCCTTTCGTCTGTGCAATCCTTATCTCCTGTATAAATAGGTATTTTAGTTGCTAAATGAGAATCTAGTGATGTAAAATAATTCCATTGATTAGAGCCTCTGTAAGTTTGGCGACCATACAATGGTTTTATATTTTCAGGGTCGTTTTCATCGGTTAAAATACCTACTTGTTGATAGGATGGGGGTTCACCTCTAGTTGGTATATTAATTCTCATGTCTCTTCTAGGATAATATCTTGATTCATAATGTCTTTTTGGTTCCCGAATAACTTTTCTTTCTTGAATAATTTCTGGTTTTCTATCATTAATGATATTTATATTAATGGTTCTGTCTTTAGTTTCTTCATCAGAATATTCTCCTAAGTAATCATCTGGATAATATTCTCTTACAATTAATACTATAAACAATATAGCAATAACGAGATAAAGAAAATTTATTTTTGATTTTCTCATATAATAAAATATAGATAAAATTTTAAAAATTATTTACTTTTTGTATTCTTCTTATTACTCTTACGTTTAGTATTCTTCTTATTACTCTTACGTTTGGTATTCTTCGTATTCATTCTCTTTCTTTTAGTATTTTTACTCTTCTTAATATTCTTGCGTTTGGTCTTCTTTTTTGATTTCTTTTTACCTCCACCTACTCTCCACGTACCAAATTGATTTTCATTTGGTCTTTCGAATTCCATTTCCACTTCCTTATTTTGAAATCTAGTTTCCTCATCGGATTGACTAAAATCGTCATCACTGTCTGTCGATTGAGAATCATAACCGACTGGTAATGTTTCAAAATCTAATGTTTGAGATTGAGAATCTTTCATTTCACTTTCACTTTCATCCCCACTTTCACTTCCAGGGAAAGAAGCTGCTAATGCATCCATCGCAGCAGCTGTCCCTGATGTAAATGTTCTGGGGAGTGCTGCTTGATCCATGATATCCTCTTCCATTTGCTCTTCATCTACAATTTCTATTTCTAAACCAAAAGTAGTAAAATATAGTTCTTCTAGTTCCAATGTGGTCAAACTATCAATCTTAACTTCTATACCAGAGATAAAATCAGGATTTATATCTGCACTCATTCTTTCAAAATAATCAAACATTAACGTAGCATATTCTTCCACCCCTAAATTTTCTATTTCAGCCAATGAATCTCCGTATTTGAAACAATTGTTGATTTCCTCTGTTAATAATTCAAAATTTAAGGGACCTGCTGCGAGCTGTGTAGCCCACTCGTAAAATCCTGCTGGAGTTCCAGGTGTAACTGGAGAAAGTGGTGCGCTACTTCCACTTACAGGGATGTCTGGTCCGCCTTCTAATTTAATTCTTAATCTATCTTCTTCTCCACCGCCTCCCACAAGGATACCACTAAGATCAGGCATTTCTTCACTACCAGAAAAATCACTAATAGTAGCATCATTAAATTTAAGATAGTTAGCCGTTACTTCGTTACCTGATTCAGCGGCAAGATCTCGCGATTGTTCTATTATCCATCTTGCCCCAGGTTGTCCCTCTCCTAAAAGTCTCTCAAGTTCAGATTCATCACTTAAGATTTCTTTTGCTTTATTAACCCATTTAAATAACTCTGGCATGTGAATTGTTTCTACGCCAAGTTCTTTATAAGTTGATTTTATTATTACAGATAATACAATTATAGAAGCAGAAATAATAAAACGACTTAAATTCTCCTCCTGACCATCAATCATAGCCTCGCCCATCACGTTATACACATTACAAACTTTCTTGCATTGTGTCATTAAAGTCCTTCTTTTAGCTCCGGGTGATTTGGCTCGAAAATCTGTAGCTGAACTAACTGCCGCAGCAATCCTTATGGCATCAGGTTGATCTGTTGCTGTTCTATAACCGGTGGAATATAGTTCTTTTAATCTTTCTGATGAATAAAAAGCGCTTTCAGGGTTGTCTACTCCACACCAACCACAAGGAGAGAATGAAACTGGTTTACCTGTTTTTTGAATCATTCCTTTTTGATCAGCAGACCCTACCGAATCCATGATATTGTTGACTTCAGATTCATTTGGCGATAATGTTACTTTTAAAGTTACCGCATCTACAGTCATCATAAGCAAGTTTAATTGACATTTCTTTTGATTTGTCACACTGATAGAAGGTAACCCCATTGTAACCTGTTGTCTCCTTATCATTCTCATAATTAAATATACATATCTCTTAACTTTTTGAGTCGGTGTCCTTGGTAACAACACTTTCATAACTTCAAACAATATTACATGATGTTTTCTATATTTTTTATCTTCACCTACATTAAGACTTTGGGCTAAAAGACTGCCAATTACTTGACCAGCACAAGGCATAGCATGTTCCATTTCATGGTTTATACCGCGACCACAAAAACTCCCTCCACCTTGTTTAAATGTACACGCAACCAAAGACATCCAACAAAATACTAAACCTGATCTTTTCATAGCTTCCTTTTCAGCTGGTGGAAAGAACCAACTAGAAGTAGATCCTGGTACAGGTAAACCAGTTCCTCCACAACCATATAGTGAAGGCCCTTGGACAGTGCTTGGTTTAGCTGGGACCTCTAGTATATCTCTAACAACTTTTGTATATTTTAATCCATATAACTTTGGTAATAGTAAATCTTTGATAGTTTTAGATTCTTGAGAACTTGCACTTAAAAAGTGTGAACCTGATATTATTTCTCCTATAGCATCCATGATTTGTGATTGATTTGTCCCAGTACTTGCTGTCACTTTATAAGTATTTTTAATTTTTTTAGTAATGTCATCTTTTGCGGCTTTCTTCGACTTTGCTATTTTTTTAGTTGATGTTACAGGGCGATTATTTGATTGATTCCTCGATCTCTTCCCTTTTCCCTTCCCTTTTCCCTTCCCCACCCCTGATATTTTCGCTGCTGATTTTGGTGCTGTGGCCGCTGAGGCTGCTGCGGATGCTGCGGATGCTGCGGATGCTGCGGATGCTGTGGGTTTTGGTTGTGAAGCAATTCTTCTAGATCTTCTAGATGCTGGCATAAATATTATACTATTATTAAATATAAAAATTTGATATCTAATTAAAGATATTTTATATCAATAAATAATATAAATATGAAATTCAGTATCATTGTTTCGGTAAACAATCACAATGTTATTGGTGAAGGGAATGATTTACTAATTCATTCAAAGAAGGATTTGAGAAACTTTCAAAAGATAACAACTGAAGGAGAACACACTAATGCAGTAATAATGGGATATAATACATGGTTAAGCATTTCAGAATCTAAACGACCTCTAAGAGATAGATACAATATTATACTGAGTAGAAATCATAGTGTAGAAGAATCAAATGGTGTAAAGTGTTTCCGTTCATTAAAAGATTCTTTTGAATATTGTAATGGACTTAAGGGAGAAATCTTTGTAATTGGTGGATCACAAATTTTCAATGAATGCTGTAAAACAGAACACTATGAAAATTTAAATAAGATTTATCTAACTAGATTTGATGATAATTATCATCCAAGAGATACAACTCACAGTTTCCCATTGAAATTACTTGAAAATATGAAACTAGTTGATCAATCAGATATTCAGCATGAAATATGTAGCAGACCTCATATTGATAACCGAGAAAAAGGATTTTTACAAGAATATTTAATGGAAACATATACTCGATCAGTTAGTTTTCATTTCAATATTTATCATAATCTAAAAGATATTAATACAGAAGAATATCAATATCTAGATTTACTGAAAAAGGTAATGAATGAAGGTTTTCCTACTGAAGGTAGGAATAGCAAAGTTTTATCACTATTCGGTGAAAGGATGATATTTGACTTAAGTAAAGGATTTCCATTACTTACAACAAAGCATGTTGGTCACAAAACAGTCTTAAGAGAATTACTTTGGTTTATTGAGGGTTCTACAAGCAATAAACTATTAAATGAGAAAAAGGTGCGTATTTGGGACGGTAATTCTAGCAGAGAATTTTTAGACAGTCGTGGATTAGATTATGAAGAAGGAGATTTAGGACCTGTTTACGGATTTCAATGGAGACATTTTGGTGCTGAATACAAAGATTTTAATACAGATTATACTGGCAAAGGTAGTGATCAATTACAATATATTATTGATCTCATAAAAAATGATCCTCATTCAAGGCGTATTATAATGAGTGCTTGGAATCCACCCGATTTAGATAAAATGGCATTACCACCTTGTCATGTCATGTGTCAATTTTATGTGAATACAAATGAAAATAAACTCGATTGTCAATTATATCAACGTTCGGGTGATATGTTCTTAGGTGTTCCGTTTAATATTGCGTCTTATTCATATTTAACTTGTATCTTAGCAAAGTTGACAGGTTATAAACCAGGTAGATTAATTCATATCTTAGGAGATACTCACATTTATGATTCTCATGTAGAAGCAGTGCTAACTCAGATAAAAAGAATACCTTTTACATTCCCTACATTAACTATTTCTGATGAATGTACAGATATAAACGATATTAAAGAAGAGTATTTTAAAATTGAAAATTATAATTATCATGAAAAGATTAGTGCTCCTATGATAGCCTAGAGTTAGTAAATATTAATCTAAAGTAAACTTTGTACCGCTAATTTATCCGCCATTTCATTTCCCTTTGAATGGATATCTGTTAATCCTGTATGAGATCTTATATGCTTGAATTCTACATCCAACTTCTCATATAGTTTATCAATTTTTTGTAGAATATCAATATTTTTTCTTTCTTTCATTTTATCTTCTTTCTTCCATTGAGGATACCAGATTTCAATACATTTCATGCTATAATCTGAATCAGTGTAAATTAATATTTTTTGAGTAATATTATTACTATCACATAATTCTAATGCCCTTAGGATAGCAGTTAATTCAGCAACATTATTCGTTTGTTTTACAGATGTTAATCTTTCTGAAACACTTGGAATTTTAATCATGTTATTCTTATTAAAATAAACCCCTATCCCTGCCTTAGCTTTATCTGAACCATTATGTTTGCAAGCGCCATCAGTATATACTATAAACACATTAGAATGAATTGAATCCTCTTTCTTAGACACACTATTCATTTCATGTATAAATTGATGGTGTAATTCTTTATGTTTGATTGTGAACCATGGTTGTGTAATCAGCCATTGTGAATATTGATAATCTTTTTCAATAATATTTTTAACAGACTCATGTCTATATTTACCGAATGTAACAATCATTTATTGTTTATTAATAAACTGTTATTTAAATCAAATTTAAAAATTAATTAATATTAATGGAATAGACGGACTCCCCTTGGGCAGTCGGGACGATCTCCAAAACCACATAAACGGCATTTAGTTCTCGTACCATCTTCTTTAACTATACACCCCCCCCCCTCATACTCATCTTTTTCAGGGTGGAGGCATTTTTCCGTCACTACACATCTCTGACCATCAGAATAACACGATTTTGTTTCTCCAGTTGATGGACACATTGCCCTAATATCCGTACTAGTCATACCGTCTTCATCAACTACGCGTGGAAGACACCGGTCAACATAGGATTTGGCTGCTATCCCTTCCGACCCAGGACAGCAACCGTATTGGGTGGCTGAGCAGTTTCCTCCTATATTATTCGGCTCCGGCCCCGGCTTCGGCTTCGACTTCGGCTTCGGCTTCGGCTTCGGCTTCGGCTTCGACTTCGGCAAATGCGGCAAATGCGGCAAATACGGCAAATGCGGTAAATGAGGAAATCCATGCAAACTACGGCTTCCTACTGAATAGTCGCTCATTCCTTCTACCTTATTACACCCACACCCCTTCATCATATGATATACTAAGAAAGCACCTACTAAAAATAGTAAAATATGCTCAACTTTCATTTCACCCATTTATTTATAATACTATAAAACATTTTTTTTTAGGGAAATTAATTAACGATTTCTCCTTGTTTTCCTATTGCGTTTATTATTACACTTACATTTTTTACGCTTACAAGATTTACATTTATAATTTCTTGTCCGCTTACCCTTGCTTCTCTTTTTCCTTTGGGTTCTACGCTTCTTATATTTTTTCTTTTTTCCACCACCACTTAATCCCGCAGTCTGTTGAAAACATTGATCTGTGGCACCAACAAGACCTGTATCCGTACCAGCTGTAAATCCTGTTTGACATAATTGCAAAGGATCCCCCTGAACAACCATATTTATATATTCATTAGAAATTAAATATCATCTAAATTAATTTTCTCACTTTGCCAAACATCCGTATTATCATTTGTATCTTTATCTTGTGTCTTCCACCAAGGTTTATCTTTGTCTTTTTCTTCACCGTTTGTATCATCTTCATCACTAGAATCGGAACCAGAACCATAATCAAACGTAAAATTATCACTCGCATCAAATGTATTTTCTTCATCTAAATTCACCGTATCTGGAAATTCGCCCTCCTTCTGTAAACGCTTTGATTCATCTATATCATATTTATGAATAATACTACACTTATCATCGTCTGTTGTAAATTCCCATTTACTTAATAATATAATATCATCTTTGTTAACCCATATTCGTTTTCGCATGTTCCCAGCAAGGATGCCCGTCCTTGTTTTTCCATCAAAGCATTGGACTTCAAATCTTCCGTTACCCATTGCTCTCATCACTTTTCCATATTCTTGATCCTCTTTAGGATCTTTATAAATTAATGCTTTTTCATGGAATGTTTGTTTCTTTCCCTTTTTAAATTTCTTACCACCTTTCGCGTTAGGCATAGTTAAGTGTTTAATACACTTAATATACAAAAAATATGTTTAAATGATTTATAGTTAAAAATTATTAAATTAAATACTTATACTTGTTATTTACTTACTTTATATTTATTTCTTATACTTATTTTATAGACCAAAGAACCCGGAGCTACGCTTTTTGCTCTTCTTACGAGTTCCTCTCTTCTTAGCGCGCTTTGTATTTTTCTTAGTCTTGCCAGCTTTCTTGCTTCTAATTTCAATGCTGATGCTGGAATCACTGAATCTTTTTAAACTCTTTCTACCCTTTTTGTATGTTTTTGCGGCTAATTGAAGAATTGTTTTAAAATCCTTACCAACATTCTGAGCCATCACCTTCTTAACATGCTTTCTCCATTCATTGCCAGCGGCTAAAAACTTAGCACTTGCCTTGCGACCCGTCTTTGAACGCTTCTTTCTACCTCCAGTCTGAACCATATTATTTATAATAATATATAGAAAATTATTTGGGATAAATATAATTTTGAATACAATTTGCCACAAAGAAACATCTAACAGGCGAATCATTAATAAAATCTTTTAACAATGTATTTAATGTTTCATCATTTATAATATGATGAATTTGGTGATATTCACCAAAAGAGTATTCACTATTCTTAAATTCACTATTTGATTTTAAAGATAATTTCATAGTATTCCATCTACTAATGACATGATTCCATACATTCTTCAATTTGTATTCATCTATGCCACATAAATATTCATAATAAATATTTGAAAGGATATTATATTCATTTAATATATTTAAAAACGTATATTCATTATCTCTAAGTTTTATATCGATACGCTTTATTAATAACTCTGGATTGACTTTTAAACAATTCATTAAAAGTAAGGATAAAAATAAATTTCAACTTAAACTTAAAATAATTCATACGAATGATCAAAGGTATTACTTTCTTCAACTACATCCGCATTGAGATTTATTTCGGTTTTATAAATATCTGGATTCTTAAAGAAATCTTCATTGAAACGCAATGATAAATTATATAAAATATAATAACAGTGTTTGTATATCTTCTTACATAATTCACCTATTCTATTTGATAATTTGTTTTCTTCATATTTATTGTATTTTAAAGCATGAATAAATTTTTCTTCTGGTACAGATAATGAAATGCTCTGAAATAAATTCAATGCTTTTTTTAAATATATTTGCGCATTTTCAAAATAATGTTTTGGATGAGATATATCGTCTTTTTCCAAATCATGAACCATATACATAAACATCTTTATATAATTATAACCTGAATCATATGATTGAGGATTATATTTCCTGAATTTTCTCATTTTATGAAGATATTTATTCAGATCTTCGTTAAAATGGATTTCATGTTTTACTCTGTGATTATCTTCTATTACTTTATCATATTTCTTTTTTTCATTATCTTTGATATCTTTAAATGTTTCATTTATATTTTTGTAGTTTACAAAAACGAAAAGTAAAATACTGATCATGAAAATTATATTCGTCTCTAAATGTCTTGATATTAAAATTATTATAACTGTCATTATCGCTAAAAATTTTATATTTGGTTGAATAATAGTCTTTAAAAAATTACTAGTATCAATGCTATCTATCATGATGTAGTTATATTTACTAAATAGATTATAATTGATAATAAAACCAATAATATGCCTATATACAAGATGTTTTGATCTTTTCTCATAAATATTATTATTGCAATTAAGTTAACTTTTATCATTTGATATGTAGATTTATCGTTATCATATACGTCTTCCATTACTTCAGCTTCATAATATGCTTTTGTATAACCATCAAATGAATATGTTAAAAAATTCACTAATTTATTCATAATATTACCCAATGATTCATCTAAAATTGTTTTAGGTTTTATCATATGATCTTTTTCATGTATCTTCTTTATCTGATGTAATTCATGATTGCTTAAATCTTTGGAATGAGTCGCAATTTCTTCCAATCCAGCACTACTCATCTGGGGTCTTGTTTCTCTTGTAATGTCTCTCATATGAACATTTAGGAGTTGATCCATTTGATCATCTTGTAAATCATTTTCATTGATGCTACCTTCTCTTATTGACTGTCTCATTCTCACTAAATCATTCTCTACTTTATCGTTTTGTAACCGTATCATATCATTTACATCTTCTATTAATTCACCTCTTACTTGATCTTTTATATCAGATTTTAGTCTATCATAATCTATAGTTGAATCTTGACCAGATGTATTCACCATATCTATTATATTAAATTATATTTTTAATAATAGATTTAATTGTAAAAATAAATGATATTTAATATTATTTCCTGCGTTGACATGTACCTTCTTGCATGTGCCCATAAACTGGCCTATACAGCGCACAATAATTTGGTATAGCTTTTCCATCATTATCAATATGACCACACATATTGCAATCATCATCATGCTGACAATCGTATCCGATACAGCCTTTTTGACCACCTGTATTACATGGACAATCAGGGAATGCGTATGTATTGTATTTCGAATAATCAGAATCATTCATTCCTTCTAAATTAACACCCATGAAAGAACAAAGTGCTAAACCAATAAGAACACCTAATAGCATTTCTTTATTATCTTTAAGAACCTTAGGACATTTATTCCCTCCAAAATAACAAAATCCAACTACGGCAACAAGAATTATCAAAAGAATATTCATTATAATATGCATAAATAAAAAAAATAAGATTAAATAAATTACTTACAACCAGTACATATTTTACAATAATATTTATTGAATCCTAATAAATCATAAATTAAATGAACTAAAAATCCAGTCACAAATAACAATAAAAGCGGATTACTAATTCCAGAAACATATTGGATACCATAACCAAGGACAACTATTGACAAAGCAACAACAAATGCTTCAATAGATATTTTAATCGGATAATTATTCATTGAAAAATTCTTCAAATAATCCATATATTATAATATAATATATAAATATAATGATAAAAGATTTAACATTTTTACATTTTCTGACTGCTGCGGTTGTAATTGAACTATTCATGTTGTATTTGTTTAGATTCACTAAAAGTCCTTTCACAGGTATATCAATCAATAGATGGTATGACAACTTAGGATGGTCTGCGGTTATCCTGGATGTTTTATCCGTTTTGATAGGATTTTATTTAGCTAAATATGTTTATGAATATCTAGTAGATAAAAATTATATTAATACAGATTACGAAATGTTAAAATTTTTAGGATTAGTTTTACTTGTTCAGATTACACATGATTTCTTATTTTATTTCTTTGTTATCAAACCCTATCCTAAAAATAAAAATACGGTTATGGATGAATTCAAAAGATATGCCGAAAATGTTAAAACAGGTGCTGTCATAGGTGATTCATTTATGTATCTCTTAGCAACCCCTTTATTGTATCTCATTATACAAAAAAATAATACAAATACAAATACATTTATCTCAATAGTATGTTTTTACTTAATAGGATATTTAATCTATCAAAAGCCTAAGATAAGTATGAAATAATATGAACATTACCTAACATCATACGCCTACAACAGTATTTATGTAGTTTTAATTCGTCTAAAACCTTTCCTTCAATACTCTTTTCTGCTTTTGGATTTTTAACATTAATATATTTTAACTCAAGTAAATCTTCTTCTGGATTTACTGAACCATTCATGTTATTTTTGTCATTTTGAACTGCGGAAATATAGGGGATCCATTTATCAGCAAGAACTTCGCCACATGTATAACAACGAGATGGAATTAACATATTTATATATATTTAATACTTGTTAATATTTTAAATCAAATTTATTAATTTATTAATTTAATGATCTATTTAATGACATATTTAATGACATATTTAATGACCAATTGATTGAAATTGAGTACAATAGGGATTATCTTCTCTAAAACACATCATACGGGTACAACCTCTAATTTGACCATTGTTAACCATACATGTATTACATCCATCAAACCATGTCGTGCATCCATGTGGGATAACATCTATATTTTGTCTTTCAGGTGGAACAATATCAAAAATAATACCCTCTTGTTTCCAATAACGATTATCTTTATTGCAATTATTTTCACAATTTGTTTTCCCTTGAGCATTTAGTGTTAATTCTACGCTTCTGTCATTTGGAATAGTAAGTTGAGCCACTGTGTATTCATCACCATCTACAATATTTATTTCAGGATCAATAGTAAATACTGCCCCATCAGTAGTATGAATACCAGAAGTTTCGGTCCATGATGAAAAATCAATACCTACTGTCATAACTTCATTATCTTGATTTCCATCGGTAATACCCACAGTTAGCCAACTATCATATTGAGCGTCTGGATCAATATTTACAATAGCGGGCAATACACCACCAATATTACTATTAAAATTAACAATACTCTGATATGCGGGTGGGATAATCATTGGGTTGGGCTTATGTTCATCATCTCCATAAATCGCGTAAATGTTCTTCACATTGGGGTTTTTAATGATTAATGATAAACGATATGTTGAATATCCACTTAAACCATTTTCACCACAATCCGTTACTTCGGTAATCTTAGGACACACAAATTCATTATCACAATCATTATAAGGAATACTACAAGCGTGAATATCACCTTGACATAAATTATCTCTTATTCGGATATTGTTATTCATACAATCATTTAATACAGTCCGTGTATTTTCTAAATCACAGTTCTGACAATCACTATCACATCTATGATAAACAGCCATTTGAACTTGGGAACAAGTGTTAAAAAATGGATTAACTACTGATACATCATTCTTTTTATCATTAACTGAAACAGGTGGCATAGGTGGTGGCATAGGTGGTGGCATAGGCGGTGGCATAGGTGGTGGCATAGGGTCTATAACACGAATAGGATCATTACACCGACATGTATTACATCCATTATTATCTTGAACAAATCCATTTTCACAATACATTAGACACATAACATCAGGACAATGTGTTTCGGGTAAGGGAATACTGATAGGCCCTTCAACATCACAACTTGTCGGGCAAGCAATATTCATACCATTCCTCTGCTTATTTAAACAGTCATCACAAGATGTGAAATGATCTTTACAAGGTGTTTCCCAAGCTCTAATACACGAATTAGAAGATTCACACCAACTGTAACCCGCCGAAATTAAGCAATTATTAGTATCTCTCTCTCCACCTACAAGTTGAGAATAAACATTAGAAAAATATAAAGCAAACGATAAAATCTTAAACATATTATAACTAAATTTAATATTTAAATTTTAAATAATTAATTCAATTAGTAACATGCAAAGTTTTCAAACTTATATAGAATCATTCGTAAAAGATAAGAAAGAAAAAAATTTCATACTAGAACCACTCACAGTAATATTTAGATTATCCATGTTACAATACAAAGATAAAGGCACAAAAATATCTATTAGAGATAATAGTATTCATTATCAACCCCCTTCTTATGGCCAAGGAATAATAAGAATGATGGATGGAGACACCCGTGAAGATTTACATAATTTGTATCATCCAATATTAAAATGCGTAGAATGGTATCCATATGAAAGTTATCAATTTATTTATGACGAATGTATCAAAGGGATAGGTATTTTAAATAGTAATTACGAGACACATAGCACAATAAAACATACACTGAATCATTACATTGATGTAATTCGAAGTAAAGATACTACAAATATATCTAGATGCGTTGAAATTAATCCTGTAATTGATTCATTAAAAGAAATATGGACTCATTCTGAAATTCAATCGGCTATATCATTGTTAAAATTAATCCATGAAGATATTAATCGTGATATTTATTTAGATTCATTAGAATTGATAATTCATAATAAAGAAAGATTTATTAATGAATATTTACACCGAATATCTACAGAATATTAAATATTATTATATTATATGAATTACATTGTCATTCTTTTAATTTTTATATTTTTCATATTATTTTTTAGTGATAATATAGAAAATATAGATCAAAATAATATTTATGGAAATGTATTAGAAACATGTAGTACCGATCCTATGACAGGATGGAGGAGAGATGGCAAATGTAATACAGATGAAAATGATCAAGGGACTCACACTGTATGTGCCCAAGTGACCGATGAGTTTTTAGAATATACTAATTCGCAAGGTAATGATTTAACTACACCTAGAGATGGGTTTCCTGGTTTGAAAGAAGGAGATAAATGGTGTCTTTGCGCAATAAGATGGAAACAAGCACAAGAAGCGGATGTAGCACCATTACTAGATTTAAATGCTACAAATAGTAAAACTCTTGAATATGTAGATAGAGAAATATTAGAAGAATATAATATTGAAAATTAGTATTTAATTTATATTACTCATTTATGAAAAAAAAAAATGTTTTACTATAGTATATAATAATGGGTGAAATGAAAGTTGAGCATGTATTGTTATTTTTAGTCGGTGCTTTTTTAGTATATCATATGATGGGTAAATGTAGAGGTTTTGAGGGATTACAAGGACACTGGCCTGAGTTTGATGAGGGATGCATCAAGAAGTTTGGAAAGGGGTGTTATTTTAAAAGTGTTCCATTTTTTGGTGGTGGATATTGCACTTGCGATTAAATAATAGTATCAAATTTAAACCTTTTGGAATATGAACCAATTATTAAATCCACTCAATTCTCTTAAGAGCGCGTTCTTTGGTTTCAGTAGTTGAAATGATTCAGGGAAGAATCTCTTTAATGAAGTGTCTTTAGAATACAGTTTATCTAAATCATCTATTATCATCTCAAATCCACCAAATCCATCTGAATATGAATAATCTTTGTTATCAAAGAATCCCTTAAATTCCTTTTTAACTTCTGGTCTAACTAATTCTAAATCATATTCTTTCATTAATTCTATGAATAATTGAAAGTTTACTAGATATTCTGTGACTGTTTGACCAATACTACTCATGTAAACATCGATCGCTTGACCGAATAATTTACCAATATCATCTCTACTATAACTAAAATCTTCTATATCATACTTTTTATGAATACTAAAGACTCTATTACCAAATTCATCCATCATTTCTATATTATCTGATTCATTTAACCTTTGAAATACCTTCATTCCATCATAACATGTTCCAATAAAATATCCACCCTTTTTAATATTTTCAGATATATTTTGCATATAAGTTCTTAGAGTCAATTCATCACTGAAATAATAATGAATTGAGAATTGCGATGATATTACATCAAATCCTCTTTTGCCAAGACCCTTGAATTTAGGCACAATTGGTCTTAGTTCTTTGGGTAACGCTTTTTGTCTATCATAAAGGATATCTAATAGTAATTTATTTCTTTCAACATGTTCACCAACACCACCTGCTCCACCTTTAATAGATTTACCTGTATCATATTGGATGAACATGGCTTTAGGTTTATCTCCTCCAGATAGATAATATTTTTTTGCCCCCACATTTACATCTGGGGAAATATCTAATCCTAGTAGGAAATTTACATTTCCAGATCTTAAATATTTTCCTATATCACCACCTCTTCCTATACTTGTGTCTAATATTGAAATACCACTAGTGCTTAGAGTTGTAACACTTCTGATAAGTTTATCTTTGATATAATTGTGAAATTCCCGTAACGGTGTATCTGCTCCAGTCTCGCCTTCCCCAACATAATATGAATATTCTTCCACATTTTGTAATGGTAGTAAATCTTTAGTGAATAGTTGTTTTCCTTTAATTAAATCATCTGTAACAGGATATTGAATTGTTTTCCATACATTGTTCGCAGTATGACTATCATTGGGTCTTATTTTATCATCGCGTACTCTTAAGGGAACCCATTGATATCCAAATGGATTATTTGGTTCATATCTCATCTCATAGATAAATCCATCTTGAACTTCTGTTTTATCTTTCAAACAAATACACTTGTCTTTTGTTAAAGGAATATTACAAATGTGAATGCTATCTTTTTCTGTAGGCGGATTAAATAAAGTTTCATTTTGTTTACGCTTATCATAACCAAGTATTTTCCATGTAAAATCAGTGGTCTCATCTTTACGAATATCATATCCAACATACATTTCTGCTTGATAACATTTGATAGTCTTACCCTTCCGAGTAAATGATGATATCTTAGTGTGTTTTCTACCATTTACCTCTTCTTTCACAAATCTTAATCTGAAATCAATTGTATTTTCTTCAGGGGGTTTCCATTTATAATTTTGAGACCATGTTCCGCTTATATTACTTACTACGATGGTTTCATTATCGGATTTTACTGGATAATACATTGGTAAGAAGATTAAACCATCAATACTATATTCATAATTATTATTCTTGTCTAAATCTAAGATTTTACGATTCATTTTACCAATTTCTTTTAGATTCGTGAATTTACTCTCATCTTTTTTATCTCTCTTTAGTGCTTTTGGTCCCATATAGTAATTTTTATATCCTATGCGTATTGTATCTTTTGAATCAATTGTAGGTTCTTCCTTTGACCAGTTTGATGAATATATCCCTTGTTTTAATGATAATAATTTAATATCCTCTATTTCTACTCTTTGTTTAAATTTATGAAGAATACCTGAGCGACTTGGTAAATCAGCTTTCTTTGGAGTCCAAGGGTATGAGTAAGGTTGACTCGCGTATTCACCATTGTCCTGATAATAGATATCGAATATCATGAATAATTTTATATCTTTTCCATTACGATCTTTTGTAATATATTCTCCGTCTAAAATCGCACTACCAACACCTTTAAATTTTAATCCTGTGCATATTATTTCTTTCTTTTGAGTTATTAGATAACCTTCTCTATCTTTACCAATAAATAGTTGTGCCCTTATGCCATCTGCTTTTTCTGTTACAACATATCCAGATAGTATACTATGAGGATTATCTGGATCAATCTCACTCAGACCCATCGAAACTGGTTGAGGACCTACGAAGAAAGGTTTTTCACCTGTTTGTTCTGTCATTGTCTTATATTCATCGAGTAATTCATTACATTTCCTTTGAGAAACTATCAATGGAGAATCTGATATAGTAAATAAGATATCACCAACTACAGCATTAAATTTTAAATTTACAGTATCAATGAATCTATTATCCTTACTTAGATTATTATGAGATTTTGGAGCCCATGAAGGTAGTGTAACCTTTCCTGCTCCAGCAGATTCATAACCCGAAGAATATCCAGAAGAATCATCAACTACATCTAAATCATCTGGATAATCACTTGGATAGTTACTCTGACCTTCTATACCTGAAATGTATTTACATGGAACATAAACAGTATCACTATAATTATCTTTAGAGAAATTATCTCTGAATTTTTTATCATCTTCTGCTATTCTAATCTTGTCTTCTTCAGAAGCTGGTGGATAAATAGTATACTTAACGTAATTTTCATTTTCTGGAGCACCTTCATAATTCGCTGTGTAATTTTCAGCAACTCCATCATATAATAATTCTTTATTGTTGTCCTTGATCAACCAAAATATCCAAGAATTATCTGGATACCAATAATTCATGTAAATTAAATTCATCGGATCTCCTCTTAATGCGGCTGCCTTTGTCCATAGTGTAACCATCGTTGGTCTATCATATGTTTCTGCTTCAATTATAGGCTCCGAATAATTTATAGCATCATATTCAGACATGAATCCATATCCGGCATCATCATCCCCAATATAATATTGAGGTCCATCGGGCGAAAATGATATATTTGGATCAACTTTTGTTATTAATGATACCTGTGCTTCATAATCTTCTTCAGACATACCTTCATCTTTCCATTCACTATAAACACGTTTTGAATATTCTACTATCGGATATTTCCCTTGTAAAGCATTGTATCCTACATACTCTATCTCAACCTCATATATTTCCTTCCCTACTAAAATTTTAGAATCAACTAAGTTTTTCGCTAAATTATATGTCTTGCGTTTTGGATTGTAAGTATTACTCTTTACAGCAGTTAAATCAATTCTAAAGAGATTGTCTTCAGTATAAAATGAAAATCTCTTCTTATACCGATAATATTTTAATCCATCTTTTAGATTGTCTTTGAATTTAATGACTTCATCATCATCATCTTCTAATTCTATCTCTTTCTTAAGATTGATTCTAAAATTATAATCCGTATTGACAACCTGTTTGAAAGTTAATGAAGGATTCTTATCATCTCTGTTTGCTACCTTTTTCATGAATTTGACAGTCGGAATATCAACAATTGAATTGGTTTTGCAATAAGTTTTAATATTCTGAACACCATCAACTGTACAACGGATATTACTTAATCCAGATCTTTCTAATTTTACAAATTGTAATCTTATGTCTAATGAATTACTCTCATTGGCAAATCTGTAATTTTGTCTTAAGTGATTTAATAATCTGATAAATTCACTCTTTTTTAATATATTTCTTGGGTTACTACCATAAATCCATTCTAATTCATATTCCTTACTCACTAATGATTTTTTCATAAATTCTTTGAGTGATTCATATGGACCACCCTTACGATTGGTTTCAAAGATGTTCATGTTATATATATTATATCTAAGTTATATTTTTTAAATAACTCATAAAAAATCAAATTTAATGTAAAATATTAATATCTTAAAAATATATTAGTTATTAGGGATCCGAACATCTCGTCGGACCTTCAGTACACAACCATTGCATTTCCCCCGTCACCTGATTCCTACGGCTAATGGGCTCACCATCACATTGATAGTTTCTAAAAGTACCATACTTCCAAAAATTATCACCACACCATTTTTGCGTATCGTTCTTATTCATAACATTTTGGTCTTGGCCAAAATCATAACAATTTTCATCCCAGCCAGCGTTTGATTTCCCTGTACACGGAGGAGTAAGCCCCTCAACTCTTCCACATCTACCCATCATATGATATACTAAAAAAGCACCGACTAAAAATAACAATACATGCTCAACTTTCATTTCACCCATTATTTTATACTATAGTAAACATTTTTTTCCCCAAAATGATTAATTTTAAACTGATTTAATAATCTGATAAATTCACTCTTTTTTAATATATTCCTTGGGTTACTGCCATAAATCCATTCTAATTCATATTCCTTACTCACTAATGATTTTTTCATAAATTCTTTGAGTGATTCATATGGACCACCTTTACGATTGGTTTCAAAGATGTTCATGTTATATATTATATGTAAGTTATATTTTTTAAATAACTCATAAAAAAATCAAATTTAATGTAAAATTTTAATATACTATTTATAATTTCAAACGTTTAGTTTCATCATATTAATACTATCATACAAGACAGCCTTTGTTTTATTCTTACCTTTACTATCCTTTAATGTAAAATAATTATTAATTTAAAATTAATTAGTGGGGGATGATAGTGCAGGTTCGGTTGGAGATACACTTGCCTGGAAATGTTTTCGGATCCGGTCGGTCATCGGGATTTTTCAAGTCAAATGAAGGTTTCCATCCTTTCGGTGTCTGCCACATACATTCTTCTCCCTTCCCGTCTGCGGTATTGCCAGTAGCATAACTACGAGCACAATCTATTAAGTCCCTCGCATCAGAACAGCTGTTGAGACTTTGAGCCTCTGATCCGGTTGCACAGCAAGGGTCAGGGTGTCCGCAGGTGATCCCTTCAACCCTCCTACATTTACCCATCATATGATATACTAAAAAAGCACCGATTAAAAATAACAACACATGCTCAACTTTCATTTCGCCCATTATTTTATACTATAGTAAAACATTTTTTTCCCCAAAATGAGTAATTTTAAACTGTATTTAATTTTAACATATTAATACTATCATACAAGATAGCCTTTGTTTTATTCTTACCTTTACTATCCTTTAATGAAATATTACATTCTAAAGCTATCTTTTTGAGATCATCAATTTTATATTTACCAATAGCTTCTAAATAATTCTTATAAACACTCTTCATGTCACGTTTAATATCATTCTTTAATCTGATCTTTTCAAATAATTCACTTAAATTTTTTATTACAAAATCTTTTTCATCTGTTATACTGATACCATTATTGTATTCTAAATACACCTTTGGATAAGACTTAATCGTTGTCTCATAAGCACACCCTCCATGAACAATCACAAAATGCTTCTTAAAATAGTCATTCAGATAATAGATACTGGAAATATTATTTTCTTTTCGCCATAATTGTAAAGCATGCTGAATCTTTTGTATATTCATAACCTTGGGATTGAAACTATAATTATCATAACATGTATCTCGCTTTTCTTCTATATGTGAACAAATTTCAATTATTTTACCATTTAAATATACATTATTGCTGTCTAGATTTTCAGTTCCCGAATAAATCGGATCAAATTCACATAAGATACATTCAACAAAAGTCTTGTATTTCTTAGATGTATTCTGTTTAGTATTTATATTTGTTACATCATTATTACACACAGCACTATTGCCCGTATTACTTAAACTTTGAACATGAGAAGATTCATTAATATTTTCAGTGAAATTACAATCTTGGTTTAAATCTTTGAGTAGGTCGAAAATCATACTATAATTCTACTATAAACTAGTATAAACTAAAACTTTTAAATCAAATTTATTGAAAACTAAAACTAAGTATAGTTGATTCTAATTTATCAATATTATGATTTTTATAGTTTTTCTTTTCTTTTTTCTTTTTAGGCATAGGTTTTTTGTTTTCTGGTACAATTATCTGATCAATTTCAGATATATTATTTGTTTTTGATATAGTATTTATATACTCTAATAATTCATTTGCTAATTTATCATCTAACAAAGAAACATTAAAAAAAATTCCATTCTTATTTTCAGAGTAAGCAATATTATTTTCTTTAATAAATGTAAAAATTAAATTACTTATAATACTATCATTAATTGTTGCCAGTTTATTATGAATTTGTTTTTTGATGTCCATTTAAGATTCAAGATAAATTTTTTATACTATTTTACCGACCACTTGAATTTGTTTTGCTCTATATTTAACACGCTTGTCTAATACTTCCACCTTAATATTCTGACCCTTACTATAACTATCTAATTCTTTGTCTAAATACATTTGAGGAACTATAATTAAAAGCGGTGATTCTTTAACTGAATCTAATTTTTCTGAATCTAATTTTAAGTAGGAAATTAATCCCATTTTGGTAACACTATCTACAACTGCATCATATATGTCCCCTTTACATGGTAAAATTGAATCCATCTTATAAGTAATGTTGTATTCAATATTACTCAATCCATTGTGCGTTACGATTTTACCAATTGATCTTTTAACGATTGATACAGAATTTTCTAATACATAACCATATTTTCCACATACATTCTCCATTTGCTTTTTAAGATGAAATTTAATAAGACCATTAATATCTTTAGTCTTATAAATATCTTTTGCGTGAATTTGAATTGTTGTAGTTTTTAACTCTTGTTTTGAAATATCACTCATTATATATCTAACTAATATCTTAATTATCTTTAATATCAAATTTTTTTATTTTTATATTATAAATAATGCCTAAAAAAATGTCTGAATCTAAAAAGAGAGAGAGTGCTATCATCGGAACAATACAACAAAAAGAAGATGCTGAATCACTTGTTGATAGTATTGCGTTTGGAACCTATGAGTAAACTTGAAGAATGGAATGATAAATTACAAACTATGAAAGCAGGGATTCCCGAATCTTGTGAAAAGTCTCGTAAACTATACAACGATATTGCTGATGGTATTACAGGTAAAAGGAGATGGGAAGAAGATGGTAAAAGAGTGAAAGCAGCTAGGGCATTAATGTTAAGCGATAAATTAGATTGGATACGTGAAAGATGTAAGAAGCCAGAAATCTCTTCTTTGAAAAAGAAGCGTCGTCCGAAGAAAACTAAGCGTAAAGGGACCAAGCGTAAAGGGACCAAGCGTAAAGGAACCAAGCGTAAAGGAACGAAACGTAAAGGAACCAAGCGTAAAGGAACCAAGCGTAAAGGAACTAAGCATCACAAAAGACATGTTTCAAAGTATAACATGATGGGTGGTAAAAGAAGTAAGAAGAGTAAGAAGAGTAGGAGAGGCAAGAAGAGTAACAAGAGCAAGCGTAAGCAAAGAAGCAAGAGGAGATAAATTTAATAATATTTCATAAATATTAAATCATTTTGAATGCATGAATCATCTAATCTTAAGCATAATTCAATAAAAAATACATATTCTTTTTTAATACCCTTTTCTATGAAATTTTTATTATCATCATATTGTGATAAATATTTACTTAATTCATCTTTAATAAATTTACGAGTTGATTCACCTAACCAAGCCCCGGTTGCTTGATCTTGAATCACAACACCTGGACCCGGTGGATACGCATAATTTTTTCTTAGTTTATCACCTCTCTTGATAACTTTTAATACGATACCATTATTCTTAAACTTATATCTTTCCACATATGTAGTGAATCCCCAATTAATATTATAGGTAATCTCTTCTTTGTTAGATTTTATCATCTTTGAAATATCTATTTCATCTATCCTGTTAAATACTTCAATTGAATGATTATCATATCGGTAAAATACAGGCTTTTTATTTAAGTTATGATATAAAAAGAAACCAGTAAATTCATCCCTATGTTTATCTTCAAAATTACGATAATATTTGAAATTTGTATCATAATATATAAATATTTTTTGTACACATTTTACTAATATTTCCATGAAATCATATTCCTCATATGATTCACCTTCTTTAACATAACAACAAACACTATAACATATTATTAATTTATCATTATAAGATAATCTATCAAACAGATATTGATATACAATATCATCTTTTACATGTAATTTTTTAATAATATTTTGTTCAAATTCTTCAAATTTAAAAGATTTTAGATTATCGTATACTCTTCTTATTTCTTCTTCACTAAAAGATTGCTTGTCAACAATAATATTTGTAGAACGCTTTTCTTTACTTTCAACCATGTATTGTATTGGTTTCGAGTTTCCACTATTTAATCTATAATAAGGTGGTAATAGTTTATCACTATTAAAATAGGGTTGAAAATTATAAAAACCATCATTTACACTTAAATATCCTTTATCACCATAACAATTATGTAATGTATACTTCTCAACTTGCATCTCTTTTAGAGCATGAAATAAAATATCATTATAAACCTCTTTATATTCAGATAATCCATCCATTAATTCTTCTAATGTATAAGAAACAGATTTCAAAAACATATTATGAATACGTTTCTTATACACTTGAACTAATGCGTCTGAATATTTTATCTGAAAAGTATCTTCATTTTGTTGATAAATGATAGGTTTATCACCTTTCATATAATTACATACTGGGGTGAAACTACAGACCCGACTATATTTTTTATCTCCACCCTTGTACATGAATGATTTAGGTCCATCTTTATACCGATAAGCTGGTTGAACACGAAACTTACCTATGTCTTTTTCAGTTAATATATTTGAATTTTTAAAGAAATATTTATCAATCGCAACTGTTTTTAATATGTTTTCGATTTCACCAATCTGTTTGGCCTTGTATTCAGAATATCTATATAAATACATATCAATACTTTCATTTGTATCTATCTGCGAAGAATGTAAATAAACAGTTACATTTCTTTCTTTTTCATCTAATTCTTTGTGAGAGCAGTTACGAATACCTCGGCCAATTACCTGTTCTAATTTATTAATATTATGCCATGGCTCTAGGATGTGAATCGTTCTTATATTCTTGAAATCTAAACCTTCACTCGCAACAGTGGATCCAATTACAACCTTTATTTTACTGCCATCAGAGTTTTCTGAAGAAGCAACTACTCTTAACTCTTCTTCTAATTTACCAACTAAATTCTCACCAGAACCAGCAATTACCATGTATTTAGCTTGTTTAAAATCCTTCTTGTCACTGTATTCACTTAAATATTTTCCTTCATATGAAATCTGTTCACTTTTAGATTTCAATACTTTTTTACCATCATATTTACCATAACCATTCTGTTCTAAAGCTAAAACTAATGGTATAACACCAGATTTAATCCAATTACTATAAATAAAAACTATACCATCCGAATTTTCTATAATATCTAAGATAGATGCTATCTTTGATGAATAGTTTTGAATCAAATCTTTCTTAAAAAATTCACCATACTTCTCAATTGTTGTATTTTTATATGAATATTCTGTGATAGATGGTTTAATCTTTTTATTCATACAGTTCATTAATCCTTCATCTCCGTATAAATCTTTAGGGTCATCTGAATCACCTGGATAAACTATATTTGACAATTGTAACAACAGCCCTTCATCTTCAATTCTGAGATTTAATAACCCTCTGTATTTCATCATTTCACTCATATAAATCTCTTTTTGATGATTCACTAATGGCGAACAAAACAACTCTAAAAATGATAAACGTTTATCATCTAAGATTGGGGTACCAAAGATATCTGTAGGCATACCTGGCGATTTCATTAATCTTTCTTTATCATGATTCGGATACAATCTTATAGGAAATGATACAGGGTTTTCACCTCTTAAGTATGAAATATATCCCTTACATTTATCTTTTAAATATTCAATATTGTTCATTTTCCCATCAGCATCAAATATATCCTTTTCTGAAATAAGAGTGCGATTGTCATTTAATAACAACATGTTTAAGATCCAAACTATCTCAGATGAAATATTATACATTGGATTTGCTGTTAATAACACTAATCTCAAATTCTTACTATATTTAATCACTAATTCAATGTATTTAATTGTATCTCTAGATTTAATATCACCCTCTTCAGTTCTAATATTATGAACCTCATCAATGATTAACACTCTATTTGAAAATGTAGATTCAATTGTTTCAATCATTTTTAAATGTTTCCCTTGAGGATCTTGGATATAGTTTGTCTTTTGTAAGATTAATTTTTTGACTCTATTCGCAAAAGCAGCATATCCATGTAACTCATAATATCTTTTTATCTTCTTTTTGGCTGTTTTGTCATTGAATACTTTTTTATCTTCGCTATTCGTGTCATAATAGTATTCATCACCAGTACATTGGTTATCTCCTTTTCTCGGATCAAAAATTGTCTTCCTCCATCCTATTTGAATATTTTGTGAAGCCAAAATGATTATTCTGTTTTCTAAATCACCATAAACATCTTTGAAATTTTCAGCAATTGAAATACCACTACATGATTTACCAACACCCACTCCATGAAATATTAAAATACCTCTATACTGTGTATTCGGTGAAAGTAAATTCTTTAAAAATAACTGATGAGGAGCTAGTTCGAAGAATTTACCAACGTCTCCACCACCACATTTATCACTTATCGTTCCAACTTCAGAGGGTATAATATGTCTTCTTAATTCTTCTTTTGCTAATAGCTTATCAGAAATATTTTCCTCAAAAGTATCGGGATAATATTGAAAATCCTCTTTATAATCATTTATTTCTTTGTTTAAATCTGAATTTTTATCTTTGCTATCTTTATCAGCTTGCATTTCAATACATCTCTTTATGGCTTCTAGGTGACACCATTTCATGAAATTTGTAGTTATCTCTACCATTTCACCTCTTTTAAACAAGATGTTCTCATCTTTATATTCTGTTTTAGGTTTTAATTCATTAATATCATCATAATCATCGTAATAATCATAGTAATCATTGTATCCCTTGTTCTGATAGTAATTTATACATTCTTGTATACAATCTTTAGTATTTAGTTCTGGTATATTATAATAATAATCAATCATACTATATATATTACTAATAATAATATTAAACTAAAATATATTTTTCACTTAAACTATCTATAAAATCAAATATATCATTGATAATCTTGAACCTCGTATGATGATAATCTCTTATCATTTCTAATGATTCACTTTTAGTTACCCATTTAATATCTTTTAACTCGGTTACTTGATCCTTGTTTGTAATATCTATAAATACTTCTTTTTCTAAATTCGTAAGATAACCAATATAATAAAGATATTTATATCTAACACGGTTTTCACCAACAAATTCTTCAGTGAATGGTTCTAAATTCATTATTAGCTTGTAATCATCACAATTATAGTTTGTTTCTTCGTTAAATTCGCGTTTCGCGCAATCTAAGTCACTTTCTCTATGATTTCTTCTGCCTTTTGGAAATTCCCATTCTGTCATCATGTAATTTGTCTCTGAATTATCAACAAAATATTGTAAATTTATAAAAATATCTCTCTTTTTAAAGTGAAATCCAGTGCTCAATCTCATAAATTTATCATGTCCTTTATAATAATCACTATTCTTTTGTATATTTCCTATATCTATCATCCATAAGGTAGACCATAATTCATCAAAACTATGATTAATAATGCTTCTCTTTTCATCCACTGTAAATTTATCAATTAATATTTGTATATAATCAATATTAAACACATCATATTTACCTCTTATAAATTCAATAAAACATAATGAATCTTTTCTCTGAATCATTAAAACTTGAGGTTCTTCAGTGTCTTTACGGAAAATTAAATTTCCACAACTTAATACAGGATTCCTACAATCTCTTTGAATATGTCCTTTTAAACCACAATTATTACAATAAATAGCTGATTTATCCTCCATCACGAGTTCCTTAAAGAAATATACGGGTTTTCTTTTTAAATTAAAAATATATTTAAGATATTATAATGAAAAATTCAATTAAACCAAAGATTTGGGGACCTCATGGTTGGAAATTTCTCCACTATGTATCTTTAGGTTATCCCGATGATCCTACTGAAGAAGATAAACAAAACTATAAAGATTTTTTTACTTCATTAAGATACGTTTTACCATGTGAAAAGTGTGCTCTGAATTATAAACACAATTTAGCCAAATATCCTATTGATAATCACTTACACAATAGAGACACACTCGTTAAATGGGCAATAGATGTTCATAATGAAGTGAATGAAGAATTAGATAAACCCACATTACAATACGATGAAGCTATCGAATTGTATTCTAAAGAAGAACCTAAAGTATTAGATTACTGTTTTAAATTTTTAGTCTTAATCACTTTATTGGTATTCTTGTTTTTCATATTAAAAAAATAAATTTATTTCTTATCATACCACACAGAAGCACTAGTGTCTTCAAATAATGGATTTTTACCTTGAACTATTCTTCCATCTTTAGTATGTATTTTAACTATATCTAAATATTCTTTAACTTTATGTTTTCTAAGGACTCTTTGTAACATAAAATGACCTGTCGTTTGAAAAACAAATCTGCCTTTCCATGTTTTATAAATCTTTTGTTTTCGTTTCTCATAATAACTTTCTTCGCAATGTTTCAGTATATCATCATAAAGCGAATTGTCCTTTTGTGTTCCTAAGAGAGCATTATACGGCAAATGACTATCACTCCATCTCACAAAAAAGTATGGTAACTTAAATAAATGCTTAATACTTTTATTCATAATACAAATATCTAAATCAACATAAATACCACCAAAGCGGTACAAGATAAGATATCTTGCAAAATCTATCCGCATGATATCCTGTTCAAAATCATAATAAACGCGTTTGTATTTTTGATTTCTTGGTTCATTTAGCAAATCTTCCACCATTTTTCGCGACCATAATTTATACTGAATACCTTGTTTTTCACATTTTTGTTTATTATTCTTGTGACACTTATAGAAACGTGGTATTTCATGAATCTCACCTTTCCCAATGTTAAAAAAAATCTGATGGAGAACCATCTTTTGATCTTTATATTTCTGATTTTTTTTGGATTTGTTGGATTTGTTGGGTCTAATGGATCTTCTATTCTTTTTAGGTGTATCTGATCTTCTATTCTTTCTAGGTGTGTATGGCTTTCTGTTTTTTCTTCGTTTTGTTCTAAGTGGCATATATACTAAGTGTTTAGATTTTTTTAAGATTTATTAAATCTCAATGAATGATATAAAGCGTGTGCTTTAGTTTGGTCTTCGCATTTTGTCCTTCCTCCACCCTTTTTCCCTCTTGACCCGGATGACTCGCATGACCTATTTGCATTTTCGAAACTCTTTATCTAGTGCTAGACCCTGCTTTTCATTGCGAGTCGCAATTGTCTTGCAGATGAATCCCTCATTCAGAACTGACTTGTTCATCTCCACCGGTCCACTCCACTCCACTTGACAGATGTATTCACATCGCTTGTCACGCCATGCTTTTCTCTTCATTGGGTTCGAATCTCGCCAGTGTGGGTGTTCTGTATCAGGGTGAGATATCAGAGGCACCATTCCAAGAACATCAGCACGACTATAGAAACTCGGATTTTCTGTACTACTTTGTCTGAACGGTGTTTTAACGACTCCCCGATAGACGCGATTATTCTTTTGAGATTCTGGGAGCCACAAGACATCTCCAACATTGACATCCTGATGCTGTTGCATGCGGATGTTGTATCCTTTGGTTTGACTATCCCACACATCGATGGAATAACATCCATGCTCTACAAACTTCTCAGTGAATCCCGAATGACCTCCTTTAGATGGTCGTTGATTCTTGTTGTTTGAAACGCGGAAATGTTTCCGTTTCTTGGTCGAATGAACAAGTTGAGGTTGCGCATCTAGCTCTGCCTCCAGATCCTCAAATGCCTTCTCCGCTTCTGCCCATTCCTCTTCGGCCTTCTCTGTGGCCGACATGCGAGGGACTCCGAGATCGTGGAGTCTCTCTTGGGCTTGGGCTTGAGCGAGGTGGTTCATATCTGTCCCTGTGTATTCTTCCTAAGAACCCTTCTTCTCGCGATCTGTTCTCTTGTCCACGCTGTTGTCTGTGCTTTGTCTGCGCTGTTGTCCACGCTGTTGTCTGTGCTTTGTCTGCGCTGTTTGTCTGTGCTTTGCGTTTCACCAAGCGTTGTTTCTTAATTCATCAAATCACAACGATAAATCAAATTTATCTGTTCGCGAAAAAAATCATTCGTTTCACAATTCATTAAAATTTTTTTCTTGTTTAAGATTATAAAACAAATGCCAAGACAGAAAACTCTTGTTGTAGAAAAAATATATTCTGATGATGAAATTAAATCTAAAGAAGGACAATGGTTTGATGAATCTCATATCAAATATCCCATTGTAAACTCTAATACCGATGTTTATCGCTTAGATGATAAAGGTATTAAGCATTTATTATTAAAATTCAGGAAAAATGTTATACCAGATAGTTTAATAAAGACAGGTTGGGATTCATATAAAGATTTAGCAAAAGCGAGTCGTGGGAGAGGTGCTTCAGCTGGTCCCATTGATGTGAATAGTCAGTATTGGGGAAAACGCAAACTTGTTGATACTAAGAAATGGTCTACTGGTTATCTGAATCCAAAAGGATTAGAATTACATGATTCATTGTCTCCTTTAGATGAAAGTGAATTATGTGCCAAATGCGATGAATTTAATATTAAACGTAAAGATGACATGCATAAAGAACAACTAATTATAGCACTCATAAAAAAACAAGGAGGTATCTCAAAAATGAAAGTTAATAACCAAGTCGCTAGTAATCCAATTGGATTTTATGAATCTGGTAAGAATTTTGCCGATTTACCATGTCGCTTAACACATTTCACTAGAACCAATTTTGAAAAATACAATAATGGATTACCTTTTATTCAGCATATCGACAAATTATTTAAAAAACTTATCCCTGAAGCTCATAATAAACAATTAGTGAGAGCAGATACTAAACCTCATTTAAAAATTCCTAAAACAGCTTTCAGTACGGTGACTATTAATCGCAACTTTAGAACCGCAATGCACAGAGATGCCGGTGATTTTAGAGATGGGTTTGGTAATCTCACTGTGATTGAAAGAGGTAAGTATCATGGCGGATATACAATCTTTCCACAATATGGTGTGGCGATTGATTTAAGAAACAATGATTTTGTAGCGATGGATGTTCATCAATGGCATTGTAATACTCCCATGTATGAAACTGAAGAAGATAAAGCATTTAATGAGACTTTAGATTACGCGTTCAAAGACAATCCTGAAGTTGGAACAGCTGGTATCTATGAAAAATATACCAGAATATCTTTTGTCTGTTATTTACGAGAAAAAATAGCGAATTGTCCCGATGTAATAGATCCCAGATTTTTAACGAAATCAGGTCACGGGAAAATAATAAAAGAACCTGCTGAATCTGCTGAATCTACTGAATCTACTGAATCTACTGAATCTACTGAATCTGCTGAATCTTCTGAATAAATTAATCATAATATTTATGAATACTATATTTTACCCAATCATCAAAATTAAACATTTGGTGATAACCATCTGTTTTTTTCATCGTTGTTTTCATTAATGGTTCTACGCAACGGCTACTATATAATGCCCCTAAATATTTATCTTTATATCTTGCTTCTTGTAATGATCCATTCAAAACAATAAAATCACAATCTTTACCACCGTGGTCATGTATTTCTGTACTACATTTAGGTTCCCATCTTATCAAAGCTAAATTTGATAAACCAAGTGTATATTTTGTATAAGCATTTGCAATTTTCACTCGTTGAATTAAATTCATATTAAAGTTAATTATTATAATACTAATAATATGGAACAAATTTTAAATCCTTTTGATAAAATTAATCCATTATCAAATTATCAAAAGTTTTATAAATTAGTCATAAATATTAAAGACAAACAATTACTAATTAAAATCTCTAAAATGTTAGAAAATAGATTAAAAGAATTTAAATAAGTTTATTTAAAGTTATATTTATCATTTACTCATTATATTGATGAGCGATAAGACAAGTATTATTACGATTTTACATGGTGAAAAAGAATTTATACCCTTAATTAGAGAAAACTATAATAATTTTTTAGATAAAGATTCTTTAGAATTAGTAATTGTTGATGATGGCGATAAAAATCTAATTAGTCATTTTAGTGATTTAGAAAATGTATTATACTTACATTTAAATTATGAAGAAAAAGAAAAGTTTACCGATCAGATACATGAAGAATACAACCAACCCAATAAATCATACCTATATTACGAAAAGTTAAGAGGTAGATTACCTAATGGATTCTTAAGGGATTATGGTTGTGGAATGAGTAGTCATGATAATATTTTTCACATGAATATGGATTGTATTTATCATCCAAAAAGTATTCAGAGAAAGTTATCATTCTTGAAACGAGTGGGTGCTGAATGCGTTTATTGTGATACAAGTTTAGCATACGATATCTATGGTAAAGGATTATATAGAGTAGAATCACCTGTTAAGATTCATGAATCTACTCTATTTCATAAGAGAGAATTTTGGAAGCGTAGAGGATTCCAATGGTCTGACACGATAAATGAAGGGAAATATTTTCACTACAACAATGGTCAAGATAGAAAGATGGATAACTATTATGATACAATTCAAGTATTAAGTGTCCATAATATTAATATTTACAAGCCTGTGAAAGTTACTTTAGAGGGTGTAGATATTAAGATCCCAGAAATGATGAATGAAATCAAGGTAACCGAGCATCCTTTTAAAAAGTTAATTACTGATATCTTTAAGGATGAAACGACTATTTTGGGATTAGAAAGCGAGTTTTTAGAGAATATAGAATTGGATGAAAAATGGGTTACACATAATATTAAGGATAAATGGAAGCAAACAAAGCTGAGTAAAATGGTGAAACAAATTGGTGAAAGTTTTAATGTGTTTTTATATTCAGCAAAACATCCAGCATGGGATTTATTCAAGAATGTGCCATTCGATATAATAATCCTTGAAACACCGAAGAATTATGAACAAATGTGTAGTATTATTCAATCTAATAAAACCTATGAATATATTCACGTTCAAGGATTGTTCATTAGAAGAGAATTCCTTGAAAAATAAAATATTTATTATAGTATAAAAATATGGATATTGTTGGTAGAGGAATTGATACCGGTAAAGGTTATTTGAAACAAGGTCGTGGTTACTTGAACAGAAAGATGCACAATACAATGATTCAGCACTCGGTGTTTGCTGCTATTGTATTCCTTATTGTTGCTCACCCGAAAACTTTTCAGCTAGTTGGTAGCGTAGTAGGAACTCAAAGTAAAAACGTATTACTACTAATTCATGCTGTAGTTACTGGTTTAATCATGTATTTCGGTAGTATTTATCTTTTTGAACCGGTTCAGAGAGTTATACTTGGGGCATAAAATTTAACACTATAATTTACTATTTAGCTTTTCTTTTTTAGTATCATTCACTATATTATTTTTCATTAATTCAAAGAAAAATAACTCCATGTATCTCTTTGCCAAGAGTACAATTCCTTTGTCTTCAATACAATCTTCGTATTGAGTGAACATAGTATTGTGTAATTTTATACGTCTGAGTATCTCTTCGTTATCCATTTTAATATTATTAAGATGGTAGTTTTTAAATAAACAAAATTTGATATTACTTAAAATTAAAATATTTATAATAACTAAAATGGGTAAATATTTGTGCAAACGCTGTGGGAAAGAATTCAATCAAAAATCTCATTTTGATACACATTGTAAAAAGAAAATTCCATGCAAAGACATTAACAAGGTAATATCTAATCTTGTAAAATCAGAAGTAAATGAACAAGTTAAACTATTAGTCCCTCAGTTTGGTGAATTATCAAAAACACTTACTAGTAAATTGGATAAAAAAACAAAAAAATCAAAAGGTATATTCTTCACACCGTATAATATTATAAAACAATCATGTGATATAGTGTTTGAATATTGTGCCCAGAATAATATTCAAATTACCGATATTTTAGAACCCTCTTGTGGGTCTTGTGAATATATTAAATATCTTGATAATATAACAGAAAATGTAAATATTGATGGAATTGAATATGATGATACTATTTATGAAAATATAAAATCATTGAAATTCAGAAATACTGTAAATTTAATGAAAATGGATTACTTAAAACATGAAGTAGAAAGAATGTATGACCTTATTATTGGGAATCCACCTTATTTCGTAGTTAAACAATCTGATGTAAAGAAAGAATATAAACAATTTTATGATGGTAGACCAAATATGTTCGTTCTCTTTATCATTCATTCTCTATCAAAGCTTAAAGAAGGTGGCCTAATATCTTTCATTTTACCAAAGAGTTTCTGTAATTGTCTTTATTACAACAAGATAAGATCACACATTAATGAAAATTTTACAATTGTAGATATTTGCGATTTTAGCAAAGAATCATATCTAGAAACGGCACAAGATACTATCATGCTTTTCATTCACAATAAACCAGGTGAAAATAACGATTATATATACAATAACAATGGAAATATATTATTTAATACACCGGAAAATATTAAACACATTAAAAGATTATATGATAACTCTACAAATCTTAAAGATCTTAATTTATCAGTTAAGGTTGGGAATACAGTCTGGAATCAATGTAAAGATATTTTAACAGATGATAGTAAATTTACAAGACTAATATATAGTGGAGATATCAAAAATAATAATCTGGAATTAACAGAATATAAAAATGATGAAAAGAAAAATTATATTATGGCAAAAGGGGAAATGGAACCCGTATTAGTAGTGAACAGAGGGTATGGTGTGGGAACTTATAATCTTAATTACAGTATTATTGATTTAGATCATGAATACCTGATTGAAAATCATTTAATCATTATAAAATCAGATGATAATCTTTCGAAAGAAGAGTTAATCAGTAAATTTAACATGATAACTAAATCATTTGACGATAAGAGAACTGAAGAATTCATTCAATTGTATTGTTGTAATTCAGCATTAAATACAACCGAATTACAAACTGTGCTGCCTATCTATTTGTAGTAAAATTTGATTTCATGGTGGTTGATTATTTTTTTATAAGAACATACAAACTATTTATAATGACTGACGCGATCCCTTCCCCTGTCTTTGAAAGAGAACTTGGGCAAATCCCTATTAGGGAATTATTTGCTAGAGATGGAGATGGTTCATATTTGAATTTTGATTCTACAGAAGATCGCGAAAAAACACAGAAAAAATACCGTATCCCTATACATCAAAGGTTCAATCGATGGTCTTCAGATGATAAACAATCTCTGATCGCTTCAATCTTTCTAAATTATATTATTGGAAGTATCAGTTTATCCAGGCACCATGATGGTGAGATGGGTTTCTATGAAAATATTCAAGATGGACAATCCCGATTAACGGTAATTCAGGAATACATAGAAGACAAATTTAGATTTAAAGGTCTTCTATTCAGTGAATTATCAGAATATGATCGTAATAGGTTTATGGATTATAAATTTTCAACTGATATAACAGTTCCTAGCCGAAGGGGGAATACAAACTTGACTCTAGATGATCATTATTTTGTTAATTTTGACCGTATTAACAAGGGTAAATCTTTATCTGACAATGATAAATACTGGTGTTACAAGAATAAAAAACTAGTTGAAATAGCTATTAATCTTATAGAAGATTCAAAAGAAGATTATCCTTTTATGGGAGTTTCAAAGTTTGGAGAAAAAGATAAGAATGGTAAAGTAGAACGCAAACCACTTGAAGAATTTGTCACTTTTATAAGCGCCTTATTGAATAACATATACAAAAAATCTTTTGATAGAAACAGTGAATATTTAGAATATAAAAAAACAAGTGTTATAGAAGAAAAGCAACCGTACACTCAGAGTGATGTAGATTATGTCTATGGTTTTATAGAATTTTATAAAAGTATCCATGATACAATGCTTAAACAAATGCCTCCTAGACAAAGAGAAAAAGTAAATATTCATTTTAATAACCCAGGTAAATTTTTAGGGATGATTGTCATGGACTATAAAGACGAATCTACAACCTCAAATTACAAAAAAGATATGTGGGTTAATATCCTTAATATTAATCGTGCTTCAGATAATTTTATGAAAGAGACAAATACTCTTTGGAATGGTTTTACCGATGCTAACAAGAAGAATCAAGAAGAAGAAAATATTCGTATGAGATTAAACCGAGTTAAAGAATTTTATAGTAATAAACAAGAGACCGCTTCTAAATATCATATTGAATACAATGAAAATTCATCTGATTAACTAATCTGTAAAGCAGGGAAAGCGACACCATTACCATTCTTCCATCTTAATAAGATATTCATCTCCTTATTACTCTTCGTCAAACACACAACTGTATTATTTTTTTTGATCCTTAAAACCTTATCAATTGTGTAATCATCTGGATCAACTTCTTGATAATGAAACTCATTATTACCCCATAACATGTAATGTTTATCTTTTTGAGTATCAATCATATATTTATTCATTTCTGAAATTTTCAATTGGCTTCCTTCTAAAAACTCCTTAATACTTTCTCTCGACTTTTCATTCATGAAATTATAATTTTGAATATCTTCTTCTAATCCCGTATACTTAGATGATTGCTTAGAACCCTTATAATATGCCTCTTTAAATGAAATCATGCATGTTGGATTGTTGCCATGTATTTGTTTTAAGTAAATCGTTTTATCGGGTATATTGTAATTGACTTGGGAACATATCGACGGTAAATATTCATCGTAAAATAATTCCTCATATGTTTTATCACAATCAAAATACTTTGATAATTTCATCGGAGAAACATACTGAGGACAGTCATTTACATTACAAGCGTTGTTCTTAAACTCTATTTTATATTCTTTTAATAAAGTATTACTCGCATTATAAAACATGATATTGAAATCATGATGGTATTTCCTACCACCCTTAGTTTTTATCTTATAACTGTGGACTGATTGATGGGCTAATTTACTCACCTGAATTTTTAATTTATCAATGTAAAGATTGAATTTATCATGGAGTTCAATCCATCGCGGATTATTGGGGTATGGGTTGCCACCCGCTAAAGCCTTGATAATATATTCTCTAGTTTTATTCGATTCATCATTACAATTCTTGCTTTGATGGCTATAAAATAACTCTATATCAGATTTTTCTAATGTTTTCCCCCAGGTAGAAATGATAGGTTTTTTGTTAAATGAATTTACCCTATGATTTATATGTTTTATCAAGGTTTTCCGATTTTTGCCACTAGTTTCTAATGTTTTTAATGATTCTAATTCACTAATCGTTAAAGATAGATACATTGGGTTTCTCTTTACACCCGAAATTGTTAGACCTAACAAATGTGTTAATTTATTCGTTTTTTCTTGCTCCTGTACGACCGTCATAGAAAGACCTTCCATTTTTAATCTATCTAGTAGATGTTGTTGTTTAAGTATTTTATCGGGATATATATTATTTTTTATCAAATTATTTAGTGTTCTAATTTGCTGTCTGAGAGGTACCCTTAACATCAGTTGCAAACATAGGTTTATGAATCACTTGAACCCAAGAATCAAATTTATAGAGAATTAAGAATACTATATGTTTTTATCAATTTATACGAATAATAGTTAAGAACAATTAATTCTTCATCAAAACCATTAAAATTTTTTAAATTTGATTTCATGATAATTTTTTATCATTACAATACAAAATAAGAGCTTTAGGATACTCGTGAACAGACCCTTGCGAAAAAACAATATGAATTGCCAGAACAACTGGGTAGAAATGACAGATGAAGAGTTGGCTATCGCCGCTTACGGCGAAGGGATACCGCCTGAATCTCTTAAAGATGAAGAAGAGGGTGGAGAAACAATAATTATCACAGTATCCATGGACTCAGAAACCACGCAGATGCCCTTCGGTACAGTGAACACTGGGCCATTCCTAGAATTATTTTGGCGAAAGACAGGCGCTGATTGCGATGGCGAAGAAGAATTAATGCAACTACCAGATGGTAATACATATTTGATCAGTCTAGCAGAACATTGCGAATAAGAAACACATTCTCTTCTTAAAAATTTAAAATTTGATTCTGTGATAGTTTTTTATCGTTACAACAAATAAAGAAAGACTGATATGTCTTACTTTACATCTTGGGATGTGAATGTATTCCTCTGTTTTCTAACACTCGGTCTTCCGTGGGATCTGGCGCGAGGTATGGTCGCAAAGATGAAAAAGATACATGAAGATTACTCCCAAGAAAAAACAAGAGATTGGTATTGTAGCTTAGATCACTATAAAATTTACAGTAAAAATTGGCATCGCCCGAATGAAGCTATCCGAGAATTTAAACTGGCTTGGAGGTGGAGATGTCCTGAAGTCCGCAGGGATATAATTTATAGAATGATTATGTTTCAGGATTATGATTTTATTCAAAGGTTAAAATATGATTTCGATCCATTTAATGGTCGTTACAGGATAGATTCGGATAAAGAAAAGCCTAAAAAAGGCAGATATCATTCATCATATGGATTATGGGATGTATGGTCAGCTTGGAATAATTATCACGACGTAGAAAGTCTAGGAAGACATGTCCATAGTATAATAAATGGGGGGGATGGAATATTGAAGGTAGATAGAAGACAATACGTTGCCAATTGGTATAAAAACATTCATGAGGGAAGATATTTCTTATTCTTTCAAGAAAATAATCTAACAGGATACGGTAGAAGGAAATCAAAAGATATTAGCATATCAGAAAAGGTTAAAAGATTCGGATCAATTCATAACATAGGTCCATATGAACAGGTGGCGGAAGACCTTCTAGTTTTAGATGGGCCAGGATTAGGTAAGAGAGGATCAAAGATTGAGCATATAGATGATCTTTTCTTAAATTAATTTAAAATTTGATTTTATGATAGTTTTTTATCACAACAAAATTTATACTGAATACCTAATAAATAAGTAACTTTCATAACCATGTCTTTGTTGAGACAACTGTTCAGGCAGAAGATTGGTAAGGACTATCCCGAAGATCTTGATGATATATTTTTCCATCTGCTTCGTAAAGAAAAGCATCCCCCCGTTCAACTACTAGAAGATATATCGCTACTCTGGTTTACTCCCGGAGTTGACCACACATCATCTGGTTCCATGCTAGAATGTTTAGGTAAGGAATCTGAGATCAATACAATCCAAGAATACATTGACCACTTTGAACACTCACAAAAAAGCAGAAAGTGGTTTAAATCTCTAGAATCGGATGAATATTCTTTATCCGCTGTCGATGTAATTAATACTATCCGCGAACTCAGAGACGGTAATTTAGATTTTCATATAGAAGATGAGTCTAGTATATGGAGTCTTGATGACGGAGACATAGATAAGACAACACTCGTCATATATCGCGATGAATTTAAATTAAATGAAAGAGCGAAGAAGAGAATTGAAGAATTTCTTGACAACGGAATGTATCCATACACTTACAACAAAAACAATGTGAACAATGATGGAGGATTTATTTGGCTCCCAGCATGGGAAGAAAATATAATAGGTAGACTTATACTGAAACCAGAATATGATATTGAATTTACAGAAGATTACTGGAATGGAGAACAACCAGAATATTAAGATATTTGAAATTTTAATGAATGATTTTTTATCACAATAAGGTTATTTAAATATTAATTTATATTACTAAAGATATAAATATGTTAGAAAATGTTTATTATATTAATCTCAAAGAAAGAACGGAACGTAAAGAGCAAGTTGAAAGCGAGTTAAATGATATGGGTTGGAAATATCAAAGATTTGATGCGATTAAAGATGAAAATCATGGAAGAGTTGGTTGCACTATGAGTCATTTAAAATTATTAACTATGGCAAAAGAAAAGAATCTAGAATACATAGTCATAGTTGAAGATGATATTCAATTTATGAGAAAACAATGGTATAATGATAAAATTAAAGATATCATGAATCAAGATTTTGATGTGTTTTTATTAGCTGGGAATATAAGACCTCCCGTCCGTTTAACTCAATATAAAGACACTTTTAAAATCAGTAATAGTTTCACAACAACTGGATATATAGTTAAAAATCATTATTATGATTCACTAATACAAAATGTAAAAGAAGGACTTCAATTGCTACAAAAAGATCCAGATGGACAATACAATAGTAACGCAATAGATTGTCATTGGATGCGCTTACAAGAAGTAGATAAATGGTACATGATTTTACCCAGAACAATTACCCAAAGACCAGTATATAGCGATATTGAAAAAAGATTTACAAATTATAATCATTTAATGTTAGATAAAATAGACAGAATTCCACAAGATGTTGTCAATATACAAACTGATAAAAATTATATACTTTTAATACAATCGTGTAAAAAATACTATGATACTAGAGCTCAAAAACAAATAAATGGATGGTTAAAAGACTTACCCCCTTTTATAAAATACTACCATGTTATTGGTGATATATCAATAGAAAATAATTATATTGATAATGAAAAGAATATAATTTATGTTAAAGAAAAAGATGATTATATTAATTTATCCTCCAAAACATATGAAGCATTTAAAATATTAACAGAAAAATATGATTTTGAATATGTAATAAAAACTGATGATGATCAAAAATTAATAGATGATAACTTTTATAACCATATTATGTCTTCATTCAGTAAAAAATACGATTATGGTGGTAAGTTAATAGATTGCCAAGATCATATTTCACAATATTATTTAACACAACCTGAATTAATAAATCATAAAAATATTTATTTAGAAAAAACATTGTATGCTAATGGAAGATTAATAATATTATCTAAAAAATCCATTTTACACTATCTAACTATTGAAACTGAATTAAAATCTAGGATTATAGAAGATCATGCATTAGGATATTTATTGTCTGAAAAATATAAAAATAATTCATTTTACATAGATTCTGATTTATATTTTAAAGATTTTGATTAATATTGAGATTGATGTATAAATCTATCATTGTAGTTGACATTTATCTTTTGAATGTCGGAATAATCCACTAATTGACCCGCAAATATATCACTGTAATAATAGAAATTGTACTTATCTTGTAATTTTTTCCAATATTGGTCTAATGCACAAATATCTGGATGAATACCCTTATATAGCAATTCTAATCCATCTTTGAGATTATCTATCAATATTTGTAACATATGGGTTCTTATTATATATCCAGTAGTTGTTTGATTATTATTTATTCTCTTAAATTTACCTATTTTTTCATCTTGTGTATCACCTCTCGGAGTTAATACAATTATATCCCATTTTTTGTCATTTTTAATGGTTTCAAAATCTTTTGCAAAATTTAGAAAATGGTTTTCATTTAACATACATAAATCATCTTCGATTATTAAATAATATTCTTCATTCATTTTTTTACACAATTCTAAACATTTTAAATGACTCATACCGCAACCAATTATTCCAACTTCGTTCTTAATCGCATCAAATCTTTTCAAACCCTTAAAAAAATCATATTTTTGAATATTATTATTAATATGTTTTAATCTATCTTTTCTACTTTCTAAATTAATATAGAAACCTTTTATATTATTAAATTTCTTATATAAAAACTCAGGTAATGATCCACGACCATTAAATAATTCATGCTGGGATTGATTTAAATTTAATGTATATTTATCACTATTATTATATATATCTGTTATTAATTCCATATCTTTAGAGATATCACCAGTTAATTTATGACAACAGTTATTTCCAAATATTTCATTTACCTTTTCAGCACCATAATATATTGGAATAGTATTTGATACAAAACAATTTGTAATCTTTTCTGTTATATTGTATTCTGTATCTGTTATATTTTCTATACATATATGATATTGATAATCTTTATATGGCTCTAGTTCACCGAATACTCCTTTAATTCTTTTGTCTTTGCCATGCTCTTCAGAACCATTTCCATATATATGTATATCCATATCTGTTTTTAATATTTCGTCTACTAAAATATGTCTATAAGCATGACCATTCATACTTTTTTTAGAAGATAGAATAATAGACATTTTATACTTCTTATCTATCTCTTTTGTTAGATTCTTTTTCCATGTATGCCACTGAAATTGATAACCATTTTTAAATACACTACTATTAATCAAATCTGATTTATTACCGATAAAATACTCAGAAACATATTTATTAATACTATAAACATCTATTGGCTTACAAAAAGGATTTGGAATTATATGAAATTCATATGGTTCGCCAGAAAATCCTATAATATTATTTGAACTTATATTTCGGTCAGTTATATATTTTGTATTTTCTTGTGTTAAATCCCCTATTATAACTAAATGTGTATATGTATTATCATCTACAAATTCTATATTTTTATATTTTCTGTTTTTTATATCATAAACATTCATATAACTTTCCAAACATTGTGAATTAGAAGCAAACCCACATAGGAATTTAATCTTGATACTATCACTAATTTCATTACATGTTACTTTGTGCCAATCATTTAAAAATAAATCATTTAAATTCTTATTTCCCATAGCTGAACCAAACCATACATCAGGATAATAAACATGATTATCATTTTCATTTAAATAAGCACCCCACCAACTGAATGTACTATTCGCTATAATATTATGTTTACAAAAAGTCATACATATCATTTGTTCCCAATCATCTAAATCATGATTTATTTCAGTGAAATTTAAATTGGGGTATTTGTTTTTTAACTCATTAATACTTCGGTCTACTATATCTTTATCATCTTTTTCATAAAAATATAATATATTCCAATCATTTTTACATGTATCTACTATTAATTTATCTAAAGCATTCTTGTAGTAATGGATAGGTAATATAGGATGATGGGTTTGTATATTAATATAATCACCTATTCTGAAATGTAATGATACAGTATTTTTATAATCATATTTATTTTCATAAGGTTTCTTTATTTCTTGCCATTTCAATAAATCTAAAATTTTATCTAAGTTATCTTGAAAATATTTATATGATTGAAAATAACCAAATAAACTATAATTATTACTTTTATCTCTGATTTTCGGAAAAGCTGTGTAATGAAATCCATTTTCATTGTATTGATAAATAGGACCATTTATACTCTTAAAAGTTTTATCATATATATTCTTGAAGAGTGTATTCCAAAATGTATTTCTTTTTTCCATATCATCTTTATATTCAAATATTCTAAAATCAACACCATTATCTATTGATACAGAGATCAAGGTGAAGATTTGAAATAATTGATTACCCAAACCACCCATTAACTTTGTAATTAGCATTTTGTAAGTTTATAATAGTTTATTTTTAAATAAATTAGTATTATATATGGAAAATATATTATTATCTTATCCTAGAAGTGGAAACCATTTAGTTCGTTTTTTTATTGAACTTTTAAGTGAGAAACCTACATTCGGTTGCAAACTTAGCCCCCAAGACATTGAAATATACAAAAATAAATTTAGTGAAAATATACCTTTTAATATTTCAAACTCAGAAAATAAAGGAGGATGTTATTTTAAATTCCATGGTCATGAAGATAATATTGAGAATATCAAGATTAATAATTTAATATTAATTATCAGAAATCCAAAAGAAGTTTTATTAAGACATAATAATTTTTCAATGAATATAAAAAATTTTGATATGTATTTTAAAGATATAGATATTTATGATAATCATAAAGGGAAAAAATTATTGTTATATTATGAAGATATATTAACGGATAAAGTAACTTTTATTAATACTTTATATGATTTTTTAGAAATAAATAATACAGATAAAAAAGCATATACGATTGAAAATATTAATAAATTATTCAACTTATCATTAAATCCTAATAAAGGGTGTCGTGCTTGGGGGGGTAATAATTCAAATGGTAATTTAGATTTTTATTATAAAAAAATACCCCAATCTATGAAACCAGAATTTGATAGATATTTAAATGAAAAATTAGAAAATTATCAATTTTTAAAAGAAAAATATAATTTATAATTTTATCACTATATTACTAGATGATATTTTAAATATCAAATAACTAATATAAAGATTAAGTTTATTTTTTATTTTTAAATTAAATAATATATAAAACTAATGGGAGATATATATAGAATTTATTTAGAATATTGCAAACATCAAGTTGTATTAGAACCGGATAATTGGGATTTTAAATCAAATTCAAATTATACTTACATGTTAGAACATAATAATTTTTATCATATTGGAATAAAATATTATGAATGTTTAATGAATAAATATGGTGATATAATAAATAATAATAAGGAATACATATACAATATAATAAAAATAAATGATCAATACGGAAAACCAGAAAAGCATGCATTTAATGATTTAGAATGTAGTCCTACATCATTAAAATATATTTTACATAGTTTATTATTTTATGATTTTATAAATAAATATCATCTAAATAACCTGGACATCATTGAAATTGGCGGAGGATATGGAGGACTCTGTTTTATTATGAAAAAAATTTTTGAATTATTAAATGTAAATGTATCTTCTTATACTATATTTGATAGAATAGAAGCATCACTTCTTCAAAAAAAATATCTAAATAATTTAAATACAGAAGTTAATATATGTCAAATTGACAATATTAATAACATAAAAAATAATAGTGTGCTAATAAGTTCTTATGCTTTTAGCGAAATACCTAAAAATCTACAAGATCAATACATTAAAGAAATCTTTAATCCATATATAGATTATAGTTTTATAGTATGGAATAATATTCCAGTATATAATTTAAATGAAGATAAATATATTATAAATGAAGAACTAGAATATCCACAAACGAGTGGAGGAATTATAAAAAATCATTATGTATACCTTATACCAAAAGTTTAATTTATTTAAAAATCTATTCATTAAAAATATTATAATGAGTATGAATACAAATACAATAGCAAACATTGAATTAAGTGAATCTGAAAATGAATTCTTACAATTTAGACATGAAACTACCCGTTCTCGTATAATTAAATATATTGAAAATGGTTTACCTTTTGATAAAGCTGTCATCAAAGAAGCTGGTGAAAGTCTTATCGCATATTATGAATACATCAAGGATAATATCAAGGATGAAGACAAACACAAATTAAATGAATTTGATGATATACCTTTAACCTATCATGGAGAAGATTTAAATGAGTTTGAAAAAGACATCTTTGATAGATTACCAAATATAGGAAAATGGCAATGGTCTAACTATACAAGAGTATGGCGAGCACTCGAAGAAGCAGATGAATGTCTCATGGAGTTTGTCTATCATGAAGCTAATTATTTATGTCAAGCTCCACAAAACAGCACTTGAAATATTTATTTCATTATTCACTATAAATTTGATATTTATAAGATTATGAATCAAAACAATAAAGAATATTTAAATGAATGATATTGAGATTACTATACTTTTTGCTCTATTTTCATATCTTATTAATTACATGAATTATTTTGAATATAATCCTTATCCAATATTCTTATTTATTAATTTAACCGGAATATATTACATCTTTAAGAAAATTCATATCGATATTAACATCGGAATAAGATATGGGGATTAATGATGTCTAATAAATTTAGAGTTTATATCACATAAAAAATAATAATTGAAATAATACTTTTAAATTTAGTAACCATGTTTATTAAATACTTCTAACATTTCTTTATCCATCTCTGTATTTTTTTCTCCTCCATTTAGATATTCAAATATTTTTAACTCAAGTATTGAGTGTTGATCTTCATCTGTGGATGCTACCGTAGAATTATATGATTCAGAATCTGAATCGGGATATTCGTTTATCTCACCCTGTTTATCTTCTGTTTGATGGACATCTTCTTGTTGGACAACCTCCTGTCGAATATCTTCTTGTTGTACAATCTCTTGTTGAATATGTTCTTGTTGTACAACCTCCTGTTGAATATCTTCTTGTTGTACAACCTCCTGTTGAACGGCTTCTTGTTGAACATCTCCTTTTTGTACAACCTCCTGTTGATCGGCTTCTTGTTGAAAATCTCCTTTTTGTACAACCTCGTGTTGGACACCTTTTTGTTGTACATCTCCTTGTTGAACATCTTCTTGTTGGGGTTCGTATTCATTATTTTTAATATAATCAATAAACTTCTTTATATGCTTAAACATCAATTGCTCTATAGTTCTCTGAAACGGTTTATCAAGCTTCTCAAATTTAATATCTGCTTTATGCATATTGATACCAATCAAACTATCCATTATATCATTTGATTTATATGTAAGGGTTGATTTAGTATTGTTATAGATTGAACGAATATAATAATCTCCGGCACCTGTTTTCTTATTCATTTTATGAATCTTATATTTGTTTAGACAAAATTCGTTTCTCACAACATAGATTTCAATCATGGATAAGTTATTCTTTTTTTTTTCTCCTTTCACATATTCATAATCGCACACCGAACTTAGTGTAAATGTCCCTTTTTTTTCATAACCATCTAATTCCCCATCTTTTAATACTACTAGTTTAGTACTGTAAGACTTTTTCTTTTCGGATACTGATTTAATCGCATATTTTGAATCATCTTTTTCATCTTCTACTACATAAATTGTATCTGTACCTTTCATGTATGCTGAAATATTTGTGATAGATTTCTTTTCATCTACAATTTCCGGGTTAAGTATGGGAGTATACTTTAAAATGCCGTCATCTGTATCGTTGAAACCAATACTCATGCTACAATGATTTAATCTGTCATTACACGCGAGAGAAAGTTCCTTTCTTAACTCATATTCTATTTCAATGAGTCTCTTTTCACGAGATTCAGTAAGTTCAACGAAAATATTTGTCCCTGAATTTTCTATTGGGTACTCTTCAAATAATCCACCTGAATCACGACTTTCATCACCAGACCCAATAATATGGGGTTTAACCTGTCCATCCCACCCTCTTTCAATCAGTTCTTTTCCTACCATCTCATAACATACGGGTTCACCCTCTAATTTCTTAGAGATAACTATACATTTTCCACGATAATTACCTTTGTTCTGTAAGTAATCACTAATACCACTAAGATGAAGGATACCTGCTTTCCCACCAAAATTGAATTTTCCATGTTTCCTTTTACCTTTAGTTTCCCCTAAAAGATTTAGACTCCTATCCATCGTTTCAATATCCATACCGATACCATTATCTGAAATAAACAGGAAAGTCTTATCTTTGTAATTTATAAATTTAACTTTCACATTTTTTGATGAAGCATCGTCCGAATTTTGATAGATTTCAATAAAATCATCCAGCTCTGTGAATGTATTTTCTTGAAACAGTGCTTTGACAACACCTCGTGGATCAGTTTGAGAACCTAGTGGGACGTAATCACTCATTATCTATTTGTTTATTATGATTAAACTTCACAGGTTGTAAAATCAAATTTGTACATAAATTTGATTTGGTTCAATCCATTAATTCATTACAACAACAAACTCTCAAACAAAATGGTTTTCTCTCAAACTGAAATCGTTAACATTTACATCGTTCCTGGTTCCGATAAGAATGACACTCACTACAAAAACAAGAGAAACAAACATGTATCAATTCATTCAAATCGGGTAAGTCACAATGCTATGCGTAGGGTGAGGAAGCGTGGAGGACTAAAACAGCCAGGTGGTTCTTCATGCGATCAAAGGCGATAAGTATCATTCTTCGTATTATCATTTTAATGATTATTTTTTATTCTTATAATTTTAAAAATTTGATACTATAGTGTATCAATTGTTTAATTACAGTAAACTACAGTATCAATCTTACAGAACAAATATATATTCGCAGTAATCTCATAGTAATATTCATATCAGCCATGTTGGAAACTATTCTCACGTTCCTCTCTTGCGTGTGTGCTATTGTTTGCGCCATATAAATTCAAAAGAACTAAATTAATTCGTTAAATAATAAGAAGAAATAATAAATTTGATTTGATTATCTTTTTTTATCGTAATAAAACTTATACTGAATTGGTCGCAAAAAATCTCGTCCACGAATCTCTCACAATGCCCTCTTCCTCTTCTGTTCATCGTACACTTGCGAAGAAGAAGCGTTCTGGTCCGACCCACAAAGAGGTGATGCAACGAAGACACGACAGGCGAAAGAAGAAAGAAAAGCGGTCTAGACAAGGAGAAAAGGAATCTATCATCAAGAAATATATGGAACTCAGCAAGGTGGATGAAACCACCGATCACAAGTCAGTCGCGATGGCTGTCATGGAACTCGTTGAAGAAATCAAAGAAAATGGGCGAATGAATGACAACATCTATCTGAAGATTATGGATCAGTTGATGGCATTGAATTCAGGGAAAGAAAAGGCTGAAGCGGCTAGACAAGAGCGACAAGTAGACTACTACATAGATCGCAATGGAACGCAGGATAATCTTTACTATGAATTAACACGATCTCCATCCCATTTCAACTCAGGTATAGGTAACAGAGCATCCACCAGAATCAATCTGTATGAAAGATATTTTAGAAACGAGAGAACTATAGCCTCTTTGCTACAACATCGTAATATTTCTTAGATTTTACTAGAACCGATTGTATTATTAACTCTTATCACCTATTATTTTTTTACAGAACCAAAGCATAAAAAACCGTTTCATTCTTATCTATGAGGTCTAATTCAGAATCATTTGGATTTTTAAAAGCGTCTTTAACAATGTTATTTTCATTCAGTAAAATTATACGGTTGTTATAAATATTATATTTTTGAATTATATTTTTTTCTTCTGGTTCATGAAACTCTTCACATAAATTTTGTTTTAATTCTTTGATGAATGTATTTCTATTCACTTTGAAATCATATGTTCTGCCTGGTGTAATATTATTCCAATCATAAGAATTACCTATTCTGATAGAGATAACTAAATATTCTTCATTCATTATATTTACTATAGTAATAAATATATTTAAGCAAAAAAAATTCCTCACACAGGAGGATTAATACTTCGGGCGGGATTCGAACCCGCTAGGTCTAACGTAAATGATGTAAATACAAGGCAATTCTCTCACTTTGTCTATTAGTTGAAATTCCGGGATTGATCA